TCACAAACTCTACAATGCATCATATTTATACCTCCAATAAGATATTATCATAGTAGGATTGACCATACAATGTATTGGCAAAGTATGGTCACTTACGCCCTGATCAGGGGACCCTTTCATTTTCATTCATCTCTAACCAACAGGTACTTCTGCAGGAACAGCAGCAGGAGCCGTTGTTTGTGCAGGCGTTGCAGGTGATGCCTGTGTCGATGGAGTTTCGCCACCTTTCGGAGGCGTTCCTTCGACAGGCTTTCCACTTGTAGATTGTGGAGCATGTGTCATTTCTGCAACTCCACCGGTACTATTTGTCACTACTTTCTTTGTAGGCTTCGCCAAACGTTCTTTATCGAAAATTGAACCCTGTTCTTCCATCAATCTCTCTTTCTCAATCTCATAGTCAAGTTCTTTAAATTTAGAAAACAATGTTTGCGTTGATAATACTCCATCTTTCCATAACTTATAATAAACATCTTTCTCTTGAGGACTTTGAATAACAAGATCTTTATACCAAGAAATCTGAGGTATAATCAATTTTGGAGGATCAGATTTGTCATAAAAATTATTTTCTTCCGATATTCTTCTAAAAATATTATTCTCTACCCATTTCTCAAGTTTATCCCTAAAATTAACATATCTGTTTATCAAAACCTGCAAACTCATTGTAGCCTGATTACTAAATGATGGGCCTTCACCCATCAGAATATTCTGATTAACTCCCAATCCCACCATAATCCTGGTTTCTATCCAATTGAACTCCGGAATAAGGGGGAGGATTTTACCTATAATCCCCACCGCCTCATATTGCACAGCATCGTGCCATATCAAATTAAAACTTGGATCTAACGCAGCCTGCTCCAACTCAGCCCTAAACTCATCCAACTGTTCACCTGTCGGAACAATACCCGATGCCACATTTCCGATTTTCCACAACTGTAGGGGGGTAACATGGCGGTCGGCGATGGCCTGTTGGGCAACTCTTAATTTGTCAAAATACATAAGTTCTTTCATAAGGGGAGTCATAATTGAAGTTCCGCGCACATCCCCAGGTCTTGTAATTCTTGCCATCATTCCAACTTCGTTGGCCGGCAAATCAATCGGCTGTTCTGACAATATTGCAGCCTTAACATACTCAGGCATATTGTCAAATAATGCCCTATCAGATTCCGAATCAGACTTCGCCATAACTTTCATAGTATCGGTGATCTTCAAACGAAACTGCAGATCGGCGCCGAGAACGGGGGGTTTACGAACAATAACAGAATCTGAATCTAAAATTGTCCATGAATCCCATATTTTTTCTTTTGAATTAAATACTCCACATGCTATAAATTCCCCTAATTTCCAATATTGTAATGCGGCCTCACATATAAAAGTATAAAGATCCCATTTTTTTGTAGAAAGCATTTTTTCAAAAAACTGTTTTACATAATTATCGGAACATACAAGATCAAACTTTGACAAAGGATACTCTGAGTGTAAAGAAATAATAGCATTAACATAGGGATCATTGTTATAAAAAGTATTACACCAGTTATGAGATTCAATCAATGAACGGGGCAACAACCAATTTGGGGGTGTAAGTGCCGGGTGATACCACGATGGATCAGAGGTCGTTACGTCAGCAGAACTATCATCTGCTTGTTTTTCTAAATAGGCATTTTTAATCATCCCACCCGAAGAAAATGTTGATTCAACTCTTCCATGCAACGGCTTTAAGTTCTGAAAATTATCCAATGCCTTAACCATTCTTTCCTGAAAAATATCAGCCCTTTCTTTATAAATTTCTTCCATACAATTTCACTCCCTTTACCTAAAAATCATTAAAAATCGTTTAAAGCACAAAAATACCCTAAAAACCGACATTTTTCACTGCATCCAATATCTATTATTTTATACAATATTTAATGAAATTACTATACTTATAGTAAGTCTATTAAAGAGGTCAACACATCATACCCCTTCATATATAGGGGAATTATAACCATTTTATAACCATTTCAATTACAATAAATCATAAAAAAATCGCACAAATCGTATGAAAATAAAAAAAGCCATTAAGTATACCTCACCCCTTTGCACACTACAAGGCGAGATACCTAATGGCTACTCTTCGACCTTCCCCCACCCAATTATATCAATCATACTATCAATTCTCTCTAAATCCCCCCATCCACTCTCTCTATCCTATCTTTTGAGCACTCTCAACCTCTTCCTCTTTCTTGATCTGTTCTTGAATTTTTCTAACTTTCTTTTCCGGAACATCACAAGTTTCGATCAAAGCCTTTGCACAAGCAGCCCTATTCGCTTCTTTATAATCACTATAACCACCTGTCTTAACTTTCTTTTTTACATCACCATACCACCCATCACTATCCCTGTCAACCTTTTTCCCTGCGATCTTACTATTAAACATTGAGAACATTTTTTTTAATTTCTTACTCTTACATCTACGACATTCAATATCCGTATCATTCGGACCCATTACCAATATTTCACTTATTGTTTGACAATCAAGGCACACATATTCATATATAGGCATAAGATCTCCTTTCTTTATATTCAGTCACCATTCAGCCACCATTCGGGCACTATTCGGTCACTTAAAGATAATTTTCATTAAACTCTTTTTGGTAAGATGGGTGCTGTTTCAAATAATCCTCAAACCTATGCAATGCACCAATAATATCATCAAAACCTGTTAAATCAACGACAACTTCATCCTCTTCAACTATACTATTCTTGTAATCTATATTATATCTTATAAGTTTCAATTTTTCAATAATCTTATTAATTTCACACACAGAATAAACCAATTTTTTCTCCATTATACCCTCAGCCTCGGCCCACGAACTACCGATGGCAAAATTTTATTAGAAAACATTTTATTTTTCATTTCTTTTTCCTTTATAAAGAAAAAATCACAAGCATATATACTAAGTAAATCAGAGTTCACTATATCATCATGAACATCATCAGGACAATTTATCTGAGCATTTGCACTAATACCCTTATATGTTTTTTCCATACACTCAACTTGTATCCTATTCTTATAAAAAATATTCCCACGATCATAACAAGCCATTTTAGGATATTTCAGCCTATCATTTTCCGCTTCCCAATTCATATGCTCGCACATTGCATTCTTATAGTTCTTTCCTGTAAAAACATCTGTTGACTGATTACTTATACCAACTATACTAATTCCTCTTTTCTTTAAATCATCTATCATTGGTGCGCCATACCCACGATCCCCATATCCGGCCACACATTGAAATACGCCTGTACGCGGATGTATAATTTTTTCAATTTCATCGATCTGTATGGTTGTATCTCCCTGCCACTCTTTTCCAAATACTTTATGTTTTATTCCATTCGTATATTTTTTAAAAATTGATAAAGACGTAAAATCATTGGTATTAACTGAGATATTTTCTGAACTGCCTGCAAAATCTAATCCAAAATAATATTCAAAAGCACCTTTTCCCATGGATATTTCAGGCGAAAACTCCATATTGAACATTAACTCTTTTGCCTTTGCTGAGAATGCAGGGCTGACATTCTGTATCCATTCAAGCAGATACTGAGTTGCAAAATCCTCATCATCCATATCTCCTTCACCCTCCCACATTTCGGGGTTATTGGGAAATATTCTCTTTTTCATATTCAAAGACATTCGATCTATAACAAAATTGGGATATTTAATGCCATTAATCTCAATATATCCTGAAAGCAATAAGATAGGGCACTGAGTCCAATTATATGATAAAACTTTATACATTGTATTCGTAAAGCTATCATGAAAATGATTTGTTCCACGTGGAACACCTATCTTAACAAGTTTAGTAAATCCACCCCAAGATAACATAGGTAGAATTCTCTCAGAAAATGCCCAATTTGAAATTCTTTGAGCCTCATCAGCAATAATTATACCATGAAAACCTTCAATTTCGGCTGTATCAGAAGCAGACATCGCAATAACATATGATCCATTCTTGAATTGGATCTTATAGGCACTAACACTTTCTATGTAAGTCTTTAAAAATTCTTTACCCTTATCTCCTGCCCGGGTAAGGATCCTACGCATTTCCATAATGATCCTGGCCGACTGATCAATCTTTGGTCCAAAAATACCAATAGGCAATAATGGAAACAAGGTTGGGAAAAGCAATAAAGCACAAGCAACAGAGAAGGTCTTTCCTCCTCCACGACTCTCAATAACAACAATATATGGGATTGCCGGATCAATAATATCTCTGATAGTATCAATTTGATTTTGATACAGATGAATGCCCAATTTATCCAAAATCATTTTTTCTGTATCTATAGAAGCATCAAATACCGAATCAATATCAGTCTTCAATGCTTCTATAACAGAATTTTTAATGATTTGATTATCTCTAATAAAATCGGATACAGATTCAACTTTAACCTTATTAGGATCTACCTGCTCTACATCCACATTATCCATACTGTCACATCCCATCTTAATTTCACAAGGTATTACTTTTACACTCTACTTTTTATATCACCAAGAGCTTCCGAATCTTTTTTCAATGCCTCACCCTCTTTTAACACCTGAGACAAAAATGCATACAACTTATTTCCATACTTATTCTGCAAGAGGTTGTAGCAATTATAATACCACAACTTTTCATCTTCATCTTTCATATTAAAAGCACTTTCCAACTGAGATGCTATTTTCTGCATATAAACTCTACCCGAAGATGTGGGTTTTTCAAACAAAACTCCTTCCTTGTCCGATGTACATTTCTCGATGTCTTTTAAAATACCTTCAATAACTTTTGTATCCATCTTTTACCTCCTAAAATTTTATTTATATTTATTATCTGTTGTGGCAATTATTTTCTAAAATTCTCTATTGCTCTCACCTCCTATATCTATTTCGATATCATTGTTTTGATTTACATCTTTTATTTCCCCCATAAGAGATCTAAGCATGCTACGCAAAGATGCAACATATTTTTCAAGAAGATCTTTGTCGGCCACGCATTCACCTATTTTACTTTTCTTTATAATACTTTCTACAGATGCTATTTCATCTTTAAGAAAAGCAACCATTACAAGAGAACTTGAAAAATTCCCAAGAATAGATGAAATTTGAGAATTTTTATTACGGATCTGGCCATCTATAATTGCAACACGATGAGTAAGCGAAAATATTTTAGAATTTATTTTATCAAGATTATTAGAAGTTTTAGATATTTCTATACGTTCATTTTTAAATTCCATTAACTGCCCTTGCAACTTTTTTAAATACAGCACAGCATCATACAACTTCATTATTTACTCCTTTATGTGGCTACATGTTTTACTTCTTTGAATGTGTTATATAATCATCGGGAAAAGGAAATTCCTGCTTATATCCACAACCAGGCCTTATACAATACTTTAAACGCCTTCTCTTGCCATCTTTATCTGTCCAAACCTTTATTGCAGTTGTTTCCCCTTGGCACTTAGGACAGAACTCCAAATCTGCCGTCAATTGCATAAATATATCTCTTTCCATTCTTGCCATAACATTGTCTTCGGAATCGTATATCCCTATACACTTTAATGTATTGGTATCATACAAGCCAAATTTCTTATTATTAATCTTACGAACACAACAAGACATAACGTTACCTTTAATTTCATCATATATAGCATCAATAATCGATGGCTCTTGAATTTCCAATTTTTTTATAATAAAATTCTTAAGAGCTCTGTCAAATAATTCAGAACTATACTCTAAGTCCGGCATCATTTACTCCTTTATCTCATCACCAACAATAATAAGGGGTTTTCTATTCATTGCTTCAAAATAACCAACAAATTTATTCTTGGATATCTCTGACAATTCTTTATATGCAAGACAATAAACTGAATATTGAACACGATAAGACTTATGACAATCATAACAAGCAACCTTAAATGCTTTTCCCATAGGAAAATCAGCAAAAGCAATATTATGATCTTTATGATCTATAAAAAACTTATCTATCTCTTCTGCTGAAATCAAATCACCCAGAAAGGATATGTTTTCTTTCTTTAACCTCAAATACACAAGATCTTCTTCGTTATTACTTTTTATAGCAGTCCGGCATTCATAACCCTCTGTATCATCACAATAGAAGGATACAGTATATCCATTTTTTTCAAGATTACAGATTTCATCATCAAACTCAGCCTTACTATAAAATACTTTCTCCGGAACCTTCTGGGACGGAATGTTGTCATTATCCATTTTTCTCCTCCTCTTTTTTCTCAACAATAATTACTTTTCCATCATCTTCTTTAATTAATCCTTCACTTTCAATCTTATTATAAGAAAATATAACCATATCAATGTGCATTGAAAGATCTTTCGCAATTTTATACATTAAATCTATAGGATCACCATCTTCTTTTGGCGAAAGAGCAATGTTTACAGGACAATTCTTCCTAAGCCAAGATAAAACAGAATCTTTAGCCTGGCTGCATTTATCTACAACCTTAACCATTTCATCGTTATAAAAATTTTCATCCAACATTGCATCATCCATTAATGTTTCAATAGATTCCATAACATTGTTGACCTTTACGTTAAATGTATGATCTTGTATTTTTCCATCCATATCACTTACAACTCCCCACACATCAATCAATTTCCCTTTCACAACAATAGCCTTAGTCTTTTTCTTTCGTAAGTCCGCAACCATTGCCTCAATCATGTTTACCTTTGCCATACTTTTCCTCCTATCCTTCCTTTATTTTATTTACAAAATCATTTATCCCATTATTTTCAATTATTCTTTTTTTTATGTTCTTCTTTATGACATTTTTTACAAAGTGTTATTCCATTGTTGATATCCCATAAAGGCTCATACATCATTGATGCTGTATAAAGATCGAATAGAGAAAAATTACCTTTGATATCTTGTATTAATTTGGAGAAAGACTTTTTATTATGATGAGCATTTATATCTCCACCATGTTTATAACATTTTTGACATGTATAATTGTCTCTCTTAAAAACATCTTGTTGCCATTGCTCATATTTAGCAGAACCCCTTATCAACATTGCAATAGGGGTTATACCGCCTTGCCAATTCCAATTCTTATTACCTTTATGCGATTCTGATTGTTTTCGTCTTGTTTTTTCTGTCCAATGTTTACCATAATTATGATTCTTTTCACCCTTTGTCGATTCTGATTGTTTTCTTCTTGATTCTTCTGTACGATGTTTACCCATCTTTGATTCTGATTGTTTTCTTTTAGTTTTTTCTGCACGATGTACACCATTCATATGGTGACCATTTATATATTTATATTCATTACCAAATCTACCATATTTGGAACGATAGTTGCCACATCCACAAATACATGGGATTTGAATGGATAGACATTCTTCACATACTACTTTTTTACGATAAACCAAAGTTCCATCATTAGATTTTTTACAAACTCTGCAATGCATCATACTTTTACTCCTACAACATATGGTGGAGACTTTAAACAACATATTCTCCACCATTTTTTTATCCATTATAAACAAGGTGGGCTAACACCTTACTTTATTGTTTCAGCCGGTTTTATAGGACACACGAGCATAATATCACGTTGCCCAAGTGCAGCCCCCTCAACTTTCTCCTCATCCTTTGCTTCTTTGAATGCATAGTAACAAATTATTTTCTCATGTTTCGGAGCAACATGCGGCTTATCTCCAACTGTCCAACCCTTTGCTTTTAACTTCTTAATCTCCTCTTGCAATTCTGCTTCTGTCTTAAACTCAATCCTTTCCATACATTACCTCCTTACTAATTTTTTATTAAAAGAAAGATAATCACTTATCTTTTCCTTTTCTTTTTTTTATTTTTTTTCTTTTCATCATCCAATACATATAAAAATTTCCTTCCATTGCATATAGTACAAGTTTTGAATCTTCTACGAGATGCTTTCAATTGAATTCCAAATAAACTTAAAAAATCATTACAAGGCTCTTCTTGATCATATTCATTTTCTTCCCTATTTTTTTTCAAATCAAAAGGACTATCCACAATTTCCATCATGCCATCAACACAAAATTGACATTTCTCCATATGACAATATTTCTTTTTTAGAGATTTCATAAATTTACCTCTTTTACTTAATTATAGACTTTTACCACTTTCTTGAAGTAGTTGGCTAAAGTCTACCCTATAATCCCTCGATAAATTGGTTATTGATTGGAAAATACTTTTCAACATTACCTTTTCTTAGCAGGGATTTTTTTTAATTCTTCATCTTTGATAGTGCTACTACAAAAACTTTCTTCACAATAATAACAATTCAATATTTTACTTTTGTGAAGAGTTACACCTCTTCCATAATGCCCGCAAACTGCACATTTCAAAACATTCACGTATTGATGTTTATTCCACTTTATATCTTTATTACTTTTACTCTGTTCTAATTGATCGGCAGAAATATTATCTTCTATCTTTTTTCTCAAATCAAGTTCAATCGTTTTTTCCTTCTCTTTTTTTTTGCCAAAGCCAAAAATATTTTTCATTTAACCTCCATTCTTTTCTTTGCCTACATAAATATTATAGCACATACACTATCATTTGTCAAAAAAACGACAAATTTTTTAATATCCTTCCGTATGAATCCCATCCCATTTGACAATTACATCGCTCAAACCATCTCCCTGAACAAGCAAATAATCTTTGCAGTTCACGTGCAATCTACAAAAGATCGGAGCGTTATAAAGCGTTGTATTTATCATATCCGCAAGATCCCAAACATTCCCACTCATGACTTGACATTTTTCACAAGCATCGGCATAAGCATAAAACGTTGCCGTTGTATACCCAAGTTCCAATAAATTTTTTAAATCATCCAAAGAATGTTCTATATTTGCAGATTCTTTATTTAAATTCGAACTTTTTGTTAAATCCTTTATTCCCATTAAAAAAGATTTTAGCATATTTAAACTCCATATATAAATTTTAAAAATACGCAAGCATCGTCGTAACGATGCAAGATCTCCTTCCATCTTGGATGGATGAGTAAACATAAGTATGGTTATTCTTTCAACATCTCTTTTATTTTTTCTTTCTTCTTATCAATATCTAACTCTTTCTCAGCATCCTCTATTTCTTTCTCGCTAAATCCCATATCCTTGGCAATCTGCTCACGCCAAAATATTTCAGCATTGGCCATCTTTCCAACCAATGATCCATCCTGTAATCCTTTTCTTAATCCGGAATACCACCCATCACTATCAGGAATATTGTCTCTACTAACATATAACAAAGAATCTTTATCTTGTTTATATTCCAATACTTCTTTCGTAACTACTCCAATATAAGGAACCATTTTTATATTAACACACTCAAAAGACTCACAGGATTCAGGTAAACATTGAATATAGGGATCTTCGGGATTATTAGTCTTACCCTCTACGTCTACTTTACAATTTTTATAAATTTTTAAATATGGTCCTGTATATTCTCCAATAAAATCTACTAAAACATCGAATTCTTTCAAATTTTTATTAGATTTTTTCTTAAATTTGGGATCATATAATACAAGACTATACCACTCGTAATGCTTACCATTAATAAGTTGTGAACTTGTAATAACAGCAAAAGAACTAATCTTTGCCAAACATTTATCCTCTATTTCTTTTATCCTCAAAACATCTAATGCATTCTTTTCATCCCACTTGTCCAATATATATATCCCATTTACACCCCTCATAATCTTATCCCCCTATTTCTCAACACATTGATCTTCTTTGGCCTCATTCAAAATTTCTTTTTCTTTACCATCTGAAATCTCAGTGTCTATCCTATAACACTTCCTGCATTTTCCACACTTATAAACACCAATAACCGTATATGTCTTTTTAATATCACTTCCAATACGAAACAGTTCAATTGCAGTCAAATCATGACCATTAATTTTCACAGTATATCACCTCTTTTTTTAAGATTCAAGAGCCATCAGTTGCTGTGTAAGATCAGAGATCTCATCAGCCTTTGCCTGTGCTCCGCTTATCCAACCCCATATCTTTGAAAAAGCACTCTTTATCCAATCAAATATACCTGCATTTTTTAGATAACTATTAACTCTTGGATATTGAACAATATCTTCTTTTGGTCCGGCTTTTTCAATTTTTGCCATTTCTAATTTTGTCTGCACACCCTTTAACGCACTAATAGTTCTACCCAAAATAACAATAGCCTCATCACATTTTCCCTTAAGAGCATCCTCTATTTGCTTCATATCCAATGTTATCTCCGGCTGTTTGCCCAACTCAGGTACATACTTACGATATGCAATATTGTTCAGGTCATTAGTAATTTTTACCACAATAGTGCCCGTATCAGAAACCTGACTTCTAAAAGTTTCTGTTATTTCATCTGTGATTTGCTGTTTTTTCATTACAATATCACTATATCCTTTTGATTTTTTCATTTCTTGAACTTGTTTTTCAGCATCTTCCTTCAATTTATTACCAGCTAAATCCAAAGACTTTATTTGACTATCATATTCTGCCAATATTTCTATCCTTTTTGAAATTTCAGGATCAACAGGAGCCTCAACGGATTTTGTTTCTTCTACCCATTCAGGCCTTTTCTTTAAATCCCTAACACCTACGCTCTGTTTTAATATCGCATCTATCTCATTTGGAGTTAAAGATTTAAGCCATTTATAGAATACACCACCACGAATCTCAGACAAACTTACCTTAGCATCTCTATTAATTTCAGAATTTTCAGTACTACCATGCTCTGCAATACCCACAACATCACTAATCTCATTCAAATCATTCCATTCTTCATCTGTTACATTATTTACCAAAAAAACATTTACAATATTTTCTTCTTTAAAATAATCACCCTGTAAAATCCATTCTATTTTTTCCTTTAATTCATCCCCATCAATATCAATCCATATACTATAAAAATTTGTTGGACCTGTAATTAAATCATAATCCCATTCATTTCCCCTCTCAAAACCTATCATATCAGCATTAGTGGGCTCCTTCTTAGTTTCTATATGTAAAGTATAAGTTGCTTCAGAATCTATATCTGCTATTTTATCAACACCCATTCCTATATGTTTTGCATTCAATTTAAAAGGTTTTAAGTGTTTTTCCACTATATCAATTGCTTTATCTAAAACTGCATTAAAAACTTTTTCATTTTCTTCAGTAAAATTCAAGTTATTTCCATTATTTTTTACATCAATATCAAATGTTTTATTATCTTCGTCAACATAAATTTTCAATATCAAACCATTACAATTTTTAGCCACATCTTCTATTGCCTCATCTATTTTTTTATTAAGAGAATTTATCTCATCCGATACTTTATTCACACTTGATTTCTTTTCAGGAACATCGTATCCCTTTTTTCTTGCCATACTATATGCCTGTGCTATTGCCTGATCTTGGGATTTACCTTCTTCTACCAATAATTTAATTTTATTGCTTATCCACGATTGGGCATCATCGCTCATTTTATTTGATACTTTATTCTGTCCTTTTTGACTTTCCTCAAATTTTTCAAGTTCCTTCATGGTATCTCTTATACCTTCCTCTACTTCTTCGATTGTAGCATTATTCTCAGCAAAAGAACCTACATTAAATACATCCACTTCTCTACCATCTTGAGAATAAACATGAATCATGTGTCCACCAAACCAAGCATACGTCAAATCAGTTTCAGGATCATGCTTTACATATTTAGCTCCATCAAGCCATGCTGTAGATTTTTTATTTATCTTTGCCTTAACCCATTCCTTATCCGGCTGATAATAACGCATCATATGATCTTCTGTGCACAAAAATCTTCCAAACCTTTCTTCTTGTGCTTCAATAATATATCCTGCTGTTGGATCAAATGTTGCTACTTTGCCAACAGTACCTGCGGGAATGATCAACCCCGTTGCTGTATCAACTAATTTTGATGTAATTATAATATCCTCTTTATCTTTATATTTTGCTTGTACCTTGGTAGCATTAATTAAATCTACCATCCATTGACCTTGTGGTATCTCAGAAAAAGCAACTTTATTTAAAGATGCTTTCTTTTCTACTTCAACATCTTCATTAATTATCTCAACTTTATCGGAAAACATTGCATCTGATATGACCTTTTCAGCATTTTCACCATTCGGAGAAAGAATATCAACAACAGAAACTAATTTATCTTGTGAAAATTCATCAAAAGCAACAACCTTATTCCCGTTGAAAGACACAACAATCCTTCCAACTTCAGGATTATTCTGATTTGCATAAAAATCCACATCATAATCCCTAAAACCCATATGGCCTTCAGCACATTTATGCCAAGTAGATCCATCGGGAATCTCCTGAATTTCAGCCGTAATATCTCTTAATCCCGGCACAATCTCGGAAATTTTTGACTTAACATACTCATCGCTAAACAAAATCCCAATTCTTTCTTTATTTTTCACTACTTTATAACTCATCTTTGTTGCCTCCTTAACAGGAAATAAATTAAATAATTCATCGGCCTCTTTTGCAGCCTCATCCTTAGTATCATCATCTACCTGCTTATCTATAATACCGGTAATCATTTTCTTTATACTTAAAAACTTATCAACCATTGTATTTTTATCATTAAACCCAACACTTGAAAGCCACATAGTGCTACTTTTCCACTTTATTTTAATCTCATAAGGATATTCTCTTTCTGCATTAAAAGAAGGAGATGATATATTATCAAATGTCGCTATCTCAACTATATCCAATCTATAATCAGGGGATTTAGGATTAATAATCGTAAACTCATTTCTACTTAAAATATTATCTTGTGGATTCATTTTACTCCTTTTATTTGGTATTTTGCTTACCATTTTCCTGTTTATCAATTGTTGTCTGATATGATTTTATTTCACGCCTAATTGCGGCAGATAAAGGATTAATAAATTGAGGACACACACTCAATATGGCCTTATATATCGCTCTATATATCCCATCAAGATACCCGTGCACAATATTCACAACAACAGTCTGTTCTGTTCCCTTCAACTCTCCTGACAATTTTGATGTTAATTCAACCATTTGCCTTAATTCGCCAATATAACTGGGTAATATTTTTTGTAAATCTTTATCATTACTGTCTTCGGCCAACACCTTGATCTTGTATGCCAATAAAAGAATTACAGACTTTAGAAGTTGATACTTGTCAATATCTCCTCTTTCAGACATTTCATCAATAGCATTCATCAGATCTTTTGTCCGAATAATGCCACCTTGATCTATAACCTTCAAAACTTTCTTTTTGCTTTCATACCAATTTCTATATTTATCCAACGATGGCTGAGATACGCCATCCAAAGATTTCCATATCTTTGGATAAGATTTTTCCAATACCTTCATAATATTTTTTGAACCAAGACCATTATCAATTAGATTATTAACAATATCAAGATCTTCTTGTGGTAAAAGCCTTAATTTACCCATATAAGAATTAATACTATCATCTTTTTCTAATAACTTTTCAGTATCCTCAACAATATTATCAATGGAATCATTAGTAGACTTGGGACAGACTTGGGACAGATTTAAGACAGAAGTATCCTTAACATCTTTTGATGTGCTCTCTACAATTTGAGCATCAGTATATTCTTCTTTTTTCTCTGGCTCAGGATCAGACTTAAGTCCATTCTCCAATTCAGACATTGTAAAATAGGTTTTTTCACTTTGTTTTTTATCATCCATTATTTCCACCTTAACATTTTTCTTTCAACACTATTACGGATTTACAATTGTGAATATCCAAGCCGACTGATTTGTATCTTCTGCTGAGACTTTATAATCTATTCCACTAATATTAATCTCTGTGCCCACTCCAAAATTATCAGGGCAAGCATTCTTTTGTTTTTGAAATGATCTTGGAGCATTACCCACATCAATACTCATTGTCTCACCCTTATCATCTATTCCAAGTTCAGCAGATTTTTTATTTTCAGACTTTGTAAAAAAATCAGAAGCCTCATTTATTGCTTTATCCAAACTATCTTCTGATTCTTCAACCTCAATAGACTTCGATTCTTGAATTTGTTTTTCAAATTCTTCATTATCTATAGAAACAACGCCTTCGGCGATCTTTACAGTAAAAGAGCCAATCTTTGTCTCTTTGGCATAAACAAATTTAGCAGACACATTTAATTTTCCTGTCGCCAATTCGTTATCTCCAAAAACAAGTTCGGCTTTTGGCTCACTAAACTTAACGTTCATAACATCTAAAGACTGAAATTTTTTCTGCAATGCAGATTCAAAACTCTCTATTATTTCCTGTTCTCTACGTTTATTCACAAAATTTTCTGTATCTATAACCATAGATACTCCTTCCTGAGTCTCATGGAGATTTGTTTTATCCAAAATCTCTCTATCTTTATCCACATATTCATTCGCACTTCTCTTTACATTCAAATCGTCTTGCATTTTTGACCTCCATTTTATATTTTAAATATTATTACAAATTTCATATTAAATCCTTTTTAGTCATACGCATTTTCACCCAAAACAAACATTTTTCTTTTATTGTCTATGGTATACTTAACCATATCATCGCCCTCAAGAAACTCTAAACACTCTCCATATGTTCCTTCAAATAAATCTTTATCAAGATTTTCATCATAAACTTTCCATTCATCGGAAGATTCAATATCACTAAAACTTATACTTGCTATATAATACTTATCTCCCTCTTTCCACACAACTTCATCTCCTTGAGGATGACCAATTTGTCTAACAATAAGTCTTTCTTTTTTACTTGTTGGCAATTCACCACCACAAAGTTCATAAGCCTCTTCTCTTCCAATTTCTACAGCATCACCCCTTACCTGTCTTATTATTGCCTTCTTATCCACAAAAGATTTTAATTTTGTAGATAATGCAAATGTACCATCATCCTGCTCTTTATATTTCGGATTTGCTTGTTGATATTTTTTAACCAACCTATTAAACTCACTATCAGCATCTATCCATGGACCACCTTCATCAAAATCACGTGCTATTATATTTGCTTCTTTTTCCATTTCAGTATACACACCAAGATGACCACCCAAAATAAAATTTATAAAATCTTCAGGAGAAAATTCTTGCATTTTTGTATAAGTATATCTTACAAGATTTTGTGCATCATTATAAAAATCTGAAGGAGAATCAGATTTCTTGTTCAAAGATGCTTTTGGATTTGCTTTTTCGAATTCCTCACGTTCTTTTCTCGTGTGTCCCCCACAAACTTTATTTGGATCTCCACCAACAGGGCACTCTTTTATTGGTTTTCCACAATATGGACATTTTGTTGCCCTATCCGCTTTTTTACCTATAGTTGCTTCTTTCATTATTGCTTTCACTTTCTCAAAATTCACTTTTGGCAATTTAATTTTATCTGCCCACGTCTCAAATGTCAAATCAGGGCTTGCAACTTTTTCTTTATTGTACATTTCCAATATCTGTTCGGCCTGAAGTTCGGCAACCCTAACCAACACATCTTTGCCATTTTTCTTTTTTAAGTCCCAAAAATCCTGATCAGCAGATTTATCGGCATCTTTCTTTTTCTTGGACGATTCGGGATTCAGTCCGCAAAATTCTTTTATCTCACCTAAAAAATCTTCCATATATTCTAACCTCCTATATATATCAATTTTACGCTATAAACCGGCATCTTTAATGCTACGGCTGATATGCTATACTATATTTAAATTAGGTTTAGCAGGATCTATATTCCTATATTCTTCACTCCATTCCCCTTTCTTTGACTCAACTTTCTCCAACAGGCCGAATTCATTTGGTTGAACTCTGAATGTCCGACCGGAAGGAATACTGATATTTATACTGCCATCTTGCTCAATAGCATCTACCATAGCGATTGTCGATCCAAGAACGTTCAATTCAGGCACATCCTTGGTGAAACGAACTCTGCTGTTCACTTCAAAAGATGACTTGACGGTAGGGCTTTGTGGCGTTCCTGGTGCATTCTGTTGACCGGGAGCATTCTGCTGAGGATTCACAGGTTTTTGAGCCGGATTTGCAGGATTTCCACCCTTTAATGCCTTAATCTTGCCGATCGCTTCTTCAAGGATCTTAACTACCTGAGATACCATATCGCCACTTTGAGGAACAGGAGATTTAGGGGCGGGTTTAGGAACGGGTTTGACACCGGGATTCTTAGCGGGCGATTGACCGGGTAAACCTTTCTTCGCAGGCTGATCAAGGGATGGATTGATGTCTTGAGGTTGACCACCACGTTGGGGGGAAGGAATGGGGGTTTCAACACCTTCTATCCCATCATCTGCTTCTTTCTTAAATCTATTCATCGCTTCTTTTAATTCTAACATATTTTCCTCCTATTTTTTTATATTACTTATTTCTTTAATTTAATTTATTCTCCAATACACAAATCCATTTACAGTCTCACTTGATTCTTCATCATAACTTGAAATAAAATGTTGCCAACCATCTTGACTAATAGCATCATCTGCTGCCCTATTTACATCAATTAAATTATTTTCTTTTACTATTCTTGCTGCTTCCTCTTCTCCAAAATTAAATCTATAATGTTCCAAACCTCCATCTCCTTCATTTATTTGATCAGTAGTCATTTGTTCTACAAACTCATCTTTTTTGCTTTCAAAATCAAAATTCTTATCTTTTCCTTCTTCTTCAGATATAATCCCTCTTTCAACCATTTCTGCCGCCAATCTATTAACATATTCATCGGATGTTTCTAATTCAATATCATCAACATATCCTTGATTAAATTCATTATACATTTCTATAAAAATATTTTGGGCGGACTGTTCACTGATACACCCCATCAACCAATCGTTATCAAATAACTCAAATGGTTCATCTTCTAAATCATCTATCACCCTTTCTCTCGCATAGCCTTCGGCAGACTCTTCATTTTCTGCCACCTAATATTCTCTATCTCCCACATTAATAGTTGCTATATTATCATTAATTGAAATCTCAATTTTATTAGGTTTGACTTTTAACTCCTTAGACATTTCCGAAATTATATTTTCTTCTGTAAATTCCAATTCTGATTTCTTATTCAACGAAGAAGAAATCGTCTCAACAGCCTCTGTGCTTGTGGTTGTTGCGATCGGAACTTGTACCCACATACTTGTGCCATCTACGTTCTTCTTGACAACCCATTTATATCCGGGGGTTGGGGGAGCCGTTGGCTTCGCATCTGCCTTTTTCCATATTATATTTTCATAGATCTCTCCTACCTCATCTTTGCTAAATTTAGCTGTCCACACTTTATCAACCTTATCAATCAATTCAATCAATTCAACCTCTTCATTTTCTTCTCCCGGCAAAGATTGTAAAATAACCTTATCTCCTGACTTATATGCCTTTTTCTCTACACCATCATCTTCTCCATTTTCAATCTCACTATTTTCATCATCATTATCTATTTCAATATTTTTTTTTGACTTATCCTTTTTTCTTTTCTCCGTTTTTTCCTTATGATCTTCAAGCATATTCAAAGCCTGAACGAATTTTATAATATCATCAGGCTTTGTCGCTTCATCTAATTGCTTCTTTACCTCACGAATTTTGGATGTAAGAGAAGCAGATTTTAAATTAGCAATACTTATTTTTTTCTTTTCTGCAATCATTTTAGCATAATACTCAACCAACTCCTTTGACATCGCATATCCTTCATCTGTCGTAGGATGTTTATCCGCGTGCATTATAGTACCAACAATAGCATCATCGACTGCCTGTTTTTCAGATTTTGTTGGCAAATAAATAGATAACAATTCTTCAAAATACTTTTTATCAGCATCAGACAACTCTGCCTTAATGTTTAATTTTTCTTCTTTCTTTTGTTCTTTCAAAACTTGTTCCGGTGTCTTATCCATTTCTTTCTGATAATCTTTCAATAACATATCATACTTAATCGGACTTTTTACTCTTGGCTTTTCTTTCTCAGATTTTTTTAAATTCAAATTTGCCCTATTATCAAGCAATGCTTCATCCCCTTCTTTCCAATCTCCTCCTGTACTATTCCATATCCTACCATTATAACTTATTCTTGCCACAGGTTGGTTTGTTGCTGTATCATATATTTTACAATAAGGCACATTTCCACTACCTAAATTATTGTCATCTCTAAACTTCTCAAAAATACTACGAACTTCCTCAAGAGAATCTGCATAATGAGTTTCTTTTGGAATTTTTACTGTTCCCTCGTGGCTATCTTTATCAAAATCAGGATTAGGCACTGCCGATAGATCAAATTTATATTTACCTTTAGATTTTTTATCAACAACATCTGCCTTACGAATAATTACCTTTTTATTAAAAGAAGATTCAATGTGTTGTCCAACATTTTGTTCCCAATATTTATCAAAATCCTTTATATATGTGTTAATCACATACTCCATACTTTCAGATTCGAGTATATCTTCTTTTCTTATATCGAAATATTCTCCACTATCTTTTTGGAATACAAGAAATTCATCTCCATCATCATCTACTACCACGCTTACTTTTATACCAAGTTCATCACCTTTTTCCTGTATTTTGTCTATATCAATAACTTCATCGATTTCGTCTGCTTTTATCTTTATTGAAGATTCTACAGCATTAACTTCTTCCTTTACTTCTTCAATAGAATTATCTTTATCTTCTACCTTACCCTCATCACTTACTGATTCCACACAGATAGGAGTAATTGCTACCCCAGAATCTAATACAAAAATATTATGAATCCCATTTTTATATTTGCCACGAATTCCATAAAAACCATAAGGAGCCAAATCATTAGATATGGCATAATGTGTAGCCGGAATTTTGAATTCTTTTATAGTTGACTTTATACCTTCGCCTGGTCCCATAGGCACAGTTTCACCTTTTTTAATTTCTCTCCATTCCATATTACGAATTGCCGATTCGACATCTTCTTTGTTAATTCCTGGTTCGTTAAATCTATCAACCCTTTCGGCATTTTCCAATTCCCTTAATCCTACTTCTGTCCAATGTAATCCACCATCTTCTGCCTTTCTTTTCATTGAAGATTCAATCTCTTGTCCTGGATATAAAATTTCCCATATCTCTGCTCGTTCCTCACTATTCAAATAGTGATCTCTTGCTTCTTCTATTGCATCACACACATCATTAACAATCTCAGAGGGAGTAGGAACAATATTCATAGATTGAAAATACTTTTCAGACTCTAATGCTTCATCTTTAACTTGCTTTTCATCAAACTCTGCTTTCTTTTCAATTATATCAACTCCATTACCCTTCAACTGACTAACAACTTCCTCAAATACATATTCCTCAACTTCTTTTCTCAGTTCAGAATCTTCTATTTGCCATTGATCTTCTTTACCATTAGAAGTTTGTGTTTTTTTCACATCCCTTAAAATATCCGAAATACCCGGATGATCAGCCACAATCCTTCTAACTTCACTACTCTCTATTACATCAGCCAAATCATTATTTATATAATCAGCAATTCTACTAACAACAGATACAACATTAATCTTGGCATTTCGCTCTAATTTCTTTATATCTATCTTTGACATTTATAATACCTCCCAATAAATCTATTTAATCCTTATCTCTATTATTTCAATTTATGGCCTATCATTAAATCATTTATCCCCAGGACATGGCAAGATATCATATTTATTTTTCTCTTCTAATTCTTCATTTTTTGCTTTTCTCCATTGCATTACTTCTTCCCAACATTTTTTACATAAATAACTATTACTACTACCACCCTCTTTTAACTTATGTATAGTCTTACCCTGTCCAAAATCACAAGCATCACAACCACTTGAATGGTATTCATCTTCTTCTTCTGATACTATTTTCATTGCTTCTTCAATCGACAATTTTTCTTTTTTAAAAGCATCCATAAAATCTTTTTTATCTTCTTCGTCCATATCTCTTTTATCCATTATTTCTAAACACTGAATAAATAAATCCAAATTACTACCAATTTCTTCTTTAACATAAGGTATGTTGCCCTTTAACCATTCTTCAACTAATTTTTCAGCAAAAGATACATTACTATAATCTTCTTTCGTTTTTAAATCATTCGTTGTTTTATCTTGTTTAGATTTTTTTGGCCATTTATTTTTTCCCAAATCTTTAGGTTCGGGAATTATAACCATGTCTGCAGGATTGTCAGAATCCATGTCTTCCTGTACAACCTCTTCCCATCCTTGTGGAGCATATTCTTCCACATCTCCAACAAGATATTCTCCTATAAATTCTTTTTCTCCTTTTTTTCCCTTTCTATATATTCTAAATACTTCAGCATCGGGATCTTGCCCAAAAGAAGCATAATCTCTATACATAATTGTATTATTTAAATCCAATGTAGGGAGAAACGACTCAGATCTCATGTCTATAGCCTGCTTTGTATATTCTCCCACAGTTTTTTTATCAGGCTCTTTCAAGCCAACAGCATCATATCCATCTTTCTGACCAACAGATTCTCTCTCCCATGTATCATAATTTACATTTGATACCTCATATTGTGTTTTAACTTCTTTTTCTTTACCTTCATTGTCTTTTATTTTATCTGAAAACTCAACTACAACACCGTTCACATATGTTTCCACAATCTTTCCACCTTTGAATGATTGCCCAATCTTGTAGGGATTTTCCTCATATAAAAACCAACTTTTTTGTACATCCTTCATTGAATTATCCTGCTCTTGTGGCAATGTATTTCTATAACGATTTAGTGGATTCTTTTCTCCCTCTTCTTTATTTTCAATCGTAGTTCCTGGAATCAATTTCTTTTTATCTTCTGCCATTTGATCTCCTCCAATTTAAATTTTAATATATTATTTTATTAATCCTCCGACAAAGGATATCCTTGCCGGCTTAAAAACCGGAGAGCACGAGCAACTCCGGGCCAATGAGACACAGGTCTCAAAGGGATGACTCTTATTGTTTCTTCCCACAATCAGGACAAAACTTATGATGATTATCTATCTTATTTCCACACTCAACACAAAACTTCCCATCTTTATTAACTTTTGAAACATTTTTAGATTCATATCCAACAAGTTTCAATGTTAAAATCACAGGATCTTTCTCTGTTCTCATATTTGTAGTTACAATCTCATTCCTGTACAATTCTTTACCATTTGCTGTTGCACCATTAACCTCATAAGTAATATTTTTACCATCACCATTTGAATATGAAACATATCCTGTTGTAAATGAACTTTGATGTTTAGTCTCCGACTCTTTACAATCTGATGATTTGATATCACTATTTGACCATAGTACCATATGACTACTTGAATTATCTAATTGTTTATCACTTGAATAATCACACCACACTGTCCCTGGTTTATAATATGGCCTTTCCCAATAAGGATACTCATACCACCAAGGATACTGCCATCGTTCAATATAAATTGGAATATATCTGTAATTATCATTTTTAATACTATCCAAATCTTTTTTTAATTGCTCAATATCACTAAATTGTTCTTCGGCTGCTTTATAAAAACGAACCTCAATTTTTCCATTTTCTAATTCATTTTCTTCTATACCATCCTTATTCTTTCCATTCTTTAATACTTTAACAAATTCCAATGAATGCTTACTACCATCTTTTTTTATAAAATGATCTAAATCAAGATGTTGATTCCCTGCTAAAAATATACTACCTTTCTCGTTCACCAATCTTCCATCTACATAAATATCTGCAACTACAGAAGATCGTAATTTATTTCTAATACGAATTGCATACTCACTACCAAACGGAATTTTTACCTCTCCATTTTCTTCCTTTGCTACATTTCCACCTAACAACACCGACAAACAATAATGATTCTTATACATCTTACCTCCTTTATCTCCTCCGCTTACGGAGACATTTTAATACAACTGCTAAAGCGGATTTTTTCGAAGTAAAATTTAATTTTCAATTTTAAAAAAATATTATTCTTTTCCCATTTCCGATTCCATTTTTTTACCTGTCACTTCAAGTTCCTGCAATAATGTATAATAAGTACGAGGCAATTCATCTAAATGATCCTTTGCAATGCTTTCATAAATATCCTCATTGCTCATTGTAATTTTTCCATCTTTAATGCTTGCCTTAATTTTTTCAACAGTTGGCAAGTGTTCTTTTTCAATGCCACGACCAATATTTAATTGCTCTTCATTATACTTTTTTTCGCCTTTTTCCTTTTCCATTTCAACATTTTCTGTTTCTTCTTCTGATTTTTTCTCTAAAAGCCAACTACGCAAATCATCCTTATAACTTTTTTGATTACCACTCATATTTTTACTCCCTAAAAAATGCTTTTCTTGAATTTTGGAATATCATTTATATCTTTTATGAATTCAGATGCTTTATTTATTTCCCTATCCCATTCTTCTTTATCTGCGGTCAATAAAAACTCTTCGTTAATCTGAATACTGTTTTTATTAAAAACTTTCCCCGTCTCATCCATATTCCATCCGTGTTGACTTAAATAGTATCTTCTTTCCATTTCTTGTTCTTTTTTCTTATTTTCTTCTTCGTAATATTCAGGATTTGCATTAAATCCTTTTTGAGATATTGGTAAGTCCATATCACCATTAACGGTATATACAGTAGAATCTAAATCATAATTTATCGTTGTCTTACTATCCTGACCGCTTGAAATTGTTTCACTTATATTTGTTTTAGGATACACTGCGTCACATTTCTCATAAATTTTATTTGCAACAGTAAACATTTCATCCATTCTTTCTTTAAGATTTTCTATTATCTCCAATTCTTTTTTAATATTCCCAAGATGCTGCAAAGTACCAATTGATGCGTTTTTATTTTCATTCACTAATCCCAATAGACAATCACACTTATCTTTAATCGCTTTGGCAGTATCTACTCCAAAAACATTCAAAGAATCAATTTTTTCTTTTATAACATCAATATCTTTTTTAATATTTTCAAGAATATCCTTTTTAGTTTTTTCACTCTGCTCCTTCGAAAAACTTTTGCTCAACGATAATCCTAATATAAATAATAATATTACAATAATTGCCATAATACCAACCGCGACCATCAAATGCCAAGCAGGAATGTTGTTTCGAATAATCCAATCAGTTACAATTTGTATCATATTTCTTTCTCCTTACATCTTTTTTCGTCCGCTTTTTATAATAAAACATACCAAGATCACGATTGCAACAGAATATATTACAATTTCAGGGGCATTGAAAAAAAATTTAAGCATTGAGATCCCTCCATTGTTCTGCTTCATCTATGACTATATTTTCAATCTAATCTTTTTACTCCTTTTTTGGGAATATAAATCCAAAATCTTGTCTATTCTTCTTATATCTGCATCACTCCACAATTCTCTTGTTTCATCCAATCCTGCAATATAATCATCCCTTACATATTCTAAACACTTTTCTATTAACATCTCATCTCTATTCATTCCACACTCCCCTAATAATTAAATCATTTATATTTTTATTATTGCAATTGTGGCATATTCGCCATAAATAGAATAAAAACCACCTCATAGTGCAAGGGGGGTTACACTATGAAGTGATTTAGCCTTGTTTAAGGCCACTGTATTGGTATTAGCAAAATGCCACTATAATGTGATTTCTATATGTTTTTTACTTATTTCAATATAAAATCATTTATCAACTGTTTGTAGTTGTCATTCTTTACGTCATGTTCCCATATGACAAGACAATCCCATCCGAGATCTCTATACTTAGAGATCCGTTCTTCGGCTGTGTATTGTTTGTGCATACCTTTATTGTTTGGATAACAAATTGGACAATCGTGCCAATAATCTCCAAAATGTTCAATACACTTCTTTTGGCCATTGATATTTATGAAGTCGGGATTAAGATCTTCAATCCAAAACGATCCGTCACCCGTGTATTTGTATTCTTTTGGTTTGACTTCTTGCAAATGACTATATATACCCATTTCAGGTTTATTGGGTAATATACTATATTTTCCATCTTTTCGTGCTTGAATTGTTCCTTGACGAGTTTTTTCAATAGATTCGGGTGTACGATGCTTACCCATCTTATCATGTCCATTTATATACTTACATTCATGTCCCCTTTTACCATATTTAGAACGTAAGTAACCACAGCCACAGATACAGGGGATTTGAATAGAAAGACATTCATCACAAATAAATTTTTTACCATAAACCAAGGTTCCATCATTGGGTTTATGACACGATCTACAGCAAAGACCTATTTTATCATGTCCTTTTATATATTTACGTTCTCTACCTTTTTTATCATATTTAAAGTGTAATTGACCACAGCCACATTGACATAAGATTTTAATGGATAAACAAACTGAACAAACTCTATTACTATTGTTTAAGCTATCATAATTACCTTCTCCACAAATAACACAATGCATACCACGTTTATCATGATTCATTATATATTTATACTCAGTGCCTTGTTTATCATATTTGAAACGATAATTATCACAACCACAACCACATGGAATTTGAATGGATAAACACTCTACACAAACACGATTGGCATCATTTAATGTACCATCATTGGGTTTACCACAAGACTTAACTGCACAATGCCTCATATATTAAAAATCTCCTCATTTCCATATAAATCTTTTTATTTCTCTGTTATACCTTTTCTGTCAGGAGTGGTAGACCAATTACATTTTTGACATTTATCGGAAACAAAACTTGATCCACACTGAGGACAGACTGTTACTCTTTCATCATTTTCACTTTCTTTATGATCGTAATCACAATTTTTATGTTCATCCTCTGCTATTTTATTCAACTCTCCATTCCTAATCGCTGTTATGACATGAGCAGGATATTTTCTGCTTCCTTCAAGTTTTTCTTTTTCTATCATTTCTTTTTCTTCTTCATATTCTTCTATTATCCAATCTACATCTTTGATATCCACACGAGCATCATCCCACGCCACACTTTTTATCTCAGCAGATGCATTCTTTTTTTCATCAAACATTTCATGCACTCTTGCCACGATTTTATCCATTGTAACATTATAGGACATTCCTGACTTAAGTATCTCTCTGACTTTATCATCATCTTTTATCTCATCTCTTGTTATATATAAATAAACTTCTGCATCTCCATCTTGTGAGGAAGTCGCTTTTTTATTCAATGAAGATTCTACATATGCTCCGAGTGTATTAATCTCTACAAATTCGGTACCAGGTAAAGATTCCATTATCTTTTCTTCGTTAGATCTTAAAAAATTAACCGCTTTCTTGTAATAACTATTTTTCCATTTATCATCATATGGCTCTATGTTTATAACGGCAGCATTTTCTGACAATAACCTTGTATCCAAAAAACATGAATTTAAAAACTCAAAATTTGTTCCAAGCACATCATTCATATTCGGATTATGACCCGGATTTTCTTCTTTCCATTCCTCAACATTAAATGCTTTTTTCTTCAACATCCCTTTTTTAGCCATTGTCTTTCTTACGCCTGCCTTGATCTCAACCAAACTCTGTCCCGGGAAAAAATTACTTCTTATAATAGTCACAGCCTCATTAATACAATCAACCAAACTCTTATCATTATATCCTGCCAATATTTTCGCGGTATTCACAGCCTCATATATATGAGATCCTGTAAATCCTTCCGATAGTCTTATTATCTCATCATTCACGTCAACACCGGAAAACTTGCTATATAACACTTTAATGTGTGCTTTTGTCGGCAAGCCGATCTCGACCTTACGGTCAAATCTGCAAGGTCTGTTCGCCAATGCTTCATCGAGCATCGAAATCTTGTTCGTGCTGGCCATAATAACAATAGGATCATCATATGATCTCATTCCATCAAGGTTTGTCAATAAATCACCCAACAAACCACTGCCATCTATCACCATATTCCTCGATGGAGCCAACATATCTATATCCTCAAATGCCAAAACTGTCTTGCCTAAGTATGGCAACAAATTAAACAAATCTCCTGCTCCCATTCTCCTGAATGATTCGGCCGTAACATATATCCTACTCACTCCTGCATTTTCCAATTCCGAAAATATAGCCTTACAAACAGAAGTTTTACCTGTGCCCGGAGGGCCGAACATTATCAACCCCCTCTTATTAACTCCGACTTTAGACAACTTCTGATCGCCCAAAAACGATACAGTATTCATTCTGATATCTTTTTTCGTATTCTCATCCAACACCACATCATCCCATGACACCTTGGGGATCTTATGAAACTGCAAGTTGCCGTTCACAGCATACAAACATTTGCCACGGAACTGATTTTCCTTGACCATCCTCTGTTCAAAATCAGACACCCATTTAAGAGCAAGGGGACGAGTGGGGGAATAACAATTTATATGGAAGCCATTATAGTCCACAAACGACTTCACGACCGTATCAGAGTAAACAGCCGTGGTGGTGGAGGCGAGGGGGAGGGTCTGGTCAATATCCACCTGTCCATCTTGAAAACCCGCAGCATGATCAAACTCTAAGCCCGATAAAATCTTAGGCTCGTTTTTCAGCAATGTTTGCGTAAGAATATACTGCGCAATAGGAATCAGAAGTCCATCAAAACACCTCTCAACTTTTACTAAACTATCTACCATTTTTTTTCTCCTCTATACATACTTTATTTAATTTCAACTCTTTGTGTTTCTTCTTGTGGCACTTTTCACAAAGTGTTATTCCATTGTTTAAATCCCACAAAGGTTTATACATCATTGCTTCTGTATATAAATCAGATAATGGAAAATATTCTTTAATTTCTTCCATGAGAGCAGAAAAATATTTCTTATGGTGATGGGCATTTACTCTTTTATCTTTATCCTGACACCTTTGACATGTATACCCATCTCTTTCGAAAACATCCTGTCTCCATTGTTTATATTTAAAAGATTTTCTTATCCTATCCATGATGGGAGTTATCCCTCCTTTATAATTTCCACTCTTTGGTCCAATCTTGCCTGCACGAGATCTTGACATTTTTTGTCTTGCTTCTTTTGTGCGCTGTTTACCAAACCAAAAACCTTTTTCGCCTTTATGTGATTCTGAATTTTTTTTATTAGATTCTTCTGATGGATGTTTATCACGTTTATTATGATTCTTTATATACTTATGTTCATACCCCCATTTATCATATTTTGAACGCAATTGATTACATCCACAGGTACACGGTATTTTAATGGATAGACAAAAATCACAAACACATTTCTTACCCCAAACTAATGTTCCATCATTTTCCCTACCACAAACTTTACAATGCATCATATAAACATTCTCCTCATTTTATATATACATTATAACACATATATTGTTATTTGTCAAAAAAACGACAAATTTTTATTTTCTCTTGTTTGCTTCCATAATCATTATTTCATGAATCTGAGGCATTATCGGTTCAATCCATTCTTTCTTTTCTTCTTCCGTTAATTCCTCTAAACTCTTATTCGGCATCTTTAAATAAATATTACCCTCATTAATGTCTACATCTTCGCCTTTTTCCTCTTTATAAAATGTCACTCTCCAATCCTCAAAAACAAAAGTTTTCCAACCATCCTTAGTTTCAAACTCTTTTATAATCTCAGGCAATGGAACTGTTACTTCATTTTTATATGCTCTCTTTTCCATAAATTCTTTTAAATCAGAATCCCTATAATATCCTTCCTCCTGTATTCTTGTACGACTCAAACCTTTAGATGTGGGCGATGTCCTACTAAGCAATAATTCGTGATCCAATGCTTCGACATTTTGTTCTGCCTGCCACTCTTTAATAATTTTATTTGCTTCATTTTCACTAACATTAAATTTTGACACAAGAGCAGAAACAACAGTATCAATAGACTGCCCATCCTGTGAATCTATAAAATCAAACATTACTTTATCTTTTTTTATAACATCAATATGTAATTCAAGTCCTTTTATTGCATTCTTTAATACCTTAATTTCTTTGTCCTTTTCAAAATCAGAATATCTTTTATCTTTACCTAACTCTATTTTTTTTAATTTTTGTTTAAGTCTATCCAATTCTCTATCACTTTCTATAAGTTCATCCTCTTTACTATATTCATTGGATTTCTTTTTTAAATTACTTTCAATATTATCTTCCACACGTACTATATCTTTTGGCACATCATACCCTTTTCTTTCTAAGTCTTTTTTCATCAGATCATATGCCCAAGCCTCTACACCATGCTCACTTTCCTGCCATTCTCTCATTTTTGCAATTAGTCCTTCCGGCGTTAAGAAATAATTCTCTACGGACACTAATCCTTCTGATACATTATCAGAATTGGCAAACCCAACATCTTCAAAATAAGTATCGGGATATTCTTGATCTGCCTTATGTTTTATTTTTTTTAAATTAGACTCTCGTGTATAATATTTCTTTACAGCAGGAATTTCATTTACTGCTATAAGCCACTCGTTATCTTCCTCAAACGAATACCATCCTTCCTCTCCATATTTCCACTCTTTCTTTGTTTCTTCCGTCAATAACTTATCTCCAATTTCTTTTTTAACCATGATCCCACCATGACTTGCTGTAAACACTTTATAAATACCATCATCAATTTTTATACATTGTTGAACTTTACCCCACATAGAATCAGTCGGCTCTCCTGAAATATCCACATCATAATTAGCAGTTTTTTCTCCATTGCCTTTGTAGTATTTCTTAACTGTTTCCGGCTTCCATATCAATGTTTCTGAATTTGAATCATATATGGAAAATCCGTTATCTACCAATTTCTTTAAATTTTCCTCTAAATTCTTTCCCATCACAACACCTGTATCAAATGTAATTTTATCCATTATATCTTTATACCACTTATTTTTTAGATCTTCGGGATCCATCCCCTTTTCCTCAGGATCATCAATCATACCAGGATCATATGCATTTTCCCACCATATAGCATAATCAACATTCTCAAGCATATTATCATTAGGTTCTTCGTCAAATTCATGACCTACTGCCTTTATTTTCAATGATGCTTTTTTATCTGAATACTCATATTCCTTAAAATGTCTTAAATCTTTTTCATCAATAAGAAATCTATGTTTATCAGATGGCTGAAATTCAACGGGTTTAGATCCTTTTTCAATACCAACACTTAAATTTTCAGCAATTAAAATTTCATTTTCTTTTTGCCCATCAACTCTATCATAGTCTATTACATCATAATAACCACCCTCTAATTCAATCCCATCCTCAGACTCAATATGATTCCATCTTATAGGAATAGCCACAACGGTAGCATAAGGCGATAAATAAATTGTTTCTCCCTCATCAGAAGCATTAACTTTTAATGATGCCTCACTTCTTTTTCCCTCAACGTAATACATTATATCATCCTGTATTATTTTACTTGATTTGCCCCTTGGCTTTAAATTATGCACATCTTCCATAACTTCCTCAATGGTTCCTTGAAAACCTTTATCAGATTCCATTTCTGATTGGCCTACATCCACTACAATTTGGTCTTTATACGCTTCACTTGTATACCATGGAATTGCCTTATCCAATTCAACATATCCTATTGGATATTCGCCGTATTTTTCTTTATATTCTTTATAGAACGCAAGACTAAATTTCCAAGCCAAAGATTTTATTCCGTTCCTAAATTCTCTTTCATTTTTAGCAAGATCTCTTATTTGTGCAATAGCCTCTTGCACAGTTCCAATATCTCCTCTTCCAAAACCTTCTGCATTGACTTTTAATTTTGAATTTAAATTTAGATCATCAGCAATATCTTTCCACTTTATTTTACCATCCTCTATATCGCCAATCCTCTTTACTATACCCCATTCATTACCCATCCACTTTGATGACCACACTTGCTGTCTCATATCTGTAAAAATTAAATATGTATTACCTACTATCTCTTTTATAGTATAATCTCTAATATCATATTTCTCTTTCATTTTAACAACAGCATCTTCTTGTTCTTGTGTTAAAGATGCTTTTTTATTTAAAGGTTTAATATATCCAATTTCCATTCCATGTGAAAACCACACTTCTTTTCCACCCGAAAACTCTACCTTAAAAGAATTGCCATCAATCTCCCCTACCACGCCCTCTGCTCCTTTGGGAATGTCAACCTCTTTACCTCTATCATCTGCTTCCTCGATATGTTTAATAGATATTACTTTATCGCCCACCTTGTATGTATAATAGGCCTTTTTATAATGTTTACCATACCATTCAGACAAATCACACATTCCTTGCCCACTAATCACTCTCATTTGTTTTTCTCCTGGATCCCTAATAAAATCTATATCACATTTAGGGCAATTCCATGCATACAATTCATCTTCGGGATAAAACACAGGTTCTGCTTTTGCTCCACAATCACATTTAACTTTTTGTGTTCTTGAAATTTCTTGCAATTTTTCTTCTATTTGTTGTGGTGTCATTTTAGATCTTGCTTCTTTTAATATAGGTCTTTCAAATTCTATGACATCAGGACTATGAGAAACTATTCTCCAACCATCTGCTTTAAGTTTTTCCGCTTCTTTTATTCCTCTCTCTGTTCTTAAGTCTACCCTTTTATATTCATATTTCGATGCCACTTTATGGGATACAACTTTTTCAATATCCCCTTCCCCCAAATCAAATGTCATATCATCAGGCTCTATCTGTACCACATAAATCTTTTCTCCCATTAAACCATACGCCCCGACCAATGTAACAACATCCCCTTTATGTAAACCCGAACTTGCAAATTCATCTGTCAATACCCTTACAGAATCACCCTCTTTATATTCATCCTGATCTGCTGTTTTTAAATTACGACTACTGCCGGCATTTTTAATGCTACCCTCTGTCTCAAAATCAAAGGTATCCATATATCCTGAATCCACTGCCCATACACGAAGTTCATCACTCATTTGAGATGAATCTCCATCCACATTGTTTACAAGGAATTTAAGAGCATCTTCCTGTGTGGCTCCTTCGTTCTCCATATATTTATCATACCACATTTTTTCCATATGATCCAATTGATTTATATCTATGTTTACTTTTTTCAATGCTGTCTTTAATGATCCCTCTATTCTACTATATGATGGGCTTAAAACACTGTACCCCATATCACTTGCTAAACCTAAAAATTTATCATACTCATTTTCAGGAAATGAAAAATGTGTAGCCAATTCAGTTGTCAAACCCATTTGCTGTCTAAGTTTAATTATATCTGTTTCATTAGGATAACTGATTATTGTATACAAACCATCTTTCAGGTCTATTTCTATATCACCTTTAGGCGACATAAAATCCTTTATTTGACATATATCTTCTTGAGGGGAAATTTCCTTGTCTGCCATCTTTAATGAAGCATTTTTTATTTTCATTTTTTCTTTCTTATATGCTTCAGATTCTCCATACTCAGGATTGTCTATATCTACGGGACCACTAATATATACGGGTTTGCCCATAAAAGATTGTTCTTCAAAATACTTTACTGCATCTTCGTATTTATCGGTATCAAATCTTTTAGCATTCTGATACTTAATAGCATCTTGTTCTTCATCGTATACACCTTCTTCAACTACCCAATACATATTATTTTTCCCAAGATCTTTTTTATCCACATCAAATTTTTCTCCGCATTTCGTGCAGATCTTTTTATCATAAACAGTGGATGTTTCATTTTCAGTACCGCATTTTGGACACGCGACTTTTATTTTTTTTGCTGACACTTTCTTATATACCTTAAGTTTTTTTATCATAAGAACTGCTTTAACCCTTTCAATATCCAAATCTTTACCCTTATAACTATCCATGGCATTCAACTCCGCTAATTCCGCTTCCAATTCATCAATAGATAATTTCTCTATATCTTCAAATCTCAGTGATGCTTCTTTAAAATCTCTACGTTCTTTGTATTTTTCATATCTTTCTTTTGGCGATAAAGAATCATCTTCTTGACATCTTTTACATTTATCATCAAAATGTTCACCATCTTCTTTGGTAAATTTTTTTCCGCATATAATACAATTTTGTTTAGATACTATATTCAAAGATGCTTCAATATCTTCAGGAGATTCTTTAGGCGTCTTATCTCCGGCTACGCTTCTGTATTTCTCGTTAAACCTATATTTGACAAATGCATTATAAACATCTTTCAGACTTCCGACTTCCAATCTATCTCCACCGGCCCACAATTCTTGTTGACCGTAGGCTCCGCCCAACTCAAAATTCGTCCCATACTCTTTATTATTTTGTTCAATCAATTCTCTTAATTCAGAAATAGATATTTGCTTTGATACTCTTTCAAAACTCGGCGAAAAACTAACGGCGACAGCCTGCCTTGCAGGGAGATCAGGATTCAACCGTGTGGGAAGAGGGGGGGAGGGGGGGGAGAAAATTACTTTCTTTCCCACCACTACAACCGATATCTTCTTTAATTCTGATATAGGAGCAATATCAACCTCATATAATGAATGTTCATCTCCATCGTAATTATCATATATATAATTAATAGTTGCTCTTTCTGTTTCACTATTTATAAATTCAACCTTACCAGCTCTACCATTATACTCTACCTTATCGCCGGGCCCAATATCATAAGCCTGCTTCTTTACCCCTACTTTCCCACTATTTACTCCCACAGCCACCTGCCTCTGCCTTGGAGACCTTTCTACCCTTTGTCTCATAGGCTCTGTTCTCCCACGCCCAAACTCTGTTCTTTTAGCCACCTCTATCATTCTACCAATGTCTTCTACTGACATTGAAGGAAACTTAAATCCTATTGTACTCTCAATTTCAGATTTGTCCATACCATCTTTGATATATTGTATAATCTCTCTAATAACAGGTATCTCGGCTTTTCTCTTTAATCTCGCCATAGCAGGAACAAGTCTACGATCATTATCCAAATTCATTATTCTATTCCTTTCAGCCATCTCATTTATCATAACCATTTGTTCTTCGGCTGTTGATAGACACTTCATACATTTCCCATTCATATCATGAATAGTATCCCTATCACAATTAGGACAATACTCAATATCAAGATCTTCCATAGATTCAAACTTTTCAACACCCACAGTTTTTTTCATATTAAATTTAAAATTCTCTTCTATTTCTAAAAATTCTCCATCCTCTCCCTTGTTGTAGATATCCGATAATTCAGATATTCCATACATATCTTTCTGAGAATCTTTTTTTTCTAACCATATGGTTCCTGGAGCAAATCCTTCTGTCTCTCCATATTCTTTACCCCATGGCTCCATAAAATAATCACCATAACTCATTCTATTCACAGAATATTTTTTTCCATCCATTTCTAATGGATTCCCATTACCCCATAATTTACGTAATTCAGATCCACTTATTAAAAATTCTTTCATTGCAATCTTTTCTTTTTTTTCTATTGTTTTTCTAACGCCATTCACTTCATACCATTCTATGTCATTAAACCTATCTAAGTCTTTCTCTTGATTAAAAAATTCTTGTTCATCGGCAAAATGACTTGTCAGTGTACCAGGACGATTATTATATTTTACTCTTATAACAACCCTATCTCCTGCTTGCCCTTTCATAACATCATAAGCATTACCATCTGCCCTTTTCCCAATTGTTCCACGTGGAACAATCCTTTTCTTATTTTTATGTTTCTTAACTACTTCAATTTCTTCAATATATTGATTACACTTATTTATAACTTCTCCATACCATCCTGTCTTTTCAGATTGATATAGGCTTTGCTCTAATTCATCTATCATTCCATCTGGTATATTATTTTCAGATACAAATCGTGCAACCTGAGAGATTATTTCGCTTCCTACTCTCTGCTTAAACTCATCTGATTCAGTAAAAAGATTATAAGCATCCTCAACAATATCAGCATCTGTTCTTTCTTGGGATTGTAAATCTTTTTTATCTTGATCGCTCAATTCAAACCATTCGCCTCTTGCTCTCCCATCCCTTTCCCACTCCTCCTGCATTTCCCTAAATTCTTGCTTCGAACCATAATTGTCTTCACTATTACCATCGTTCCCCCAACCTCCATCTCCGGCTATAACTTTCTTCTTGCTATTTTTATCTATCGCTACAAACTTTTTCTTGATAAAATCTACCATTGTCTATCTCCTGTATGATATTTAAAATTACTTATTACTATATTATTATAAGACCAAGATCTGCCGTAGCAGATCCCATTCACCTTTAATATAAAGGCTTTAGTCATTTAATTTGAAAAACTTGCAACCAAAATCTTTTCTAAATATAGTTCTTTCATAATCGCAAAGAGTATCTGGAAATATTTTATCTTGCATGTCGCAAGGACAGTCTTCTTTCCAATGCTTACAATCCTCACATTTCCAATCTGTTAATTCAGTAAGTGATGTATCTATTGTTATTCCATCCCATTCCATTTATTACCCCCTTATTCTCTTATTCCAACAACCTTAACTAAATGAACATTTTCAATCTTTCTCCTGTGTGCCTCTCTTTCTATTTGACCTATCAAGGACTGCAATACCCAATCCGGATTATGCGATTGAACTTGCTCATTATAAACTTGTGCCCATTGAACAAACACACGAGATGCAGATGCATCTAATACCCTCTGCCCTATTCGTATTGTCATTGTATCATAATCTTCATTCTTAACTAATTCATATTTACGCACTAATTCCTCATATCTCTGACCGGGAGTTTGATGTTTTGTTTTTATATCAGCATCACTAATTTCATCATTTTGTCCCCACCTCTTTATCATAATATCTATTAAGCCCATGGCTGCTCCGATACACTCATCTTACTCCCTTATAAGTAAATAAACCACCACTAATTTCCCTTCCCTCTCCCTCGCATTGTTTCCCTGCTCTTTCTACAATCTGATCTATCAAGTATCTATATGATTTCGCATTCCCCCACATTTTTATATAGTCATAGGAAACAAGTGCCCATATTGGCCTTACTCTTTCATCTTTCAATAGACCACTCATTACCTTACTGTTAAAATCCTCTACTATATTAATAGATAAATTATCAACACTTAAAGAAAACATTAAATTATACTTTGAAACTAAATTAAACAACTCGTTGGCTTCTGTGCGATTAAACTTTAAGTCTCTTTTAAAGAGCCTATAAAGTTCCTGCCTTTCATCTTCTTTTACAGGATCTCTCCATCTTTCTATCATCACATCTATTATATTCATTTTATCCTTATGTTAAACCACTTGTTATATGTAATCCATTATACCAACGACTCCCCTTGACAGATATTATTTCTTCATTTCCATCTCTTGTTTCAATTGTGCGTTGCAGATACGTTGCATAGCATTCATATTCATTCTTTTTTTCATCTATTACATCCGGTCCCCACCGTCTTATCACATCACATATTAAACTCATTTATTTCTCCCCACTATCCTTCTTCTCCTGTTCTTGTCTTAACCAAGGTCTGTCATAACACTCTCCCACCACCTGTGTTGCATACTCATTGCATATACGTTCTTCAAAATCCTTTTCGTGGGCATCATCTCCTGACAGATCTTCTTCTTTCGGAGATCCACTTACTCTCCATAAGATCATTCTTAAACCCGATCTATATACATTATAATGCGCTATTTCGTGGTACGTAATCCAAAGAACTGAACTATCTATTTCACTTTCATCATTAAATATATAAATACATTCATCCTGAAAATATGTAAAACCCCTTGCTTTTAATATATCTTTATCATCTCCTGTCCAACCCTTAGCACGCATAAACCCTACTTGATCGGACTTAGATATAAACGTCAAATATAACCCAAACGATTTTGCTACTTTCCTGCATTCGGCCATACCTTGTTCTGTTATCATTTATTACATCTCCTTTCACTATCTCGGACCAGGATACGATGTCATTCCATCACTATCATTTTCTTCATCTTCACCCGATGATCTAATATTATCTATCCACCTACCTCTCTGTGCTGCTTCAAGAACTAATCTATCATTGCCCACTATTACTTCTTCATCTCTTCTTTGAGCGGCTCTTTGAACACTCATTTGAGCCTTTAGTGCCTTTTCTTCGCACAATCTTTCTATTCTTGCCTCATCACTCATTTGTCCTATAAGATATTCTTCTATCTTATCAAACAAATATTGATGCACATTCTCTACACCAATCTCTTTGATCTCATCATATGAAACCCTAATCATTGCAGACCAAACAGTAAGTTCACATTTAAAAATTGTTATTTCCTTAATTTCAGACTGGTCAGCATACATTAAATGATTTTCTCTCATAAGATTATATAACTCAATAGGTATTAAACCAACATATCCTGACCATTGATTCTTTACCCTACTATTGTCATTTCCCCATCTTCTGATTACATTATCTATTACACTCATTTTATTACTGTCCCCCACCTATTTCTTTTATTCTACTCCAATATACATCTTGTGGCAAAGAACTCTGCATTCTTCTTATAATCTGACCTAAAAGTATTCCAAATATATCTTCATCAGTATATCCCATTTTGTCTTTATAACTAACATCTGCCCAACAATTACGAAGTGAATCATCACTTTTATCCACTAAAAGTATTCTACCTGATTGTTTATCATCTACAAGTCTAAGATTGTTTATTGCTATTGCTTTCTCTAATGATGCCTCAAATGAAGAGATAGGACAATTTGACTTGTCCTTTATCATTTCTTTATCTTTCCACCTATTAATCATTATGTCTATTATACTCATTCTGAACTCCCCCTACCTTACCCCCGAACTTTCCATCTTTACCCCACACTCTTTACACCCATCCCACAATAAAGACATGGGCAATCCTATCTCTTCTGCCGATCTTTCAATCTGTTTAGACTTTGGTATCCGGCCACCCTTTTTCTTATTATAAACACGCGTCCATTTCTTTTCTTTATTCATATCCCAATCGCCTCTTTCAAGATAAGAACAATAACCATTGGCTTGATCAGGTTTATCTTTTCTTAATGACCAATAAGGACAAACCCCTGGCCGAAAACCTTTACCATACATACTATGACAATATGGGCCGGCAGGAATCCTTCTCTTATCTTTCTTTAAACCTACAACATTCTTTGCTATTGATTTCATTTCTTTAATCCCCTTGCTTTCTGTTTATTAGCCTTATCCCATTTCCTATTCTCTTTTATCTGCTTCTTTTCTTTTGCTTTCCAATCACCACCCACTTTCTTATTACTCACATTTCCTATCGTTACTTCCATTGGCCACTCACTTGGACACTCCACTCCATCAGGAACGATTATTTTACTAACCTTTGCTCCATTGATATACAACTTATTCTCAACTACTGCGATATATAACCATTCTCCATTCTCTGCCTTAACCCACTCAGGATTTACTATCTTCATTATCTTTTCCTCCCCTCTACCTATACTTTCAGTTGGTGTCATTTTGACACCGACTCATATTCCCACCCTACTTCTTTTTCTCTTTAAACTTAGGCTCTGTGTTTGTCATTATTGATACAGCCAGGATTAACCCATTAGCCATACCCATAAAATATTCTTCATCCAAACAAGCCTGCTCATCTTTACATTGTATATCTCTTACATTGATAAGATCTTTCAAGTTCTCTTCTAATGGTTTCTTTTGATCATATTTACCCATCTTAACAAGAGCAGATAATTTGGATTGTATTCTTTCTGCTTTCGTTATACTACCATTTACCACACCACTCTTCCCGCCTTTCAGTTCATCACATTCTGTGACAGACTGACTTTCTTTTAACTTTCTTTCTCCTAAATTAAGAGTAAGCCCATCATCATTCATTGTCATTGCTTTTAATTCACGTGTAAACTTATTCATTTAGATCTCCCAAGTTCTTTCTCACTCTCTTTCTTATTGTCTTATTTACTCTCTTCATTGTCTTCGGGAAACTCCGGCACACCTGCCCATTCTAACAACTGAACATCTCCAGGTTCTATATACTCTGCAAGGCTTTGTAATTCTGCAAGTTCAAGATACGACATACTTTCATTAATTATTTGTTTTCTTAAGTATTCCAATCTTTCTTTGATGTGTTTCATATCTATTGCTTCTTTATCTATTCCACCACCTGCCAATTTATGTAGTTCTTTTTGAAACTTATTCATTCAACTCCTCCTTATCCCCACATTTTCTATATTGCTTACATTAACTATATCATTTAATTTATTTATTACTATTGTTACTATCAATTTTATTTTAACATACTAAGTATAGCACACACATTGTCATTTGTCAAATAATGAACTAATTTATTATTATTATACTTTTTTGCTACTCTTCGAATTGTTCCATCTTCTATGTCTTTCCATCCAAGGATTTCCATACCCACTATCTTATTACGACTATCCAAATCCACAATTATATTCTCGCCTTCCCTCACAGTTTTTTCTATCTTATTATCAGATACATAAACATATACTACTCTTGCTTCTATATCATATGTTATTTTCATTCCCATTCTCCTCTGTTAATCTTTTCAACACTTTCCCCTTTCTCTATTCCACCCTACCCGCCTCTACCACAACTCCCCCATTCATGCTATAAACTTCACCTGTGTCCATATCTTTAATCTCATTTATCATTACCTTAGATCCTGGAATTAACTTTATCTCACTCTCAGGGTAAGGTATATCAGCATCCCCTGTATTCTTTTGTAATGTTTCTATCCAATCTACATTTTGTTTACTTACTTCACCTTTCACCACTACTTCCGGCCACCCCTCATTTGATTCCCCTTTTGCATTCTCATAAACTGTGGCCTGTCCTAAATCCCATGTCCAATACACACCCATAGATGGCCAATCTTCTAATAGGAGTTCATCTTTAATACTCTTTACAAATTCTTGTACATCCTTTACTGCTAATGCTCTAAATACCGGAAAAGGATCTGTGAACCCTAAAAATCTCTTCTTAGATGCTTCAAATGCTTCTATTGCTTCTTCGGGATAGTTCTGATAGAACTCATCCACTTCTCCACCCGGCTGATCATTGATCAGATCTTCTATTGTTATATTCTCCAAGGATACAGATGCTTTTCTTTTCAATCCCCTATATTCGCCATACTTCTTTATAAATTCTTCTATACTATAAAACCCATCCTCACTTTGAGCAAAGGTCTCAACCAAAATCTTACGTGGTTTAAAGTTTATAATTATATCAAACCATTTCCTAAGAGTATCCACATTCTCTACCTCAACACCCATTAAATTATTCTGTTCCATTCTTACTCTTGTCCATCCTAACAATATTAATGCTTCTATCTTATTATTATACTCAGGTATTGTAATTCCATATTCTTCTTTTAACATCTCTATATTATTAAATATCCATTCTTCGTGTTCTCCCGTAGATTCTTCTACTCCAACATTATATATCTTACCCACAGGATCAATCCAGTATGCACCCAAATTTCCTTTTGCTGCTTCTTTTAATCTCCCCTCTATCTCGAACTTCTCTATTGTCGTATCTTTCTTAGACAACTCTATCTCTTTTATCTGCCACTCTATTTCCGGTTCTTCATCCACCAACTCCTCCGTCTCTCTTAGTTTCTTGCCTTTCTTTAAATAGGCTATCGTGATATGCGGAGTGTAATCAAAGTCATCCTTGACTTCAAACTCTTTGGCGAGATCGGAGTGAAGTTCTTTCAAATCTTGAGACTCTAATTTCAGCACAGCCACATCATATTCTTTACTGTGAGTGAAATAATCTATCTTGGCGATCTTGGCGATTAATTGGCGATTGGCCACAAGTGATTGAATATCAGATATAGAGGCAGAGTCAATACCATAGCAAAGGGTTGTGTGGGGGGATGGGGGAAATCCTCCATCCATCTCATTACTTTCTGCATCAGACAGATCTTCTTTTGGAATACTGTTTTGAACTTTCTTTATCCATTGTTTTAACTCTTTTGGTATGTCAGACGTTTGCACACTACCATGATCGTAATCTGCTCTTATTACTATCCCACCTCTTCTTATCAACACTCCCACTTTCTCGGATGTTAAATGTTCTTCATCTCCTACCGTTAATTCTAACTCTTCTTTGTTTACTATCCGATCTTTTGAAATTGAATTATCTATCACTATATCCCCACCTATTAAATCAGGGTGTGATTCTATATAATGTTTGAATATTAGATCTGCTCTATCGTCTTCTGCCACACCCTCTTCCCCCTCACTACTTTCCCCATATGTTTCCTCTTCCGGATATAACTTATCATACTCTGCTACCGGCCACATTATCTCTATATCCACAGAATCAGGGCTATTTGAATTCATTGCCCTATATGATTTCTCACCCAACACTGTATAAACGATACCAAGGTCTGTATCCTCAGCCCTAAGCCCATTTTCCAATATACTCTTTACATTCTCTCTGCTTGTTTGGTGGTGCAGGTCCACACCATTGGGATACTTATTCTTTAACATCTCTATGAACTGTCTTTGATACTTTCCCATATCAAGATCATATTTCTCCCCTTTAACCCTACCCCTCATACTCGCACTTATCTTACTCCCATCCTTACCTTCTTCTTTTGTGTGATACTTCTGCACTGTGCTATATTGTTTATTCTTTAAATCCTCGGCAAGATCATATATATCACGTATAACATCATATATCTCTTCTGCTTCTTTATTTTCCTCTTCTCCTGCCTCATCATACGCCCACGATAATATCTGATCAGAACTATGCCATGTTGATATAAGTTCATCCATTGCTTGCAATATAGCCATTGGATCAATTGCTGATTTCAATTTCTCTATTTTCTTATTTACTTTATCCCAAAACCTTCCATACTCTTTTTCTTCAAATCTTCTACTTCTTTCTAACTCTTCAGGCGATACTCCCACTCTCTCCATAAGCGATAATATAATCTCTTTTGACTTCTCTGCTACCTGTGGATCTATTTCTCCCACTATCCCCTGCCTATATAACTCTTTAATCGTTTCTATATCGGATAGAGATAGCGAAGACAATTTGTCTATTTCGCCTCTCTTATTAACCTTTAACTCTTTCCACTCCCCTACTTCCCATTGCCCCATCTCTTTCTCAGACTTTATACCCTTCCCCTTTCTTTCCCCACCACCGTTTGTTATCTCCACTCTTAATATACCGTTCTCTGCCCCGGTCCCCACCACATAATCTTCACTATCATTTAATGTTTCCCCCACTTCCTCCGATAAATAACCCTCATCATCATATTCTGTATATGTATATCCGATTACACTCTCCCCCACAGAGGCGGCGATGGAAGGAAATCTATCTGCCATAAACTTATCTACGGCTTCATTGTGAGTAAGACCTTTATACTCCGGCTTTTGATATATTGCTACCCAACATGGTTCCCCCCAATACTCATAGTATATTATCTTATCGCCTGCATTGATTACAATTACCCAATCCTCTGATCGTACCAAATCCCACTGCCCCACACTTACATCTTTCTCAGGGTATGCCTTTTTCTTTTTAGCCATCTCTATATAATTCTTTCTCATTGAATCAGATTCATATTGTTTACTTTCTTTCTTTATTCCTACACCTATCCCCCCACTATTACTTGCCTCTACCTTTAGCGTAGCAGGCAATAGCCTTACTCCCTTCATACCACCAAACTCTAATAGATCGTTTGCAGTAGCCAAACTTATAGCCTTTAACCCAATAGCCATTGTATACTTATTCTCTGCTACCTTGCGAGCCCAAGACAATAGAGATATATTCTTAGTCCCCCCCAATGTTTTTATGGCCTCAGAAATTAGTTCATTGGTGTCTATATTTAAGTCAGATAAATTTATAACTAAAGTATATCCGGATTGTTTTTTCATTAGTTTTTTTACTCCAAAAAATATTATATATTTATGATTTCTCTTGTTCTTTCTAAGGTCTGAACTAATTACTTTTTGCATTTCTTAAAGTTAAAGGTGTCTGCGAGATAGATTTTTTTCGCTTTTTTCCATACTTCTATATATAAACTCTCTCTTTCCTCCCATATTCCCCCACCTTGTCTCCCCTTTACTCCACCTTTACTATTCTTTTCTCCTTCTTTTCTCTAATCTTTCCTACTTAATACCCCCGTCACTGCATCATTATGACACAAACCACTCTCTACTCATATATCTCCACTACCTCACTCTTACCCTTCCATTGTCCTATCCAATAGTCATCAAGATCTATCTTTACAAAATTATCATACACAAGTTCAGCCCTACCCATAACTATACAATACTTGGAAGGCTTATCTAAAAAACCTAAGGTACCAAACCTATTAATACACACAAAACTACCACATACTAACTTAGTTGTCACTCTACTCATTGGTATCTTCTTATTGTTCTTGTCTATCTCTAATACCCAAAAAGACTTATCTGCCTTAGTAGAATGAAGATTTATAAACCTATAACCGTGTGGCGATATAAATTCTTTATCTTCTATATTCTTTCCCTCTCCCCACCTCTCTATCATTGTTTCTATTATTCCCATTGCTTCTCTCTCCCCTCTTTATACCTTTCCCTTATACTCAAACAAATCTATTATTACAGCATCTGTATCACTTACAGAAACATCTATACTTTCGGCTGCTATACTTGCGATCCTTGCTTTAATTGCATAATATGGCCGAGGATCTCCTTCATAGTAAAACCCTGATCCATCAAAATAAATAAAAGCACTGTCTCCTACTCTTTTAACATCAACATCACAAAGCCTATACATTTTTCTTTCCGCATAAGGATACTCTTTTAACTTATATATCCTTATCTTTCTATCTCCTACTATATCTTTCCCCCACCTATTCACTATCGTATCTATCACACTCATCTTGTACTCCCCCTTACTACATCCACCTTTCAAAATCTCTTTGCTTATTCTTCTGTTTAAACACTTCTTCTACCACTCTTAACCCTCTCCACTTCTCTTTCCAATATTCATTAACATCTATCCTCATACATTGCCCATTCCCATTTCTTGATATATCCTTTACTATACCTATATATGCTTTGTTTGATGTGGGCAAATTACTGGAAAAAATCAATTGATTGCTATCACTTATAGTTATTATGTCTCCATTGCCAAGTATAAGATTTTTATCTATACATCCACTATATCCTTCTTTATCTATTTCTAAATACCAATCGCCAGCACCTAATTGAAAACCATCACACATTCTATACACAAACCTGTATCCATTTTTACTCTTTATAGTCTTAACATCTTTTGCCCATCTCTTTATCATAATATCTATTACATTCATAACTTCTCCACTACCTTTATTTCTTTAACCTTTCATATAGCAGGATCTATTCCTACCCATTCCACAACATACATCTTGCCAAAATCTCTTGTTCCATATACTTTGACACATACACTTCCATCAGGTTCGTTTATACAATCAATAAGTCCGTGCTGACAATTATCAGGATGTTCTTCATTCTCATAATAGAACAAACCTTTATCATCAAAATAAACACAACTACTCTTTCTTATTATAGAAAGATCTGCATTTAATACTCTATACCTTTGACAATAATCTTCCCCTAGAATATATCCATTATATCCTTCATTGACTATTTCCACTTCTCTGTGCCCGGCATCCGGCTTCCATCTACCTATAATTACCTCTATCAAGTTCATGCTCTCGTCCCCCTCTGATCCTCTCCATTGTTTGATGCCATAACACACTATTTCTCACTGCCGTTAATTGTTGCTGTAAAACTTGATTTCTTTGCAAAACATAACTTGTTTCAAGATCATACCGTGCTAATGAATTTATTGCATCCAACATAGATCCTGTTGTTATTTCACTTTTATTAGGCATTGAGATACAAGTTTCTGCTTTATCTTCCTCTACCTCTTTATTATCCTGTCCCCACCTGTGGATTATAATATCAATTACACTCATAAATTTATCCTATAAGCACTCATTGCATCGTATGCATCCACCGAAATATCTGTAAGAGTTCCCCTCATATTACTTCCTACGCATACAACCGTACCTTTCATTAATCTTACAACATTTGTTTCTCGATCTTTTTTAGGATCTCTATACATATATATTTCATTTGTTCCTCTTGCAATCCCATCATACCCCATTTTTTCTCCGGTATCACTTACTATGCTTATATATGAACCATCAAGTGCAAAATCCACTTCATCTCTTAGTTTGGCCTTTAATCTCTTTCCATAAAGATTATGTATAAAATATCTATCAGCCTTCTTCCCTTTTGTAATATAAATAGGCAAGTCTTTATTTACTCCTTTTTTCCTACTATCCCATCTTGAAAGCATTGTTTCTATAACACCCATCCTAAACTCCCCCACACATATCACTAACTTCTCATTCTTATCGTGTTTGCATCTACTATGGATTCAACTAACCCCAACACTCTCCCACCATTATAAGAACCTACATCCGGAGAATAAACATGCCCATTGGCATCAGCACAAACAAGACCGTTTACTTGAAAATCTCTACTATTATCCACATAAACTTCCCACAACTGTCCCTTAGGAGACATAAACACATTATTGGGAAAATCATTACAATTCTTTTTTTCCACCACATCCGGACCCAATCGTTTAATAATATCTTGTTTTATATCCATTTCTTAATTCCTATTTAAAAAATACTATCTTTAATGGCAAATCTTTCAATAAATTAGGGATTTGATCTTTTTTTAATTTAATTTGATCTTTACGTTTAGAACAAAAACTCTTATTAAATGTATCTAAAACAATTTCCATTAATTCAATGCATTTCCTACAATATACATGTTCTTTGCCCATTATATGAAATATCCCTATTTTATTTTTTTCTCCACACCTATCGCACACTTTATTCCTTTCCATTGTATACCTCCCCCTTATTTATTTAACCTGACTTTTCTCCAACTGTATAGCCCTGCGTTTCATATCATTTTTAGACATAGTAAAATTACTTATAACAACAACTGAAAGAATTATTATTATGACTGACACTATCAAAACATTTATCCAATCTATTTTATTGTTTTCTCCCATTTGTATCCTCCTACTTTAGTTAGGCTTCTTTATCTTCCGTAAGACTGCTATCTGCTTCGCTAAGGATATTCTGCATATCTTTCTTTGATTTTGGCACAGGAACTTTTTTATCTGCCACATTGAACCATCCATATTGAGCAAGTATACCGATCAAAACCCATCCCCATTCCGGAGAAGGATTTCTTCTTGCCATAAGACACACTAAGAGCATAGCCAACAAACAGAGTAAGAACTTTCTGCTCAGCATTGAACTCTTTAAACTCTCTTTCTTATTTTCTGTATTTGCCATTTCTCTTAATCCTCCTTACATTTCTCTTTTTTTCTGTTTTATTATTCTATATTTTACTCTTTTGTCTAATTCAATTCCTGGATTTTCATAGTTCGTCATCATTCTTGCTATAACAGGCACTAAATCCTTTTGACCAAGTTTTTTTGCTCGTTTCATACAAATCTCAGGATCTGTGGGTATATGTATAAATTCCAAATCATAATTATATTCTCTTGCCAAACTAATCCAATGAAGTCTTAAAGAAAAAGTAAGAAACGTACCATCTACTAAAATATTCTTATTTTGATCTAAAAAATATCTGGCCATAAACTTAATTGTTGCCCAAACAAGATCTTCTGCCGGAGCATAAAACCTTTGACCATGAACAACAAGCCTCATATCATCAGGACAAAGATATATATATTCAGGATTTTTCTTTAAAAACTTCTTAGCATATGTCGTTTTTCCAGATCTCGGATATCCCATCATAAGAATCATCTTATTTCTTTTCTTCATTTATTACCCCCTTATTCCTTTCTAATCCCCAAACTCTCTATAATCCCGGAAACCATGCATTTCCCTATCAAGTTCAGGGTTGTCGCCATCAATCTCAATACTCCCCCTAAAATCATTATCAATTGAAAAAGCAGACCTATCATCAAAATTATCATGCAATGGAATAGTTATAAATAATTGTTTTGGATTGTCAGATATACCACTAAGTGTGCCAACAACTTTACAATCCTCAGGAAGTGTTGCCCCTATTTCATTTGCAAATAACCTACTATCCTCTGCCACACAAACAAGATCTCCTATATGCCACCCTATTATATCAATATTACTAATTCTAAATACAGCAGCCGAAATCCTGCTGAACGTATACTCATAACAACCCTTTAAATTTTTATTTACTTTAACATCAGGGCCCAATCGTTTTATAATATCTTGCTTTATATCCATACATTCCCCCCCACATTATCTTACTTCTGTCATTCCCACCGGAACCGATTTTTCCATTGCTCTGCTTGTCTTAACCATAGAAGACAAGAATAGACCTAACAATATTGCCAATATGCAAAATGCCGTTATAGCAAAACCAATGCTGTTTTCTTCTTTTTCATGCCCGGTTGTTACTGGAATTCCTTTATATTCTTTACTACCCCTCAACTTAGTCATTTATCCCTCCCTTATTTATTAAACCTTTTACCAAACCAATCTAAAATAATAATTATCACTGAAAATATTATAAAATTTAAAAGTATGATCAAAAGAGCAATTCCAAATAAATATAGAATGTGCATTTTACACCTCTCTATAATAATAGATGTTTACATAACTCTTTTGCCTCTTTAAAGGAATAGCCTTCCAGTGTCTTCTCATTCACTGCATCATTGTAGTTCTTATGATCAGCATCATTAAAATCCTTTTCATTTAAAACTTTAGGGCTACTGCCTGCTACGCTAACAGCAGGTGTTGCAAAATCTATAATCAAATCTTTATTTTCAATACCCTTAGCACTTCTCCATAAATCTCTAAAAAAAGCATCCTGATGTTCAATGACATATGAACCATAAGTTCCGAATTTATCCTGTTCGCTCTTTGGTATCAAATTACGCAACTGTGTCAATTCTTTATCGGCTAATTCAAAAGCCTCTGCCTCAGCAGGGCATTGTTTCTTAAACTCATCATAATTGTCTTCTCTTAACTTATCAAATTCTTTTTCTGTATATTCATCCTTTGCGATACTTTCAAGATCACACAGTTTTTGTCCTGTTATAACATATACAAAATCATCTTCATTATCAAATGATTTCAAAACAAAATCCATTAATTCTTTATACTCAGTAGAAACCATTCCTCACCTCTCTATTCATCTATACTATATTATGTATCTATGCAACAAAAAGTATTACTTTATTGTGTTTGATACTTCCTCTAATAACCCAACTGTCATATCCAATAATGTAGCATCGCTATTTACAGGCTCAGATACAGATTGTATTTCAGGTGATGCAACAACATCATCTTCCTTATTTTCATATTGCTTATAAAATTGGGAATGTCTTTTCTCTAATATAGCCTTATCTTCCTCTAAAAATGCTTTCACATAAGATCTGTCTTCTAAAATTGATAAAAGATTATCCCTAACAATATCAGAGTATTTTACTTTTCCATATCCTGTATCAAATAAAATATCTATATATCCGGGATCTTTTCTTGCGATAATTGTACCCGCACTACCAGCAGGGACCACTTCACCTTTTTCATTTAAAAGATCATATGTAGTAAGCACGCGATTTCCTTGCTTATATATTTTTGACCAATCAAGGGTTCTATTATTCTGATTTTTTATAATTTCAAACCAAATTCTATCCAATGGAATTTTGTTGATCATATTTTATCCTATTATTTTATTTTTATGTTCTTTTTTATGACAATCTTCGCAAAGTGTTATTCCATTGTCAATATCCCATAAAGGTTTATATAGCATTGCACTTTCGTATAAATCAATCAATGGTGAATGTTTTTTAATTTTCTCCAACAATAATGCAAACTCTTTAATATGATGTGCTTTTAAATTTCCACCTCTACTATCCCCACACTTTTGGCAGGTATAATTATCTCTTTTAAAAACATCTTGACGCCATTGATCATATTTTAAAGAACTCCTTATTCTTTCTACTGCAGGCGTTACGCCACCTTTCCAATTAGGATGATTTGATCCCTTCATTAAATCTGATTGCTTTTTTTTGTGTTCTTCTGTCCAATGTCCGTGTATATATTTACGTTCATTGCCCCATTTATCATACCTTAGATGTAATTGCTTACAACCGCAACCACAAAAAATCATTTTAGATGAACATTCTTTACAAACAAAATTTTTATAACTAATTAATGTGCCATCATTGTCTCTACCGCAAACTGCACAATGCATATCAATATGAGATTCTGACTGTTTACTTTTTGATTCTTCTGTATGATGTTTACCATTCCAATGATGACCATTTATATATTTACGTTCTCTACCTTGTTTACCATATTTTGAACGATATTGGCCACAATTACAAGCACAAGGAATTTGAATTGATAAACAATTATCACAAACATATTTATCCTTTCCTAATGTTCCATCGTTATCTTTGTGGCAAATTTTACAATGCAAACCAAGTTTATCATGCCCTTTCACATATTTATACTCTCTACCTCTTTTGTCATGTTTAAAATGTAATTGATTACATCCACAGGTACACGGTATTTTAATGGATAGACAAAAATCACAAACACGCTTAATATCACACAATGTTCCATCATTGGATTTACCGCATATTTTACAATGCCTTATTCTCATTCTTATTTTCTCCACATCCACCAACCACGATGTTCTGTATTACCATCTACATCCAATTGATTTAATTCTCCATTAGTATACCCTTCAATTATCATATTTTTAACATGTTCTTTATTGCTATCATCTAATTCTTCATCATAATTTTCATCTCCAGTCCAATTATAATCAATTGACCATCCATTATCTAATATTGTAGAATGCTCCCACTCCTCTTCTATTTTGTTTTCGATTAAATCTATACCAAGTTCTTTAGATTTCTTTTCCACAGATGCTGTTATTGAATCATTAACAGGACCAATTCCCAAATCGGAATTTGATAATCTTTTTTCTGTACCCACACCATCAGCATTATCTTTATATATATCTTTATTCAAAATAGATGATGGTTTTGATTTTTCCTCATAAGGATTTATTTTTAGAGGTACTATTTCTAATTCTCCAAGATCTGCTTTTGTTTCTTTTGATCCAATCTTCTGCCATGTACCAGCCTCGTACTGTTCTGTTGGGGGATTAGGAAATGCATGCTTAACCCAAGCATCAAGTACATCGGGATTTGCAGAATAAAATATATATGGACCTTCTGTTACTGCTCCTTGTTCATTTTTCCACAATAAAACGTTTGCTTTCATTTTTGTTTTAATCTTTGTTGCTTCTTCTGCTGTAAATGTGGCTCCTTCACCATACCCCACCACAGATCCTGCATCATCTTTTACAACTTGATCCTCGATCACGTACGCAATCTTTACCAAACTTATTCCGGCTCCTTCTGCCTGCTTTATTACTCGCTTCTCAGTAGAAGCATCAATTTTCTCTTTAACAGGTCCAAAAAGGGTTTTAGATGATAATGGAACATCAAATAATTTCTTATTATCACCTGATTGATATTTATCTTTTGGATTATACGATAAACCAACACTTTCAAACGTATCGGATGGTTTCTTTGCTTCGGCAGGACGATCAACAAATAATTTACTATTTTCGCCCTTACCAACATTGTCAGTAATCGATACTTTCTCTATATCTTTTACTGATTTAGCAGATGGTTGAGCAAATAATCCTGAATTTCTACCTGCAGGAACTTCTTTATCTCTTTTTAATTCAGACTTATCGCCTTTTAACGCCCCATTTGCATCAGCAGACAAACTAACACTCTCCAATTCTTTCGGTTTAACTCCATCAATTTTGTCAATATTTTTATTGATAGAATCTCCGTCTTTTAATGCCTCAGATCCTTTGTCAGATTTGCTATCACAGGGTTTCTCTTGATAATCTTTTGGCTCTTCTTTTTCCTCGGCAGCCGTCACAAATTGATTTCTTGCCAATTCAGGATCATCTTCTGGCTTTGGAAGATTAACTTTTGTTTTTACTTTTTCTTTTGGTTCTTCCTTTTTTTTCGGTGCCTCTTTAGTTACAATTACATCAGATTTCTTATTCATACCTAATAAATCTTTCATATTATCCAAAAACTTTCCCATTTTACTTCCTCCTATAATAATTTTGATTACTTATTATTTCAAATGTGATGGAGTTATTATATTTGACTTTGGTTGCTGTTGAGCAGAAGACAATATACCAAGAACAGCCTGTCCACAACCCTGCATCTGTAAATAACTCTCTATTTCATGTAATGCCCTTCTTACATCAACGATCGTGGCTTCTCTTTTAGACTCTTTAAGAACATCCTTTGTGATTATAAACGAAGGTTTTCCATCACTCGGCACTACCACTAAAAATGCTGTCTCAGCCTGTTCAATCTCTTTTCCTGTCTTTTCTTCTTCCATTTTATTCCTCCTATCTATTTTTTATTTTACCAATCCGTAGCGGAATTTGGTTCGGGATTTTTATCTTCACTTATATCATCCACCTTTCTTATATCCCTCAATTGTTCAAGATTTTCATAATCATCAGGAGCCGTTGACATACTATCCATTGGCTCATTAATAACATCTTTATCTTGTCCAAAATTCTCTATCTTTCTTACTTCATCTTTATTTAATATCTGAAGTTTCACGGAACTTTTAGGAAAGTAAACTAATATTTTATTACTACCTAAAAATTCCAATATTTGACCTGTTCCGTTATTACCCTTACCACTCACAGCCTCTTCTGTCATTTGCACAGGATCCCCATAGGAAAGAATGTCTCTTTCATCCATGAGATTCTCATTTCGTTCAACAGAAAATTCTGTTTGGGGCGTAGTTCCGCGATTAGGGCTTAACATACCAAAGGGATCGCCATTACCACGATCTCGATTTATATCATAAACTGATCCGTCAGTCCCCCTCTCATAATATTCTTGACCATCATTTGTTAGTGGGCGTTCATCAAATATTGTGTCTGCTGCTTTATTTAACATTTTATATACTCCATAGTATAGCACAAATATTGTCATTTGTCAAGCAACACTTAAACATTACCACCCGATGGTTTATCACTTGTCTCTCCTGACATATAAGAAGGTTGTTCTGTCGATTTATTACCCAATGTTGAATAATCTTCCATGTTTACATCCTCCCATACTGTATCTACAACTTCGGTAACAGGATTTTTTTCGCCAGGTCCTTGATCTAAATTATCATTCTTTCCCCTATTTAGCAATTCCTCATTGATTTCTTTTATCTTCTCTACGCTTTCTTTCGTTAAGGTTCCTGCTAAAATCTTCTTTTTTGCTTCAATCAATTCATTATCGCTCATTTGTTTTACTTGTTTCTCAAACGACGCTTCTGCTGTTATCGATCCTAAAAGATCCAATGTATACAATTTTTCTCCCGCTTTAACAAGAAACGTATCTTGACCATAAAAAGAATGATCTTGCAACGATCTCAATAATCTCACTCTCGATACAATACTCTTTTTAAATTTATCATTGTCAAAGTTTTTAGATGCTATCCAAACCCCCGATGAATCTTTCTCAAAAAGAACGTTATCAACAATCACCTGAGGATAATCCATTTTATCAAACATATTCGATACCACTCCGGCATTGATCAATATATGAGATATGTCAGAAGCAGAATCTTTATTATAACCCCTTGCCCTTAGCCCAACTACATACATAAGAGCATCCACATCTGCACTGCCGATCTTTTTCTTTTCCTTTTGATATGATTTCCAATAGTTTTTTAACTCATCTGCACCCTTACCACTGAAAAAATTATAGAAGTAATTAAACACTTCGCTGTAATCAGCATCTTTTTCTGCCACAACTAATTTCCCACTTTTTTCTTCAATATTTTCCTGTGGTTGTTCTACTTGTGCTTCATTTTGTGGCTCATTACCTCTTTCCTTGGGAGCCATTATAGATTGAATATATTCATTCAAAAGATTGTCAAAATTTTGATCTTGACCCGAATAAACATAAAAAAGCCCAAGCACTTTGTCCATCTCGCCTACGCCGGCGATCATTGCAGAACTTATGAATGAATCAATATTAATACCTGATTCCTGTTCAATTAATGCTTTATTGAATACCCTATTTGACAATGTAGGCGACTGCCTCACTTGCTCTTCGTATATCCCTTGGCCAGGCATCATCTGATCAGGGCTACCATTTTCAACAGCAGGATTTTGATTATTAATCTCAGAGCCAAAACCCGTATCGGAATTATCAGCCACAATCTTTTTTAAATTGCCAACAAAGTCGGTGTCCTGCCGTGTAGCCTGTTTCTTTACCCCTTCAATTTTTATTTCACATTCTTTTAATAAGCCTTCAAAAAATTTAGACATAATAATTCCTCCTAAAATAAGTTAAATTATCAAAATATAGCAAAACAACCAAAATCAAGCATTTTATCACTATATCACATAAGCACTATTTTACATAATAATAATTAACTTTACAATACTTATCATAAACATATTAAAGAGGTCAACACATCATACCCCTTCATATATAGGGGAATTATAACCATTTTATAACCATTTTACTTTTCAGAATTCGGAAAATAATTATTCTTTTCCCTGCTCGTTTTTATTACTCCGTTAAAGATCTCACGCTCTGCATTGCTCAATATGGCCAAATTATGCACATACATATGACAACTATGACATAAAATACAAGAATTTTTCGTTTGCTTGGGTAAAGATTCGCTCATACAATGACAATACAATCTATTATTATCCCCATCCCCACACATAACACACCTTTTATTATCTCTCTCAAACACAACATTATGAAATTTATCAACCAAATCCAATCTTTCCCTTTCTAAAATCACTATAGAATAAGGCATTTCAAGAATATCTCTATTTAACAAATCATTTATCAAAAGATAATGAGCCATATGCCCCCCTCTTGTCAAAGCAGATATTTCTTTGGATTTAATCTTCTTTCCCATTATAATCTTGCATAATTTCTGTAATCCCCTACTCAAATTCTTTGAAACAGCAGCCTGTGAGATCTTTAAAAATTTCGCAATTTGAGCCTCGGACATATGTTTCCATATTTTAAGAAATATAGCATCTCTTTGCTTAACAGTTAATTTTTTTAATGCAAGTTGCAAAACAAGTTCTTTTTCTATATGTTTTTTACTTTCTACGTTTTCTCTATAATCCGGGACAATTTCATTGTCGATCTTATATATTAGATCTTTTACAATTTGCTCTCTTTCTTCGTTCTGCTCAATCTCATTCTCACTCATTAGAACCTCCATGTTTTTCTTGCATTTTTTTCTTATTTATAAATTCATTATAAAAATATATAACTCGTTCAGCATTCTTGATTAGAATAAATTCCAATGGGCTTGATACTTCCTGTATTCCCCACTCAGCATACCTGCGTTTCTTTGTGCCATCCATGGCAGCCAACTTCAATTTCTTTTCATTTTTATCCGGCAAGCCATTTAATATACTTTGTATTCTTTTACCGTCATCTTTCATCCTCTGAATAACATATAACAAGGCTTCTTTTTCCACAACATAAGCATCATCTCCAAATATTTCTTCCATAAAAAACTCTCCTCTAATTAAACCATTTTAATTCAGTCGTTCCCTTAAATCCTTTGACCCACACATACCACGCATAAGCAATTGCACTGCCCCCCCCCCTGCTACCATTGTCTCAAACTCAGCATTCTTTGCACACATCAATCTACTGCTTGAAACATATACTGTCTTTGGGGGATCTTTTAAAAATAATTTCTTTCGAGCCTTTCCTTCCATAAACTGCAATTTCAAAAACATTGCAACCTTTCGGCCATTAGGAATGATTTCCAATGCTTTCTCTATAAATTCTTGAGCATACTTATAGGGAGGATTAGTAATAATATCCCCATCCCAAGCCTGATTATCTATACCTAAAAAATCTACTCCTGCCTCACCAAATCCCCTGTCCATTAGATCAGTACTTTTCACTTCATATCCTGTACTCTCAAAAACTTTACTCAAATGTCCTTCACCACAAGCAGGTTCCCATATTTTATGATAAAAAGTTTCAAGTTGCAAAAGCAATTCAGCAGCCTTTGGCGTTGTTGCATAAAAATCTTCACTTTGCCTTTCTTCATCAGTATGATTGCTTGCTCCCAATGTTTTATATATACTATTAGAATTACCTGACCAATCTTTTGCCATTATTTATTTCTCCTATCATTCCTAATAAATCCACCTATCTCAGCAACCTCTTCATTTCCTACCACCTTATCCAACAATAAATTCATACCAAGAGAATCAGAAGCATAATGCCCCGCACAAATAACATTAATTCTATGAGATTCAGCATTTTCAAACATATCAGGAGAAATGTGCATAACAAGCATTGTCTTTATTCCTGATGCGGACAATGAAGGCATAACTAATGTTGGAGCCTCAAGCCCCCCGGTCATATCAACCAAGACTTTACCCAACTTATTACTTAATTTACCTGCAACTACTCTTGGGCCAGAAGAATGTTCTGCCGCATCAATATATTCGGGTTCATCATATAAACGTTTTAAAAGATCATTCACATCATCTGTCTCTTTAAAATTTGAAACCACATTATCTTCTAAATATTTCTGTAAACAATTATCGGATATAGTATGAGTGCACATATATTGAATACCCATTTTTGATGCCAATTGAGGCAACTGTTCATTATTATCCCCGAGGCAATCCTCTCTAACTTGTCTTGAAAATTTCTTATAAATATTTTTAAATTTAAACTCTTCACCATATTCAGAATCAATATCAACCATAACGCCATATTTTTTATAAATACCGATCTGCATATTTAAAACACGCCATAATTGACAATTTGCTTTTCCCTCAGGATGATGTGACCATGCAGCACAACTACAATCATGACCTTTCCCATATCTATTTATATATTCCAATTCTCCGCTAAAAATATCTATACCCACAAACAATCTACCAAATTCAGTATCATTGTCAGCCAAAACAGATGAATCGGGGTAAGGATTAACTAATAAAGATTTGTCAAAATATTTCTTTTCGTATTCCTCCAAATCATCATATTCTTTTTTAATATTATCTAAATCTTTTTGAACTGCCACTAATCCCCTCACATCATTCTCAATACCCACTTTTACTGCCCTTTTAAACAGATCGTTTATCTTCACAACACACCTCCTTTAACATTGGTTGAGATACATACCAAGAATATAATTTAAGACTTTCTCTTACGGCATCATGAATATCAGGCATAAGCAAGCCATTCTCTTTCATCTTATCAGTATTCAAAACACAATTTGATCGTTTTGCCACGGTCATTTTATCAAGATCATCTCCTGATATCACTTTAAATGTATGGTCAGGATTAATAATTTCTTTATACATAGACATAATCTCTGCTGCTGAAATAGTTCCGGGATTAACAAAATTAAAAACCCCCAACTTGCGTTGAGATATTGCTTGTCGCAAAGATCCAATCATGTGCGTAATAGTAGTCATGGAGTTTGGAATATCAATTACCTGCTTATACTTACTTACTTTATCTATAAAATTCTTTTCGTGAGGTATCTCATCTATGGGCATTCTTAATCTAACAATCAAACAAGGAAATTCTTTTAACGCTTTCTCGGCCAGAATCTTTGTCTTGGCATAAAATTGCGGACCATAAAAATTAGGCTCATCATCTTCTGAAAAACCTTTACCACCATTATCCCCATCATACACACATCCACTACCCATATGAACAAAATAAATATTTCGCTTTGCACACTCAACACACAAGTTAACAGCACCAACAAGATTAGACAATATTGTTTCTTCTTTGTGGGATTCACACCAATCAATATTACCAATACCTGTCTTAGCCACAGCATTAATTACAACATCAGGTTTTTCTCTATCCAAATAAGATCCAAGAGATAAAGCGTCCGTCGTATCTACACCCGTAGTAATATATCCCAAAACATTTGCAATTCTTGTACCTAAAAATCCCTTACCAAAAACTATACCATGCATGTCTACTCCTTCTATAAATTTAATTCAGGTTGATAATTAGTATCTACCAATCGTGTTTTAGCGATTTCAACATACTCAGGATTAAGATCAATACCTATATATCTCCTGTCCAATTCTTTGCAAGCAACAGGGGTAGTGCCTGATCCCATAAAAGGATCAAGGACAAGATCTCCTGCATTGGAACTTATCTTAATCAATTCTTTAAAAAGATCTAAATTCTTTTGCGTTGGATGAACTTTACTATGCCCACTTGAATATCTCAACACAGAGTTTCTGCAATGAGCATTAAACGTTGCTTTTGGTTTTTTACCATACACGCAGGGCTCTATACCAGAAAGCCAAACAAAATCTCCATTCATTGGCGAAGGATTTGTCTTCTCCCATATTATTACTCTTGTAGTCATATCAGCATCTGCCATTCCATTTTTCAATATAGCCAATTGCGACCACCCACAAAAAACATAAACTGATCCCTTGGTTATTCTTGTCAACTCTTTAATTAGCACGCCAACATCAAACCCCACAACATCGGCATCATTCTTATCGAGATTTCTCAAACCATTACTTTTTCTATTTACCTCGCCATAAGGAATATCTGTTAAAACCATGTCTATGCTATTGTCAGGTATAGCCTTTATGGCATCTAAACTATTTCCCTGAAAAACATTGTTAATATAATCATTTGGATATACCACTATTCCCCCTTTTTATGTAAATATTCTTCTACTTTTCTCCTACTCTCATGTGTACCGGCATCCGACCAAAATCCCTGAACTACATGATAAGATAAACAACCATTGTTTAAATAAGATTCATTAACGTCTGTTATTTCTAATTCTCCCCTGTCAGAAGGCTTTAATTTCTTTATTCTCGAAAAAACTCCCCAATCATAAATATATAAACCCGTTACAGCCAAATTACTTTTTGGTTTTTTAGGCTTTTCTACGATAGAAATAATTTTATCATTTTTAATCTGTGCCACACCAAATCTGCAAGGATCATCCACCTTTTTCAAAAAGATCTTTGCTCCACACCATGAAGTACTGTATCCCCAATGTTCATATACTTCTTTAAAATTATCATCACCAAATATATTATCCCCAAGAATTACTACAATAGGACTATCTCCTGCAAAATCTTCTGCCAATAACAATGCCTGAGCAATACCTCCAGCCTTCTTTTGAACTCTATAAGTAAAATCCATATCAGGATGCTCTTTTGTAAGATAACTCACTATTGTTCCTATATGTTCCGATCCACTTACAACACAAATATCATTAACACCCATTTTTCTCAATGTAGCCAATGGATATTCAATCATTGGAACTTTACCAACAGCAACAAGATGCTTATTTAAAACAGATGTCAATTTTCCAAGCCTTGAACCTGTCCCACCTGCCAATATTACTCCCTTCATAATTTCTTCTCCCTCAAACAAGTTATGATATTGTTTGTATTGCTTTCTAATCTTTTAACCTCTTTACCATTAAAATCATAAAAACTTGAAATTATCTCATCGAATCTCATCTTAATCTTTAATGGTAATACTTGAAAATCAATAAATTTTAAATAATGTGGCTCTCTGACAAAAAAATCCACCATACCCAACAAAACTTTCATAAAATCTTTATACCCGGGAGTAAGTGAACATTTTTGAATTACAGATTTAAATATTTTACCATCCAATATCTTATTCATACATCCAATGATCCATGATAAAATCTTACTATTATACTTAAATAATACTCTTAAAGCATCAACAATTGAAATCCAAAATTTTAATACTTTGGATTGAAGCATACTTATGATCATCTCATCATATTTATTTCTTAATCTTTTTGTCCATTCTCCCATTTGCTCTTTTTGTATTATACTAATATCTTTCTTGGTATCCTGTATCCTTTTTGCTTCATCAAAAAATTGACCAGCCTTATAAAAATTACATCTTTCCATTTCAATTACACCTGCATCATTATATGCCATCCAAAAATTTTTATCTTTCTGTCTTGCTATTTTCATATACTTTAAAGCATTAATCCAATCATGATAATCATAAAAATATTGAAGTCCCACAGCATGATAAGGCATAGCACGATCAGGGGTTTGTTTAATCTGTGCCATATTCATTTTAAAATAATTAGACAATTTTTGTTTAACAAACTTTCTCTTTTTTAAATATCCAAAATGAAATATCCTAAAATCTGCTCTTGCTGTACCAATTCTTTCCCCTCTCTTTTGTGCTGCAAATACAGATTCATCTATTTCTTCGTGCACTACTCCGGAAAAGAAAAATCGTGGATCATTTTTATACATACGACATGTTTCAGAAAATGCCCACTTACCAAAATAATCTCCGACAATAGGATCTCTTAAAAAATTATGTATAGGGAAGATCCATATATCAATATTGTCATCCTGAGATAACCACCAAAGCCGAGGTAAATCTGATTTCTCAATAATCTCATCGGCATCTAATCGTAATATCCATTTAGAATTTGCACATCTTAAAGACATATTACGTGGGTTTGAAAATTCATTATTCCAAGGATAATGATATACTTTGGCACCACAAGACTGTGCAATTTCAACAGTTCTATCAGTACTTCCCGTATCAATAACTACACATTCATCAATCATTGGTTTAACTGAATTGATAGCGTTAGCAATATGCTCTTCTTCATTCTTGGCAATCATTGACAAACAGATTGAATTATTTTCTATCCATTTTTTCTTAATCATTCCACCCTCATCGATTAAATGCCTATAAAAATCAGCATCCTGCACTACGGCTCTTTCATTCCCATAATACATTTTTTTATAATAAGGGGCATAACCACCAAGAATTAAACCTTCACTTTTACTTTTATCAACTTCGGTATACCATTTATATTTACGTTCTCTATTTGCCCTATCAACATACCCATAATGTTTTACTCTTAAAAATGTTGTAGAACGGGTTTCATCCGGCATAAAAGGATGACTTCCGCAATGCACAGATCCAAGTTCTTTTCTATAATAAATCTTTTGATTGGGTAAATTTCTAAATAACCTACCCTGCAACATTCCACCCCATATTCCATCAGCCCTATAATGATCTTCATCATCCCAAAATGTAAAAACAGGAAAACAAAACAAATCTATATCAATATTATAATTCAAGATTGTCTGCATTGCATATTTACATTTATCCTCAAACATTTCATCGCCATCCATACAATACATCCACATACCATTCTTTTCTTTTGCCATTTGCAATAAAAAATTTCTATCATCTGCTTCTGCTCCACCCTTTTCCAAAGGAGGCTCTCTCTGCTCAACTCTTGTAACTATCGGATGCTCTTTACAGCATTCATACGTTCCATCGTTTGAATTACCATCAACAACGACAACTTCACTACAAAACATCGCAGCCGTATCTAATGTTCTCTTAATATATTTTGCCATATTGCGGACACGCAACATTCCCACTATTTTCTTAGGTTGACCTATCTTTAAAATTCTATTCCACTTATCATAATATCTTTTCTTGTTCGTCTCAAACATTTCTCGGCCTTTATCAATACCATTCGCAGTAATAGTTTTGCTTCCATAATGATATATAAATACATCTGTTGCTATAATATGCTTATATCCGGCAATACGCGACCTCCTACAAAGATCATTATCTTCCCACATTCCGGGAAAAAATTGCTCATCAAACATTCCTATCTTTTCCACTACTTCTCTTTTGCACAATAAACACAATCCCACCACCGTAGAAACCTCAACTATCTGACCATGATATTGTTTATAATGTTTTTCAGCGTATTCCAACACATTATCTAATGTGGGATCTGTTGATAATCCTGTTTGAACACATTGCCTTCCCCCTACATAATTACTAACAGGTCCAACCATTCCTATTGGGGATATATAACACTTATCTTCCGGCATATTAATATAAAAAACCAATCTTTCAAGCCATCCCGGAGTCACAATAACATCATTATTAAAAAATAACACGTACTCCCATTGCTCATTCAATATGGATTTTAAACCAACATTCATTCCTCCGCCATATCCAAGATTCTCATTATTCAATATGACTTTGGCTCCTTCAATTGTTTTAATATACTCACGAGTTCCATCAGTTGATCCATTATCAACCAATATTAACTGATAAGGAATATTGGTAAACCTTTGCACACTATCAATCATTCTTTTTGTTTATTGTAATCCATTAAACAAGGGAACTATAATCTTAACCATTCAAACCTCTCTTATTATTTTTTACTGCCACTCTTATCGTGTCAAACAGTTAACCAACAACTCGACGAATTGAGCAAACTGTTAGGTAATCATTTTTAATTATTATCAGGCAATTGCATCTCTATTTAGCGTCGGCATAGGTCTCACAGATCTCTCCATTCTATCTCTCTCTGAATCCGTAGCTATTTCATTAGGAGATGAGGGTTCTGTCTGAGCAGAACTCCATATGCTATTATCAGTATTTCTTTCATTTATATTTCTATCTCTTGTCGATATTACTGCTTCAACTAAAGCATTCGTATCTCCCCATGATCTTGTTGATTTATGGAATTTTAAAAGAAATGTTAATAATTCCTGCAATTTACTCGAAAAATCCTTATCTTCATCAATCTCAACTTTCATTTTAATAATTTTTTCAATTTCTTTAAAATTTTCAGGATGTAAAAGAACTGTCAAACAAGCCAAAATTTCATCTCTTTTACTAACATCTCCACCCAACCTTTTTGCAATTTCTTTTGCTAAATCCATAATTCCTCCCAACACCTATATTTCCTCAATACTCTCAATTTTTTCATCATTAAATTGTTTAAAATGTTCAAGTGCATTCCATTGTTCATTTGGGAGCAAGTGATAGCATTTAACTCTTAAACCTTTGGATATAGCAAGAGCAACTAATCCTGGCACATCCATACTTTCATTAACAGCAATTAAATCAAGAACACTCTTACTAATTATTGATATTCCTATAGAAACTTCAGACTTATGCACAGGCTTTTCATTTATCCTAATAATATTATTATTCTCATCATGTATTATGTCACCAAAGGGAATTTTTCTGCAATATTCTTTGCAGGCTATTGTAATGTCACTATTTTGCTCACAATGTTCTTTCTCCATCTTACGAAAATTCATTGTAGTAATTATATCTCCATTCAGTAATAAAAGATTATCAAATTCTTGATCCTGCATCAATTTAATGGGGCCCACAGTTCCAAGAGGAGAAGATTCTACAATATATTTTACACTGAGATTCTCACTCTCGCAATAATTTTTAATAAAACTACCCTTATATCCTAATGACAATGTTAAGTCCTCAAAGCCCTGCAAACTTAAATGATCAATAAGATTGTGTAAAACAACTTTATCATTAAAAGGGAAAAGAGGCTTTGGTAAAACATATGTAAACGGCCTTAACCGTGTACCTTTTCCACCACACAATATTAAAACTTTCATAATTCCTCCGACTACATTTAAATCAGCAGGAATCTTTAAAAGTTGATTTATAACATTGGTTGGAACTATAATTGAATGCTTTTCACAAGACTCATTATCTATTACAATATCTCCTTCTATATATGACATTCTATGTCCATCCGTTGAAACTACCTTTAAAATATTCTTAGAAATATCAAAACAAGCACCATTCAAAACAAACCTTGAACTATCAAGAGATATGGCATTTTTAACAAAATTAAGCATATCCAAAAATACCGGATAATTAATATTAAAAGAAACAACCCCATCTCCTTTCTTTGTAATATCAGGAAATTCTCCACTTGAAACATCCAAATAATATTCAGCATTTGGCCAACTTATTTTAACGGCACCATTAACCTTTTCCTGCTCAATCTCTATAACATTGTCACCACAAGACAAAATAATTCTTGCAAATTCATCCGCAGGAACAATCATACTCCCGCCCTCAATAACATCTACATTATAAACAATAACTTTTGTAGATAACTCTAAATCTGATGACATCATAACAATGTCTTTTTCTTCCTGCCTAAACTCTACCAATACATTATTCATCATTGCAACTGAATTTTTACCCTTAACATTTCCTGCTACCAAAGAAACTTTTCCCGCCAAATCCGATCCTTTTACATTCGCTTTCATTAAATCCTCCCCTTTTTATTTTATTTATAATCTCCAAAACAAGCACTCAAAACAGATCCAATAATACCCTTTTCATCTCCACAAACATTTTTAATTATGTCCCATTTGGTCCTAAAATATTGAAAACCATCACTAACATGTACGCCCCTTTGCGGCTCATTTAAACCTGCATCTTTATGAAAAACACTAACGTTTGCCAATGCACATTCCATACCTGCAACCCTTACCATTAAATCATAATCCTGATCATCAACCACGCAAAAATAACCTTCATCCAGAAATCCTCTATTACATTGTATAAATTGTTTATTTTTAGCAAGATCTCTTAAATAGCCACTATATTGATTTTCATTATTGATAATTAAGTTATTCACATAATTCAACAAGATCTCCCTATTCTTCTGAATCCAATTATAAATCTTAATAGTTGTTCCGCGTGGAATGTATTGGCAACATCCTTGAATATATCCCATTATCATTTTATTCTGTTCATCTCTTTTTAATACACAAGCCTGACTTCCAACTGTTCCCACTCCCTCATTCATCTCTACGATCTTAATCATAGCATCTTCCCACCCAAAACTTTTAATAACAATATCTGTATCAGTTTTAAATAAATGGTTTGTTTGAGCTGCGGAAAACGCCAAATTTACTCCAGGCCCTATTCCTATATTGGAACTCAAGTTCAACACTTTAATATCTTTTGATTGAATAGATTCGAGATATTGCTTAATATCATCTCCAGCATTGTTGTTCACAAATATGATCTCATATGGCCGAGTTGTGAATGCTTTAACACTATTCACATACTCTATCAAATTATCCAAATTTTTATGCACTACTGCTAAAATTGAAATCTTTTCATTATCCATTTTTTCTCCAAAAAATCATTTATCAATTGTTTGTATTTACCATTCTTTATATCGTGTTCCCAAATCACAAGACAATCCCATCCGTATTCTTTATATTTGGCAACGATATCTTTTTCATTGAGACGATAACGATTACCTGTTCCGTTAGGATAACAAATTGGACAATCATGCCAATAACATCCATTAACCTCTACACACTTCTTTGCTTCTATATTAGTAAGATCAGGATTCATATTTCCAACCCAAAAAGATCCATCTCCCGTGTATCGCCATTCTTTTGGTTTAATTCCTTGCAAATGATTATAAATTAATGTTTCGGGCTTATTGGGAAAAATACTATATTTTCCATCTTTACGTGCTTGAATTACACCTTGACGATTTTTTTCTTTTGTTTCTTCCTTGTGATGTTTACCATAAAAAGGATTTTTTTCACCTTTATATGATTCTGATTGTTTTCTTTTTGATTCTTCTGTGCGATGTTTACCATAATTGTAATTTTTTTCACCTTTATGTGATTCTGAATTCTTTCTCTTATGTTCTTCTGTCTGATGTTTGCCATGCCAAAATGATTTTTTACCTTTCTGCGACTCTGAATTTTTTCTATTAGATTCTTCTGTACGAGGTTTACCATACATTGGATTTTTTTCACCTTTATGTGATTCTGATATTTTTTTTCTTGTTTCTTCTATAAAATGTCCATCTATACATTTATGCTCTTTGCCTTGTTTATCATATTTTGGCTTTAGTTGATTACAACCACAAATACAGGGGATTTGAATAGATAAACATTCTTTGCAAACACGATTAGAAGCACTCAATGTGCCATCGTTGGGTTTATGACAAGACTTAACTGCACAATGCCTTATTCTCATATATTATAAATCTCCTAAATTATCTACCATAGTCTATTCCATATTCTTTTATTTTTTTCAAATCTCCTGGTTTAACATAAATCCAAACAAAATCCCAATCTTTGCCTTCCACTAATTTTAAAAATGGCTTATCAGCACACTCAATAGCAAGAGAACTTTTGTCTTTAAATACTTCATTCTTTTGCATTTGTTGAGTCAATTCTAACTCTCTTTCTCTGCCCGGTGGACGAGTATGCCATATAAGATCTAATGATCCCCACCCAATATCATATTGTGGAAATTCGGCATGAAGCAAATTAAACTTTTCCTGCACAGAAATTGCCATAAGCATTACATCTCTAAATCTACCCATAAACTTCTCATCACTAAAAGACTTTGGATCGTGTGGCAATATAACCTGCACAGGACTACTATTTAATCCTACTCCACATAGACATTGTCTCCTAAACCATTCATTTACAGGAAAATCATCCCAAGCCATTGCATGGACAGCCCTATATTCCTGAAAACCCACAAACCTCATATTCCACTTTTTCAAGAAATTATATGTACCCTCATGCAAAACTGCCTGTCTTGCTTGCGTATCCTCATAATCGCCCTCACCCAAATGAATATAATTAAAATCAATTATCTCAGCAATCCTATATCCACCCATCCGAACTCTTAATGCAAAATCACACTCAACTTGATGAACTAAATTTTCATCCCAACCACCCACATTTTTATATGTCTCTTTTCTTAACGCCCAGCATCCGCCAAGTATCCATTGCACTTCTTTATATCCATCCCTTATTATATAATCACTTCTTCCTGACATGTGCGGCCCGATCATTCCAATTTCAGGATATTTATCAAAATATAATTCAAATATTCTATTCCATCCATGATTAATAATAACACAATCAGATTCCAAATGAATTATACAATCATATTGAGCAAGATCAAATGCCCTATTAAATGTTGCAGATACTCCCATATTTTTTTCATTCTTAAAGATCTTAATACGGGGATCTTTTAATCCATTCAAATATTCTCCTACACCAACATCGGGAGAACAATCATCCACAATTATAATCTCAAAAGGATCTACACTATTCTTTAAAACAGATTCAACACACTTTTTCAAATAATCCGGCCTGTTATATACTGCAATACAAATTGAACTGCCCAACATTATGGCCTCCCATTCGTTCTTACTCTCTCTTTCGCATTATAGTACTCACGCAAACAATTACCACACCTACTACAAGAATATTGACCCTTATATCCACAAGCATACACATAAGGATTATCTTTGAATATTGCCATTACCTCATCAATCTTTTCCTGCTTTGGGCACCAATAGCTATTTAATGTTCTTTTTTTCCACATATAACAATCTTTATATTGCTCAGGTATTGTTTCATTATAATAAGCCATAAATGTTAAAACTACCGGAGTAGGCCTTACACCATCATTTTGAGTATAATACTTTATAGCCGGTTTTACAATATTTTCTATATTCCACATAGAAGTCCTAATTCTGACAAACATTAGATTCTCCCAAGAAAAAACTTTATGAAAATCTGTATCTGTCATTTTACCAGGATTTATCGTCAATACAACAGGCCCTGGAAAATCAGAAAGATTGGCAGGAATTGCTGTATTAAAAAAATAATCTTTGTACTGCTTGGCTGTTTTTTCAACTAATTCTCTTTGATTATTTGAATCATTGCCATCATTTACACGCACAATTCTCCCCTTAGCCATTTCTTTAGTTGGGATATGAGGCAAATTCTCATCTAATGGCTCCAAATATGAACGCCCCGACTGAAAAAAGCAGTCATCACAATTATTTGGACATCTTCCTGTTTGTGGTATACACTCTATTATACCTGAACCTTTTACCTTAGGATTCCACTTCCATTCTTCACTAAATAATTCTACGCCATTATTTATATCTCCACCCATAATATACCTCCCCTTATTTTAAATTCAATTCATTTGCTTTAAATAATTTTTTCACTATTTCTTCGTTTGCCACAACTTCACTCATATCGGCTCGCCACCATATCTTTTCGCCACTTATAGTTTCTATTAAAATTTGTGGGTGATCACAATACGCTATCATTCTTCCCACTTCATTTATTCCACCTACTCCCCACTTAATTGCAATTAATTTTCCAAAATCCTTTTCGTCTAACATTTAACCACTCCTTTATTTCAACATATCCATTATAGCACATAATATGTCATTTGTCAAATCTTTCCTATCTTTTCTATTTTGAATAAAAATCATTAAAGATTTTATCCCTATACATTACAATCTCTTCTGCTGTTAAATGGCTTGTAGAAACCATTGCCCTATACTCTCCACTCCTACCTTTCATATAAGAATCATCATAAGATGTATCTCTTAATTTGATGTCATATTTATCCATATTTTCTCTTATAGTTGTCCCCGGATATGGGTAAAAAATATTGGCATCAAGACCATCCATACCTATACTCTTTGCCCTTTCAATCCATTTCATTGTTTCAGCAATAGTCTCATGGCTTTCGCCCGGCAATCCTATTATAAAAAATGTCTTAATAATAAGCCCTGCATCTTTACACCTTTGAATTATTTCCATATTCTTCTCAACGCTTGTCCTTTTGTTTACCATATCAAGCATTTTCTGAGATCCACTTTCACATCCAAATCCCACGTGAACACATCCTGTATCTTTCATTATTTTAAGTTTTTCCAATGTTGTCGTGTCATCTCCACGAATCAAGCATCTGTAAATCATACCTTTCTTTAACAAATGCTCTCCTATACGTTTTACCCTGTCTTGATCCAAAGTAAACACATCATCCTGAAAAACAACTGCTCTATAACCCATATCATATAAAAGATCAATCTCTTTAATTACATTCTCCACAGAATTTCTTCTTATCTTTCCTTTCCACATCGAACAAGAATTACAGAACGCACAATCCCACGCACATCCCCTACTTGACATAATAGATGTCGCAAGCCGATCGCCCACATAATACTTATAACTCTTTAAATCAACAGCATTAAAATCCGGCATGGGCAAAGTTGCCATATCCTTTACATACATCCCCTCAATTATCCTACTATATGGCTTTCGGCCCAATTCTATTTGACGAACAAGATACGACAGGGCATGCTCCCCTTCTCCCTTAACCACATAATCAAAATAATCTAAACACTCCTGCGGTCTAACCGTGGGGTGAACGCCACCGGCCACCAAAACAGACTTAGGATAGAGTTCTTTTAAACGTGTAGCGATTTTAATGGCGTAGGGGTATTGGGGGGTTGTTAAAGATAAACCATATATATCAGCCTGCTCATTAAATTCTTCATAATTATCTCCGGTCAAATGTCTCACAACCACATCATACCCGTCCTGCTTTAAAAATGCAGAAAGATACAATAACCCTAAAGGCGTATTAACTTTTTCATCCATTAAAAAAGGACTTGGTGTTTCTATTAAAATTATTTTCATTCATTCCTCCATCTTGGTTTTTTTATTATATCACCATTTTCATTATAAAATTCTTGTTTAATCATTTTACCGCTTTCATACCATTTACGTATCAAAATATTGCCATTGGAATAAAAACCTTCAAAAGCAGGAAGATCATTATCTCTATGATATTGACCATATTTCCACCAAAAAAGACAACCAATGTTGCCATTAGGCCAATAACCAATATATCTTGGTTTATCTGATTGATCATCAGGCCCAAGGCGTTTTATAATATCTTGTTTTATGTCCATTTTAATTTACCACCTGCCATTATCAATTCTCTTGTTTTCACTACACCAACATTTGCGATCATATCTATTATAGATAGGCCGGGAATAAATTCTCCATACCTTTGAGTATATTTCGGTGTAGTATATTCTGAAAACATAACCTTAATACCTGCTTTTTCAAATTTATCCATTTCTAAATATTTTCTACCACTTGGCCCAGATAGATAAGTATCTGCACCAACCTTTCTACAAATAGAAATAAGTCTGTCAGTTCCGCTACTATCATTTTTACCACACGATTCAAAAACAGGCCTGAGTATCATCAACATATCCATTAATCTTCGTATCATCTCTTTTGTTGCAACTGATAATAATGTATTATTTTCAAAATTAGTATCTTTAAATAAATCCCATATTAATTTATTATCCTTCCCATAATAATCTTTAATAACATTAAGATGCCTATACCACCAATAACAATTATCAATTTTTGTTTCTTCTATTGTTTGACCGAAATTACCAACAACAGGAATTGTTAACCATTTTGCCCCCTTATCTGTTTTAATTTTTGTTCTATTATGATATCCCCCTTTTTTGAATTGAACGTTCTCTAAAATTACGAAAATATCCGATTGAGAAATTTTGTAGAAGAAACCTGCATGGGGTAAATAGTCGGGTTGATGAATAGCAACAATCATTGTTTCCTCTTTTTATCCATTTTATAATCTTCTTCAATACTCCATTTTTTCTTGCCACTCAATAACTCAGGATCCATATCTAAAAAATTATCTACCCCACCTAATACACGATTATCTCTTACTAAATCTACAACATCTTTCTCTCTATTAGTTCCAAGAGCAACAATGTTTCTAACTATCTCACAATTGTGATCTTGCACTGTAATCTTTTCAGTTTCTTTATTTAATTGTAATTGTGCAAATAATTGTTTACGGAACATTTGATTCAATGGAAAATCATCCCAAAACATCATAAGAGGACTCTTGTAGTGAAAATACCCCAAATAAAATAAATTCCATTTTTTCAAAAATTCAAAAGCACCTCTATTAAAAGGCTCTTTTCTTTTATCCATTTGTTCTTCACTTAATGTCTTAATATGCTCATCATCCAAATGAGTCCAAGTCATACCTTTTAATAATCCAACTCTATATCCACACAACCGAACTTTATAACAGTAATCTACCTCAAGATTTCCTGAAAACAATGCTTCATCCCATCCACCCAACTTATCAAAAATTTCTCTTCTTGTCATCCAAATTCCGCCCATACAAAAGTCCACTTCATCAAAAATTCCCCTGTCAAGTCTTAAATGATGTCCTGGCTTATCCGGAGCCAATATGCCAATTTCAGGATGTTCATCCATAACCTTAGCCATCTCATTAATCCAATCATTCTTATCAACCGTAATATCGCTTTCAATATGCACAAGGTACTTTCCATACGAACATTTAAAAGCCTTATTAAAATTCTGAGCAGGTCCGTGACAATCATTCTCATACCACACATTGATTCCATAATTCTTAGATTCAAAATCACGAAGGACATTTTTTGTTGCTTCATCAGATGCATTATCCACAATGGTCATTCTATAATAATCAGAATTCCTATCTATAATGTCATTTAAAGTGGTTTTAAGGCTTTCTGGGCGGTTATAAGAAACAAGACAAACACTAACAGGGTATTTATCCCACTCTTTAACTTTAAGACCTTCCGGAGATATAATATGATTATAGTCTTTTGAGCCAGCCCCTGCCTTTAAAGGATCGGGATCTCTCTTTGTATAAAATTCATATTTATTTATTCTATCAATCTCATCCATATAACCAAAATGATGTATTCTAACACAAGAATTTTTTAGTACATCACAACCAATAACCTCAGGAGAAACCGGGTTAGAATGGGCTATCACATCTCTTGGTCTCCATTCAAAATTATATCTATAAGCCCTAACTGCATTAACCCTGCTATAATTACCATCAATCCTATAATGCTGCTCATCATTCCAATGATAAAAAAATGGAAAAGAATAAGCACGTGTTTCAGGCGTTGAACTCTCTATCAACTTTCTAATATCTTGTTCTTTACCCTCTTCAAACAATTCATCACCATCAAGCCATACAATAAAATCAGGATTAAACTGTTTAACCTGATCATGCAAAAAATTCCAATCTCTCCCTCCATGGTAAGGTTTGTTTTGAAAAAATCTGAAATATTGTTTAAATTTATCTTTACTTGCATCACACGCTTCGCCCGTTCCATCGGTTGATCCATCATCTAAAATCAATACACCATCCACGATCTTAGACATTTGATCCATTAATCTTGGCATATATTTAACAACATTTTTTATTCGCATTAAACCAAAAATAATCATATTATTCCTCTCCATTCTTTTTTTATATTCTCCCACATAGAAATATACCCTTCTAACCATTCAGCACATGGCCTATGAATATCGATCATATTTCTTTGTTCATCATTCATTAATCCTGAATCCCTAATCAATTTCCACTTACAAGCCATATATGCCCTACTCTTAATTGTTAAATATTCATCTTTCATCTTCGCTACAGCAGGATCTTCTTTTGTTCTTGTACCATTAACAGCATCCCACTCAACACTCCATGAAACAGGGTACATAGATTTAGGCAGAGCATTAAACTCAGCATACAACTTTTGAATACCTGCCAATTTACAAACCAAATACATATCACTATCATAAGACTGATACACTATACCACCATCAAAATAATCTACATCAGATTCAATCCTGTTACGAATCTCTTTATTAAATTCAACACCATCATTCAATTTTGGAATAACAACATCTTTAAATCTATGGTAAAAATCACAAATAGACTTTATATGCACATCTTTCTCAATAAACCATCCATATGGAATATTAAAACAATACTTTCCCCAATCTTCTTGTGGTCTAAACTCTCTTGCAAATTGCGTCCAGTCTTTTCTATTAGGACAAATATCCGAATCAAATACATACAACAAATTACTCTTAGATTGATTTATTCCGTAATTATATGCCTCCGGAACTCCAAACCTACGTGGCAAATGTAATATCCTAATTCTTGGATCCTGCAATATTTTAAACCATTCTTGTGTCTGTGGCAACGCTTCATTATCAAGAATAATCAACTCAAAATCCTCTGTAGTATTCTTAAATACCTGATCTACGCCATGCTTTAGCATATCCAAATCATTGTCGATCCACGAAAAAAGAGTAATAACACTAACCATTATTTATCTCCTTTAGGATAATACCATTGTGATAACCCACACTTCCAATCGTGGCAATCTTCACACATATCTCCTTTAAAAATGCCTCGCACTTGCTCATCCCTACGTTTCTTTAATTTATTCCATGCCTGCTGTATTGTCATATTCTTTATATTACCAACAGGATAATTACCACCCCAATCAGCATCGCACTGTATTATATTCCCATTTGAATGTATTGATATAGTTCTCATAATCCAAGGACATGGGAATCTTTTTACTTTGGCATTTCTTAACTCACTCATTTTAACACCATTCTTTCCCCATTCAAGAGCACGCCTTACCTTAACTGTTGCACCATGTTCTGTCCAATACTTTATAAAATATTTTTCTTCATGCTTATTTTTTTCCGAAACAATAAATTGCAATACAATCTCCGGATTTTTCCATTCTTTATACTCTTTTAATAATATAGCACTCTTAATATTGTAGTCAACTTCACTAAAATCTCCACCACACCTAATCTTATTATATGTATCTTCTGTAAAAGCATCCACACCAATAATAATCTTATCAAGACCTACGTTGTGCAACTTAGAAAATACATCATAGGACAACAACATTCCGTTCGTATTCAACGATACATTCTTAATCCCTGATTTTTTTGCACTCTCAACCATTTTTATAATTTTATCTCTAAGCAATAATGGCTCTCCCATAAGAGCCGGCCACAATATTGTATTAGGATGTTCTGCCACCTCTAAAACAATCTTATTATATAATTTCATATCTAACATTTGCGGTTTTCTTTTTAAATCTTTCTGAGGACAAATTGAACAATGCAAATTACAAGAATTGGTTGGCTCAACTACAACCATAGCAGGAAAATCATAATCCATATTCCAAGTATCAGGATACTCTATTTTTTTCATTTAACCCCCGTTTCCTTCAAAACTTTTGTATAATTATATCCCCACGAACGATACTTGCGATCCCTACAATCTCTGCAAAAAGGAATATTATCCCACTTATTATTAATCATACTCTCTCTAATTTTAGTTAATTCTTTACCTACCCAAACATCATGCAAAGAAAGATCCTTTATATTGCCCATCACAACATTACTTGACATATCATAAAGACAAAACTTTATATTACCATTTACATCCACCTCTATTCTTTCAAAAGGATAGGGACAAACATTTTCATTGTTTTCCATAATAGGCTCTTGATTATTTGAATCTCTTTCATTTAAGATGTCATACACCAGGTATTTACGTATTATCACATAATCCACACCAAAATCATACCAAAACTTTTCTATATCTTTAATCTTATCTTCCACCAATTTTTGGTTAATTACACTAACAATAACTCTTGTCTTTGAATTAATCTCTTTTCTTTTATTCAATACATATCGAATATTCTCTGTAAGATTCTTCCATTTAAGCCCAAGACGTATTTTTTTATACATTTCCTCATCCATTGCATCTACGCTAAATTCTATTACATCAATATTATTTCCCAACAGCATATCTGCAACCTGAACACCAATACGAGATCCATTGGTTATAATCCCCACCCCGCAACCTTTTTGTTTCGCATAGCACACAAAAGCCGTGGCTGTAGGATGTAAGAAAGGTTCTCCACCACCGGTAATACGAATAAACGCTTTATGCTCAGCACACTCATCCACTGTTTTCTTAAAGAGATCGAACGTCATAAATCGTGTACCTGCCTTTGCATACTTATCCCTAAGCCCTGAATTCTGCTTTGCATAAGGACAATGAATACATTCGGCATTACAGACATAACTTATGGGAATATGTACCATACTTGGAAAATCGGGGCTCTTAATTTCATAAATCATTTTCTTGTACTCCTTATTATATTTAGACTCTCCGGACCGCAGTTAAACAACAAATCTATAATAGATAAGTGTGATATAAAATCACCGTGCAACTGTGGATAAACCGGATGTATGTAATCCTGAAAATCAACCCTTATACCATTCTTTTCAAATAAACCAACATCAAGATAATTTTTACTTGCAGATGTAGCCAAATATCTATCGGCTTTGTGATATTGACATATCTTTAAAAGACGAACATTGCGATCTACATCATCTATACTATGATTCAATACCATTTCATAAGATCTTGAAAATTGTTTTACTTTATCCATACCTAAAACAAGACATATCCATATTATCTGGCCAACCACCAAATCTTGAAGCATTATCCATTCATAATCTGTATACCATTTTTTGAATTCTAAAATTATTCTATCATAAAACTTAGATTTTGAATAATTCTGTTTAATGGCTCCCACATGTTTATTTTTCCATTGCTTATCGTCATCTATTTCCACATCTTTAATTAATTGTCCAAAATTGTTCTTAATTGGAACTGTAAGCCACTGCCATCCATCCTTAGTCTTAATCTTGTTCCTATTCCTCCACCCATGCTTATCATATTGAACCGTATCTAAAAATACAAACGTATCGCACTGATCTATATAATCAAAATATCCTATCCATGGCAAATAACTTGGCTGTAATATACCTATTGTCTTCATTCTTTTCTCCTATACAATAAACCTATCTCTGTTTCATAGAAACCTGCGTCATTTATAATTTGATTAAAAACAACGGGATTGTTTATTATATCCGAATTTGATTGGACATGAATTGTATTTTTATTCACTCCTGTCCCACCAATATAAATATAATGATTACAATGACTTAATATACTTTTCAATGTTTCATCTGCTTTTGGAGTATGCTGTAATACTTGTTCACAATAAATTATATCATAATTTTCTTTCAAAGGAGAATCTGTCAATACTAAAAATTTCATATCATATTTTAAAAACTTATAATAGGCTTGGATCATTTTAAATAATGGAGTATTCAAATCAGCCAATGTAACCTTAAAACCTTTTTCATAAAAATTAATAGTTTTCCATCCTACACCACAACCATAATCAAGAAACGTCTCACACTCTGAACCAACACACTTAATAACATCCCCATTAAAACAACCACAAGAATCAGATGTTCCCCTATATTCTTCTTGCTCTTTAAAAACTGTACCCTTACTATAAATATCTGATGTCAAATAAAAATCTTCTATATTTTTTCCACCATAATCTTTCCATTTCTGCAGAGCATCATTGTATAAAGCGTTAAGACTTTTTGGTTTGTTCTTTTCCAAATCCCTCCAATACCGATATTCATCATTAGATATTTTCCAATATTCTCTTGCAAATTCATGTACTGTTTTATTCACAAAGGCATCCTCACAATATGTCCTTTTTCTGATTTTAAAACTATTATAGACTCTCCCAACCTACATCTCATGCCGGGATAAGGAGACATTGCTCTAAGTAATCTATTATTTTTTTCTATTGGGCTTTTCGTGTTCATATAAGAATCTTCTATCGTTCTTTTTCTATTATAAGAAGCAAATCTCTCATCTTGAGGACAACACTTACACCCCCTTACAACCCTCCCAATAGATTTCGCCACCATCTTTCCGGCCAACAATGCTAATTTCTTACGCAACGTTCCATCTGTTTCATTTTTTGAAATATTTATTTCTTTTTGCGAAATCCAACTTCCAAAATCCGGTTTCTCACTTTCTATAAAATGAAATGTAACTCCCGTTGTTTCTTCTCCATTCAAGATTGCCCATGTAGTGGGGGTGGCTCCTCTGTATTTAGGCAACAATGATGGGTGAACATTAATGGTGCCTAATCTTGGAATCCATATAATATTCATAGGTATGATCTGATTAAAAGAAGCAACCACCATTAAATCAGGATTAAGATGACGAATTAATTCCAACGTATCGTTGGAATGAAGATTAAGACCTTCGTATAATAAAACTTTTTTCTTTGCTACATCGCATAATTGGTTGCACTTATAATAGGGAAAATCTCCAACGGGGTGAGGCGGAGTAATAACAGCCACAACAGATATGCCTCTCATAGACATTAAGGATTTAAATACCTCATTACCAAAACCTGTCATACCAAACAATACTACTCTTGTTTTCATTTATTCACCATAAAAAGAGATCTTAATGAATCATCTTTTCCTAAATTAGATACTTTACCCACACAACTCAAAATTTCTTCAACAGCATTGTTGTCACAGAATAAATCATTGAACCCTGATTGAAAATAAACAACATCTCCTATGCGAACAACTTCTTTCAACATCTGTAAAGCATAATCCATATCTTTACCCCTTGTCAAGTGATGAAAAAGATTCATAAATAACACTATATCAGCACTCTCTTTAAAATTCTTAAAATACTCTAAATCAATAGATACATTCTTAGATTGAAGATCTAACCTATATTCAGAAGCAACAAGATTTACAATTTCAACCTTTTCTTTATTTATATCAAATGCAACCACTTTCGATCCTTTAAGAGCAAATAAATAACTAAAACAGCCAAAACTACACCCGAAATCAAAAACTTTTTTATCCTTCACATTACCCATTGAATTTATAATCTTAGACTCACGTATAGAATGCTTTTGATAACCACTAAATCCTAAAAAAGGAACTTCTAATCCAATAGATTCTTTCTTATCCGGAGTATTAGCATAATATTTTTCACAATATCCCAATATTTTATCTTTTATTATTTCAATTGTCATTTTAACCTTGGATTCCATTCTTTTAAAAACTCAGCAATATAATAAATATCATTTATTTCTTTTCGCATTCTTTCAAGGTCTTTATCTTGTATACTTTTCAACATAATATCTAACGACTTTCCAAGGTGATGAAATGTGCCCAAAACACCATCTATGGCCATCAATCTATCCCCAGGAGTATCTGCAACATCTAATTTCCACAACTCTACAATAATCATTTCATAAAAATGATCAATACAGTACTGCAAATGATTTTCTCTTCCCTTAAAATTAGGAAATATTTTTTTAGATAACTCCAATATTTTTTCTTTATCATAATTTAAGAATTTAATAGATAAAAAATCTTTTGTAAACCCATATAAAGACTCTTTTAACTTAACAGACAAAAGCCCATTAACATCTCCATCTATCTGACTTTGATAAAGTTTTTTAAAATCAAATAATCTTAGTTCATGCATGATTTTATCCTCATTGATAAATCTTCTGCTTCAATATTTGGATTCCAATAATCAGGATGTTCCCTATCAATTGTTACCCCCATAATAAAAGGTAGATATTTAATTGAATACTTCTTTGCAATTTTTAACCAATAGTTATAATCTGCTCCGATTCTTCCCATTCGTTTATCTCTACCACCTGATATATCAAAAGACCATTTACCAATATCCTCATATATTGCTCTTCTGTACATGACTTCCATATTTCCAAAATAATTCCCATATTTCAACAAATAATCATAATCAACATCCTTTCTATTTGTAGCCCCAATAATTTCTTTTCTATTGGAATCTATATCACACAAAATAAAATCACCATACACAAGCCCAATAAGAGAATTGTTTTCTAAAAAATCTACACCAACCCTTATCTTTCCCTTACAAAACAAATCATCATCATCAAGATGAGATATATATTTACCCTTTGCGATCTTTAACCCATCATTTGCAGGCTCAACAGCATACTGCCCATTCTTTTGCTCTTCGGCTGCACTAATTTGTCGATTTATAAAATTTATTCTATCATCTTGTTTTTGTAATTTCTTGATTACATCCAATGTATCATCATCCGATTTATCATTAACAATAATTAATTCTATATTATTATAATCTTGATTTAATACACTACTTACAGCTCGTGGTAAAATCTTTGCCCTATTATATGTAGTCATAACCACACTTACACAAGGATTCACTTTATCTCTCCATACATATCAGCCGGAGGCATATCTTTTATTTCTCCTCTCTTCTGTTTATGCAACCATTCTCTATAAATCTTATATTTCTGAGTATTCTCCATTCCCAATATAGGATCTTCCATCAAACTATGGGAAAACCAATCCTGATGCCAAGCCTGAATCCAACCTGCATCCGTTACCGGTATTCGATAAAAATCAAGCCAACCTGCTCCATTTTTATCATATGAAAGATTGGGGGGTATTTTAGTTACAGTAGATCTTATCATATTAATAAAACCCAAAGGAACTACACCATACTTATCTTTCACTATAACTATCCTATCATTCTCACGTAAATACTCAAAAGGCTCTTCTCTCAAACATCTATCCATTATCCACCCAACTTTTGGCATATGATCTAAAATATCTTGAAATGGACAAATATAATCTTTCTCGATATATGCATCACATGGAATAAATGTCTGAAATTCAAAATAATTATACTCTTTCCAAAAATCCAACATTATATCACCAAAGGGCTTATTAAATCCATTATACTGAAACTTTACCTCAAATGGCAATGAATGTAAATATTCCTTATTTTGCTCCAACTGTTTCAAATATTCTTCTGTGCCATCTATTGATCCATTATCCATTACAACACATAAATGATTAGTCTTTACATTATTAAAATAACCACACAAACAAGCACGTGTATACTCAACCCTATTAAAATTTACAATCAAAGATACATTTCTCATTTAACCTCTCTTATCACTTCAAAAGCCTCAGCATATGGAGCATTTATCTGCAAACCTCTTGTTTGAGCAAGACCATATACAAATTGCTTTGCATTCTTAAAATAAGACCTATGAGCCTGAGACTTATATTGCTTCATTGCTTGTATCTTTTTATCAAGTTGGCTTTTCTTTAACACATAAAAACAATCAGTATCAAATGTTTGATTATTCCAAGGCAATTCATATCCCAAAATTGTAGTTTCTTTAAACGCTCTGAAAGCCTCATTTCTCACCACTTCATGATCTTGATGAGTATCGTGAGAATTTGGCACAAAAACAAGATCATAATTATCCTTTGCTGCAACCACCATATAATCTAAAACTATTTGCCTTTCTTTGTCCAAATATCTTGGATCGGACACATTAAAACAATGACCATTATTAACACCAAACACCCTCACTGCATTTTCAAATTCTTCTCGAAATCCATAAGGTGGGAGAGTAAAAGCATAATAATTTATATACCACCCTTCCTCTTTTAATCTTGCAATCGTACCTCCACAACCTATCTCCCCATCATCTGCGTGGGCTGCATAAACTATTGCTTTTCTTTTCACATTTTCTCCTTTGTTGCTCTCACTTCTATGCTATTAGTACCAAACTCGCCCGAAGATTTAATTACAAAACCACTTTCAAATATATCCTTTTTTAATCTTGACAAATCAAATCCATTTTTTGCCGATAAATAAATATCGCCATGATTCATCAAACTAAAAATCGGCAATGTCCAATAAAACCATTTTTTATTATAATCTGTTTCCCCCAAAAACTGATGCATAGATTTAATCAAATCAGGAACCTGAACATAAAGAATGCCACCAAACTTAAGAACACGGTACCAATCTTTAAGAGATCGAAGCCATTCATCGTTTGTAAAATACTGAACAACATGGCTCGCAAAAATTTCATCCACTGTTTCATTACTAAACGGCAATGGTTTCGTTATATCTACACGAAGATCGGCTTTTTCACTATACAAATCTATATTTAAATAACCCTCTTTAATATCATTCCAACAACCTAAATTCAACTTCACTTTGTCACCTCCACCTGCATACTTGCCTGACCTACATGGCGAGATGCAATCACTTTAAATCCCTCTTCTTCTAATTCTTTACTTAATTTCTCTATATCAAATCCGTTACGATGAAAATCATATTCATCCTTTTGGGCTCCATATATTGGCATAATTCTATAATTCCACTTACGTTCATGGTTCGGCTCATCAAGAAAATCTTTACACATTTTAGGAAAATCAGGACATTCTATAAACAATTTACCGCCAAATTTAAGAACACGGTACCAATCTTTCTTTACAACTTTCCACTCTTCTTTACTAAAATGCTCTATAACATGACTTGCAAATATTTCATCAACAGAATTTACATCAAAAGGTAATGATTTTCGCAAATCAAGTTTTACATCTACATCTTCAACAGCATCTATATTAAGATAACCCTCTTTTTTAATAGGACCACTACCTAAATTAAGTTTCATTATTTCTCCCATTGCTTTCTAATCAGATAGGAATCTAATGACTCCTTACCTGCATAATGATCCTGAGCATTATTTTTCCATTCATTATACAAGTTAATTACTTTATTCGCATAAAACAATCCTTCTTTTTTGCGATCTATATTCATATCTTTATACATATCCGGCTCAACCTCTATTGCAGTATTAAGATTTCTTATTTTCTGACCATTGTAGATCTTATATTTTTCAGTATTCTCCAAATATAAAGGGCCTCTTTCCCCGCACCACTTAAGTTCCATATGAGATCTTCCTCTCTTATATCCTGTATTATCAATATCAATATAATGAAATGCCCTGCTTGCCAAACCACGATCCTTAATGTAGCCGGCCTTTTCAATCAAACAAGATCTCATTAAATTTAAAGATCCATCCATTGTGGCATTAATAATCATCACTCTCTTGCCTACCCTTTCAAATTCCTCTTTCGTTCCAGGGAAAAAACCTGTTTCATTTGAAATAATACCTATATCTTTAAACGTATCCATCATTTCTTCATTCCACTCTAACCACTGATAAGGCACCATTACATCATCCATCCATTCTCCCAAAAACTCCAAATCCGGATGATCTGACATTGCTTGACGCCAAAAATGATTTAATGCCCCGCCCACATAGTAATTTTTATCTAAATGCATAAATTTTATTTCAAATGGTAAAGACTTTAAAAAATCTTGTCTACTCTCCAATTCTTTTAAAAACTCAGCAGTACCATCGGTAGAAGCATTATCAAGCAAATATAGATAGTGTGGCTGAGCAGTATTCACACAATAATATAAAAAACTTACAGCCGAATACTCAACTCTATTAAAGTTTATCATACCTACTGCACTTCTTATATTCTTGTCACCACTCATATTACATTCCCCTTCTTTAACATAGATTTAAATTCTTTCATATTCTCTTCGGCTGAAACAATACGAGCATCCATTGACATTTTATACATATCGGAATCTATTGGGACACCCTTATACAATAAACCAATCACTTGATTATAATAAATTTGATACTTTGGCGTACCAAATAAATCTATTATGCTTGATCCACTTCCACACTGATCTGCCCCTATTTTGGCACACCCTATCTTATAGCCGCATTCTTTGATCTTTTCATATCCATGTTGCCAATAATCTGTACGCGAATTATAACCCATCTTTGGATATAAACTACGACGCAACAAATGTATGGGGGCATCTATCCAAGCATCCATTGCAACATTGCCGTTGGCTCCAAACACTTTATGATGTTTATCAAACCCATTATTGATATTAACAACGCCCAACGATGGCTCTTTTTCAAGTATATCTGTAAGGAATAATAACCAATCTTTTGGCACTGCACACTTATCATTCACTGTGGCCATATACTCACACTTATCATCTGTTTTATTATATAACACATCAATGGCCATTCCGGGCTGACCATTTTTAGATAAAAATTCAAAATATATCTTAAACGGCAATCTTCTCAAAAAAGTATCACTCATTAACATCTGCAAAAACTCTTTAGAACCATCATGAGAATCATTATCTATTATATACAGATCATGTGGTTGCTGAGTATTTAAAAAATAATAAAATAAAGTTTCTCTCAAATATTCCACTTTATTAAAAGAAATAATACAAGAACTTATTTTTGCCATTGCCTCAAAAACTCCTCTTCGTCTTCTTTTGTTATCCCCGTATCTAATGTAGCCGATGGAATATTTTTTCTATCAAGTAATCTATCCTGAGCCTCAAACCATTCTCTTGGCTCATCTTTTAATATATGTACTTCGCCATCTTGTTCCCATTCCAATACACCCGATATCTGATCATATAATTTTCTCGGATAAAGGCAAAAAATTCTCTTAACCATTAAACATTGTTTCTTGTACTTTTGCGACGCTTCCTTGCCTTCCGGTAAATCATATACCTTTTCCATGATCTGGGAAGGATCTACTGCCGTAATATACCCTAAATTCCTAATATTGCCATAATAATTACTATCTGTTTGACCATAAACATTATTTTCATAATATCCTATCTTTTCTATAATCTCAGATTTCATTAATTGACATTCATCATTAAAATCAAATAATCCCCAACTATCAGTATCCTTTTCTCCCAAATACTTAACACCAAATTTTTCAGTGGCAGGTGTTCCCCAATGTCTATCATCAGGTGAAATAATAGCAGAATGAGGCACTACTGAAAGTATTTTAATAAATCTTTCAATCCAATTATTACAAACAAGCGTATCATCATGAACTAACCCCAAATATTTAACCTGATCTTTAAACGTTCTCATAAAAAGATTCTGAGGCCGAAAAAGACCATAATTTTTCTTAAAATACCAAACTCTTAGATCAATATTATGATGATTAAAATTATTAGTCTTTTCTAAATCTTTCAACCATTCTTTTGTACCATCAGTTGAGCCATTATCAACAATCACAAGTATATGAGGATTCCTCGTATACTCATAATAATATTTTAAACATATCTTTAAATAATCAAGTCTATTCCACGTTGGGATTAAAACTGCTGTGTCCATTTATTTATCTCCCAAATTATCAATAAAATTCCATTTTGCCCTATAATATCCCCATCCCACACTTGAAACTTGCGAACAAAATCTTTCAAAATCTGCATTAGGAGATGTTTTATTATTTGTACCTAAAATTGCAGGATACTTTCTGCCAAAAGGCTTTCTCAGTTTTTCCATAGCAGGATTATTTAAAATTTTTCTATTATCAAATCCGGACCATATAATAGATCTGCGATAATCATCATCGGCAGGAATAAAAAACATATTCTCATCCATCATCCCCTTGCCACACCTACAATATTGTTCCAACTTTAACATATTGCTATCATTAAAATTCTGCATATACTCACTCAATAAAAAATATCTTTCTTTAATCTCATTCACAATATCTTTTGTAAAAAATGTTTCATAGAACAACCCTAAACTCAAATCATTACAAACAGCATCGACACAATCAGGGTCTATAACCCTATCACTTTCAATAAACAAATAAACATCAGTAGATGCATTACAAATACCGTCATTAAAACCACCAGAATACCCTGTATTTTTTAAATTACGTACAATTCTAACCCTCTCATCATTATTTACAATCTTTTCAATCGCACTCATTGTGTCCTTAGGACATTCATTATCAATAAGAATTAACTCAAAATTATGTTGCGTGTTCAAAAAAGACTTAACCACTTGTTCGGCCTCAGATGGAATATTGTTGCTTGGACAAAATGCCGAAATAATAGAAACTTTACCTTTAACCAATTCCCTTGCTTTATCGACAATCTCTTCTTTCCTTTTTTCAGAAATAGTTTCTATCCTATTCATTATTACCTCGTATCAATGACATTATGATATAATCCCAATATTTACCTTTTCTAAAAATTGCCTGTTTATATTTACCCTCTTTTTTAAATCCCACGTTATCATAAATCTTTATAGCCTTTTTATTATACTCTAAAACACAAAGCCATAATCTATGCATATTTAAAAAATTAAAACAATAATCTACAACCATTTTCATAGTCTCAGTTCCAAAACCCTGCCCTCTATGCTCAGGCGATATGTCGCATCCCACTCTCATACTTCTATTTATATAATCTATCTCATCCATTCTAATAACTCCAATTCTTTTAGAATCATCGTAAACTATAAAATATTTTTTATTTTTAGAATTAACTAAATCACTATACCATTCTCTTTGCTTTTCCGATGAAATCATACCTATATATGTTAAATTCATCCATGTAGATTCATCATTTCTAAGAGATCTTAAAAATTCAAGATCGGTAAATTCCAATGACCTCATCTTTATATTTTTAAAAGTATACATTATATTTCCTTCATAGTAGAATTTATTGCTTCCATAATAAAATCTCTGTCAATTTGATTAATCCACCATCCTGTTGGTATAGCACATTGTTTATAATAAAATTCTGTCGCTCCCGAAACATCTTTTGGTAAGTTCTTAAAGACCGTTAATTCAGTATTCAGCCTATGAACTTTTGAACACATTACACCCTTTTGATTTAATTTATCAAGGAAATTATCTCTTTTATCCTTTCCACCATCTATAAATATCGTATAAAACCAATAATTTGGGTTAGACCTCGGATCAATACGTCTCAAAGAAATACCTTTTACATTCTTTAATTCCTGATTAAAAAATTCTACATTATTCTTGGTAGTTGTAATTAAATTATCTATCCATTTAAGATTTTCAATTCCTATTGTAGCAGCCACATCGTTTAAGTGATATTTATATCCTGATTCTATCACATCATCATCACAACGAGCATCCTTACCTTTTGAATTATTTCGAGGCAATCCATACCATCTTAATAACTTGCCTTTTTCATAATCCTCTTTATTACGACAAACTAAACACCCTCCGTCCCCTGTATTGATATATTTAATCGCTTGAAAGGAGAAACAAGTAAAATCAGAAAAATTACCCACCTGTTTCTGATCATATAAAGATCCTAACGCTTGGCAAGCATCCTCTATCACAGGAATACCATATTTTTTACCTATCTTATTGAGGAATTCAAGATAATAGGGCACTCCACCATAATGAACTGTAATAATAGCCTTTGTTTTAGATGTAATCCTTTTTTCTACACTTTCAAGATTTATATTTCCGGTGTCCGACTCACAATCAGCCCAAACAGGAATTGCTCCTGCCTCTAAAATAGGACTATTGGTTGCAAAACAAGTCATAGGATTTGAAATTACTTCATCACCATAACTAACACCTGCCAATCTTAGAGCAAGACGTATTGCAGAAGTTCCTGAATTAACAGTTAAGACATTTTCACACCCAATATATTTTTTTAAATCTTCTTCAAAATCTTTAACCCGAGGACCTTCACCTAAAAATCCACTTCTCATTGTCTCTTCAATCGGTTTCATTATATTTGGGGCTGTAAATACTTTAAATAATGGCAACATTTTTCCTCCAATTATCTTTTTTCATAAATAAAACATCTTCTTTTGTCCATCCAATCCAAACTCTTCTCCATTTCTTTTACAGGTATAACTTTACCACTACTCCATAAATTAAACTTTTCTTCCCAAAATTTTCTTGTAGCAAATGTGATATGGGTTTCATCTCTCATATCACTGCTAAATTCATAATCATTGGCAAATATGCTGAAATTAAGCCAAATAGTAAAATATAAATACTTCTTACTCACTCTTAGCATTTCTTTAAATCCTGCCTCAGCCTGACTTAATGTTATGTGCTCAAATAATTCTCTTCCAATAACCATGTCAAATTCATTATCTTTAAATGGCAAAGAAACAACATCTGCCACAGAAACATACTCCCTCACTTGCTCAACACAATTTTTTATTCCATACTCACTATAATCTACCCCAACAGCATCCACACCTAAGTCACGCAAAAAATGAACTAAAAATCCCTGACCACAACCAACATCTAATATTCTTTTATTTTCTCCCACAATATTCTTTATAATAGTAGGATGCCTACCCTCCGTTATCTGTTTTGCTTCTAATGTATTATTAAATGGCCACCACTTATAATCATTAAACCATTTCTCATCATACTTAGATGAATCAGTGGGATTTTGATTGGCAGGATAAAAACCAAAATCTATGTGGCTTGACATAAAACATTTCCAACACTTTTTAAAAAAACACTTATCACATATGGTTGTTAGTTTCTGCATTGGATTATCGTTTGAGTTATCTTTTTTAAGCATTTTTCTTACCCTCATTTTGTTTTCTCCATTCATTTTGAAATTCCTGATTTGGAGGCAAACTATCCCATGGCTCCCATTGTCCCTTCCAATCAAAAAAATCTAACAGGATCTCCCATTTTAATCTAAAATAATTAAAAGCATCGTGTGTTAGGATCTTGCGAGAATCAATAAAATTAGATCCCATAGAAGCATTCTTATGTTCAACTTCAACACCTTCTGCAATTGCTATTCTATAACCAACCAATCTACATAGTAAACTCAATTCAAAATCCTCTGTACCATAAAAATACCCCGGATCCCAAAACATACCCGGGGTTATAATGTGTCTCTCAAAATCGGCCAAATGCCTTAATTTCTCAGGATTAGCCGTAATTGATCTCATAACTGCTATCTTGTGTGTTAATTCCTCTTTACGACCGGCAAAATACTCAGAAACACGATTTATAACCTTTCTATGAACATATTGACACCACCCCATCATAATATCCACTTCTTTATAATTCGTGCGTTGTACCCTATAAGACTGCCCTGCATTGCCCATTGCACAGACCATCCCAACCTCAGGATACTCTACACTATATCTCAACATCTTAGATGTCCAATCATCTGTCTTAATAACCACATCAGAATCTAATCTAAATATATAATCCGTAGTACAAGCCAATAAACCCTGATGATTTGCCACATTAACACCTAAATTCTCTTTATTTATAATCCGCTTCCTATCAATACCCAAACTATTGTCCTGCAACCGCCACTTATCTAAATATAACGAAATTTCAGGAGAAGCACCATTATCTATAATAATAAATTCATAAGGTGGTAAGGTATGACTCTCAACACTCTCTACAAATTCTTTAAAACCTTGTATGTCCAATGTTTTACAAACAGCAGCAAAAACAGATACTTTCATTTTGTTACCTCTATGTCTATGCCAAAATCTTTTTCAACACATTTCATAACTTTAAATCCTACCTCTTCCAAAGATTCTGAAATCTTTTTAGCATCAAAACCCTGCTTATGAAATTGACCTTCATCCTGTTGCCCACCAAAAATAGACATAACTTTTTGACTATCCCATTCACCCAACTCACGTTTTCTTATAAACTCTTTCGCACAAGCAAAAAAATCCGGAATTTTGATCCATAAATATCCACCATACTTAAGCACTCTATACCAATCTTTCCGAATTACATCCCACTCACGACGACTAAAATGCTCTACAATATTAAGAGCCTGCATCCAATCAACTGAATTATCAGGAAAAGGCAACGGCAATCTCAAATCATGTTTAAGATCTGCCTTGGAATTATACAAGTCTACATTGACGCCATCTTTCAATAAATCTTCCCCACAACCAAGATTAATTCGGCTCATCCTTTCCCCTTATTCATACTTTCCACATTGTAATGTTCATAACAGGTACACGTATAACCTCAATCTTATTCTCTTCCGTATTTTCTTGTCCTTCTATTGTACGGTTTTCTTTAAAAACTAATCCGAATTCATCTATATCAGATAATGTTAAATTACAAAAAGGTCCAGCATCTTTAACCACTATAGCACGTATAGCCTCAGATTTACCAATATAGTTCCTAAAAAAATCCTCACGTTTCTTTTTTTCTAAATAATATTCTTTATCATACATTTCTATACTCCACTATGATATTTTTTAACAGACAAATAAGGTAAAACATACTTTTTATAAGCCTTCACCACTTTTATATCTTCTTTATATTGCTCTTTTGCTTCATTTAGTGCATTTTTATACTCTTCTTTGTATGTCTTTAACAACCTTTCCGCATTGATACAGTATAGTCTGTAATGAAACTCATTGGAAGAAAGAGGTCTAACAGGCTCATACAAAGTACTATCTAACTCGCCCCTAAAATCTCTATAACATCTTTCTGCATTACCAACTATTCTATCACATCTCTTAATAATGGGCTTCATTGCTTTTTCGTGGGCTTCGTCTGCTAATTCTATTATCTTTACAAACTTTTTAAATTCTTCCATTCTTCTCATTGTTTATCCTTTTATCACCCTATTTCTTTATCCATACAGGATAACCATTACCCGCCAACATTCCTTGCTCATATCCCAATTCAGCCATTCTTAAACATTTTTGTTTATCAACTATGATACCAAAACATATTCCAAATACTATACCAATAATAATCAAATAAACAGCAATCATTTCTTTTAAATCGAACATAACATCCCCCTTTTATTTTAACCCCAATTTCGTTCTTATCTTTGCCTCAATTTCTTTGCATATATCTTTATTCTCTTTTAAATATGCTCTTGCATTTTCTTGTCCTTGTCCGATCTTTTGCCCATTATATGCAAGCCATGATCCACTCTTTTCTATTATACCCTGCTCTGTCCCTAAATCCAAAATACAACCCTCTTTTGATATGCCCTGCCCATAAATAATATCGAATTCCGCTTTTCTGAAAGGGGGAGCAACTTTATTTTTCTTTACTGTCATTTTAACCCTATTACCTATTTCAATATCTCCATTTTTAATTGCTTCCACTCTTCTAATATCCAATCTTACCGATGCATAGAACTTTAAAGCCCTGCCACCGGGAGTTACTTCCGGATTACCAAACATCATACCGACTTTCTCTCTTAATTGATTAATAAATATCATACAAGTTTTTGTTTTACTTATAGAAGATGTTAATTTTCTCAAAGCCTGAGACATCAACCTTGCCTGCAAGGCCATCTGTTGATCACCCATTTCTCCTTCAATTTCTGCCCTTGGCACAAGTGCTGCAACCGAATCTAATACTACAACATCTACGGCTCCGCTATTTACAAGAGTCTCTACAATTTCCAATGCCTGTTCGGCGGAATCGGGCTGAGAAACAAGGAGATCATCGATATTAACTCCAAGTTTTTGGGCATAGGAGGGGTCAAGGGCGTGTTCTACATCTATAAATGCCACAGAGCCTCCCAACTTTTGAGCCTCAGCAATAATATGCAAAGTTAGTGTCGTCTTGCCTGAAGCATCGGGACCAAATATCTCTACAACCCTGCCACGTGGAACACCACCAATACCAAGAGCCACATCGAGCGTTAATGCTCCCGTAGGAATTGCCTCTACGTGTGCCACACGATTATCACCCAACTTCATTATTGAACCTTTTCCAAACTGTTTCTCTATCTCGGCAATCGCAATATCTAATACCTTACTCTTACCACCATCTTTTTCTTCTGTCATATAATTTATTCCCCCTTTATCTCGTTCTATATCTCGGAAACCATCTCCTACCAATAAACTCTTGATAATGACAATGCTTACAAACTTTATAACAATTTAAAGCACACTTCTTTCCATCTAATATTATTGGTTCATTACAATATATCCAATAGTGATTACAATGGAAGTTTCCCCCTTTTATATTTTTTCATTTTACCTCCTCGTTAAAAAACATATTATTATTGTCATTAAACCAACAATTATAAACCAAATTAAATGATTCTTTTCTTTAAACCACTCGATAATATTATTCCACATATTTAAAAACCAATTAGATTTTATATTCTTAGACTTGGTATCCACAAGATTCCACATATCATAAGCATATAAAGATATATAGTCATAACTAAGATAACAATATCCTTTATCACCAAATGAAGTTCCCCAACTATTCTTTACTTTAAATAAATTTTTACTATCATCATACCCAACCACTGTCAAAGCATGCCCCCCAACACAACCTTCTTTTGAAGTATCGGGTAATGGAACAAGACCATCACTATTTGTATTAAAAAAACTATCATAAAGAGCCACAGCAATAAAAGCAGGTCCGTGTTCATATATGGATTGCTTTAACTCATCCACATTATTTATTCTCGCATATGCACTTATTCTATAATTATATGCTTCATCTTTTAATATTTTTATCTTTTCTTGTGTTATCCTTGAAGCATTACTTAAACTATATGGCAAACTTAATTCCAAACAATCTCCATTACTAACAAGAAAATCCATTGCATCCCTTGGGTACATTCCGTCAATACCAAGATCAGGCCTTTGAAGATATATCCAATCAGGCGAAAAAATCAAATTTTCCTTAATATCAATCTTCTCTTCATATTCTTTAATTGCGGACAGTGCAAATGCTACACAAGATCCTTTTTGCCCCTGATCTCTTACTGACTGCATTTGAGATGTATAATCTATCAATGATGGAATTTGCAAAATATCTTTAACAAAATAATCTGCTATCTTGTAATCTCTATTATCTATTTTGTCTTTTAAAGCACCTAATGAATATTTATTTTTTTTCTCCAACATTATTTACTCCTCTTTTTTCATTTACTTCAAATATTATTTCTCTTTCTTTATCATATTTACACCAATCTTCACAAACAGAGGAATTTAAATAAAGATTTATTTCTGGAAATTTATCCCACAATGCTTTCTCTACTAAAATTTCTCTATCTGAAATTTTTGTACTAAATACAGCATCATAATCCTCTTCATTTGTAAGTACCTCAATATATACATCAAGGTTATTACTCTGCATAATAATACAATTTAGCAAGGGAAGATCTTTAAATTGATTTATTACAAGATTTTTAATTTCTTCTTTTACGCCTTCCAACCTTTCAAGACATTCTTTACAAAGAATACCCATATTCACCTCATTTTTTATCTCTTATACTACCACATTTCCTACATTGCCACTTTAAACCTTTTTTAACCGTTTTCCATCTGTTATTTCCACAAGTACAAGGCTCATTTTTACTTTTCATACTATCCTCCCCCTTATAAATATAACTCTCTCAATTTATTTTCATTCTTTTCTACCCACTCAATAATCTGATCATAACCTAAATCGATTCCAACACGTGGTTTCCATCCTGTATATTGTTCAATCTTCCTATTGTCTGAAATATATATGCAGTGATCGGCTTTCCTGTGTTGTGGCTCATATTCCACTTTTTTATTAATCCCAAATTTATCTTTTAACAAATTTGTGGCTTCTATTAGTGATAACGTATTCTTTGCCCCTCCCCCCGCGTTAAATACCTGCCCTGCGCACTTATCTATATTTTGAATTTCCAAATCAACAAGATTACAAATATCATCAATAAATAACACATCTCTAACTTGTTTACCATTCCATCCAATATACTTTAATGGTAATTGCAACTGAAATGCTATCGCCCACCATGCAACCCATCCCTGATCCGATATGCCCCATTGCCTTGGGCCTGCAAGACAACTCCATCTATTAACAACCGTCTTTACTCCAAACGCATCATAATACTCTTGACACATTAAATCAGACATAATCTTTGATAATCCATATATACTATGCTGCCCACCATCAACACTAAATTCATTTGAAAATCCATAATCAGGATTAAATCCTGCCACAATATCTGACGTCATTGCTTCATCCCACACCCACCTTGTCGCCAATTCTTTTCTTGGGAAAGCATTGATCCTATCACCTGAAAAGGTTTTATTAGTCGACCAAAATATTAAAGCACTTCCGTGCTTACGACAAAATTCCAACACATTCATAACCCCGGGAATAGTATTATTAGCAAGATCATACACCGGATTACCATATCCTAACGTTGCCGATGGTTGAGCAGAACACTCACAAATCACATCTATATTGTGAGGTAATTTATTAAAATCTTCCATACACCTAATATCCCCATGTATAAATGTAATATTACGCTTCTTAAAATCAGGCAAGTTAAATTCCCCACCTCTCCTCACTAAATTATCCATTACAATAACATCATTGCCTTTTTCTTGAAAATAAGTCGCCAAATTTGCACCAACAAATCCTGCTCCACCGGTAATTAAAATTTTCACTCTAAGCCTCCTATTTTTATTTCTTCTAAAAATTCATGACAATTACCACAATACTTATATTTAATATCATTTGGATTATAACTTGTCATTCCACAAACATTGCAAGTTATACTATTACCATTGATCCTATACAATAAACTATTATTCTTCATTATCAACTTTCTAAAACATCTAATAACAAAATCTTTTAATTTCCCACACTTCATTTTTTCTCCAATTCTTTCGGCTCATTTATCTTTCTTACTATTTCCATTAATTTATTAACCACATCAACTACATACTTTTCAGAAGCCTCTGTTTTTATTTTCAAGCCTGCTCTCAATAAGGGATGCTTTACTTCAATATAATATTTATTATTCATTTTTTCTCCATATCCCCAGAAACAAAGGGTATTTCTTCCCAATCATGATTTTTCCTTATTTTAAGATTTTTTTCATGCACAGATTTCAGTAAACTGTAATCCAAATCAAGATCTTTATATAAACCCATAAGAGCAACCATGTCCTTATAAAAACATTTTCCACCATATCCCTTAGATGTAGTTACGTCTAAATGTGAATCATGTATTCTTTTGTCTGCTACCACCATTTTTTTAACTTCTTCATATTTAATTCCCAATTTCTCACACAAAGCATACATCTCATTTGCAAAAATAACCTTTGTAGACAAAAAACAGTTAGCCATATATTTTACCATTTCAGCCGTAGTTAGATCAGTACCAAATATGGGAGTCTTTGAAAACCCATGCATTCTATATAAATCCATAACTCTAATTCTCACTCTATCATTATCTGATCCTACCACTACCCTATCCGTATTCACAAAATCTTCCAAATAATTGGCCTCAGTTAAAAACTCAGGATTAAAACAAAAATTACAATCAGGATATTTTTTAGAATAATTGCGTGTTGTGCCAGGAACAACTGTTGACTTAATTGTAATAATCTTATCCGTACTTTTAGCATAATATGAAATTTCCTCCATATTCTCATCTATAATAGATAGATCAATCTTATTATCTTTATACAGAGTAGGTAGACACACAAAAATATGTTCAGCAAACTTTACCACACTTTCAAGAGTGTCAGATTCCTGAAACTTATCATAATATTTTATATCACAAAACTTCTTAAACCCATACTCGACAGCATTCCCGACAATTCCTTTGCCAATAATCCCTATATTCTTACCTGCAATCATTACACTCCTCCTCTATGAAATTCCGGAAAAATATCATACACACACCAATCATTCGTTGTTTTCAATTGTTCAATAGTCTTTTTATACGCATTAATGTCTCTACCATACAACCACTTCATATAAATCTTCATAAACCCCGTATTTATAGGTATTGTTCCCCATAACGTTGCCCAACCATTAATTCCGGTTTTTAATCCATAAGTCTTATCTACATCCCAAAAATTACACAATCTTGACCATTTGGCCCTAAAATAATTAGCCGACTTATTAGCCCAAGCATCTCTATTGGGATTCCATCCGGCCTTATTACTTGCCTCTTTATGTATAGCCACAACATCTTTGATCATGGCAAGATCTTTTCCTGACCACCTAACAGCAAGAGAATAATCAAAATCTTCAAATCCATAAAAATAATTAGGATCGGCGTATCCTCCACCACCATTTAAATATTCTCCTGTAGATATTGAATCATCATTCATTATAGAATAAAAATTATTCATATAATCAATTGTCTTGCGTGGGATTAACATACAATAGGTAATCAAAATATCCGTATTTATATAATCACCCATATCGATCTGATTACCGTGAGCATAGCTATAAGTACCAACAATACCAACATTTTCTGAATGCTTTTCATAGCATTCAATTAATTTTTGATCCCATTCTTCTTTTATGTCAATATCCGTATCACATCTTAATATATATTCACATTGGGCTTTTTTCATTGCCAAATTCATACCTTTGCCCAAACCAATATTTGCTCTGTTAGTTATTACTTTAATTTTATCATTTTTTAGACTGTTAAGATATTTAGATATTGAACCATCTTCGCTATTATCAGAAATAACGATCTCATAGGGATTTTTAGTATATTTTGGAATATCGGAAATAAACTTATAAAAATCTTCACGCAGTACGTGTTCCACAGCACAAATAGAAACTTTTGGAAATGTATACGGCATTTATTCTCCTTTCTTTCAAACAATTATAGTATAGCATACAAATTATCATTTGTCAAATTATCTTAACTTTTATTAATAGAAACAGTAAAACCAAAGCCTACGATTGTAATAATAACACCCACCCAAAATAAAATTGGAACAAGAAAAATTCTAACAATTCCAAATGCAATTCCACTGCTTAACATTGGATGTTGCTGAACAGAATCTACTAACATCTTTATACCACCGTACCCTGCCCACATCAATGAAAAGAAAATAATCGTTATCAAACCTAAGAACATAATCAACAATCCAAGCAATGTAGCAATTCTATCCCAATTTCTCTTTCTTTTATATGCCTTCATATTTACTTCGAGCATTTTACCTCCATTTTTATTTTAAATATTTTTTGCTCCATTTGCCATATCTTGAAAAAAGCATCATACATATGTTAGAAATATCTACCAACTCCAACAAAAATTTATCACTTTTCTCTCCCTCTATATTTCTCCATTCGAGATATTCTTCATCAAGTTTCTTTTCAAGAAAAGACATATCATTTAAACTGTCATCCCAACCACTTTTATGTCCATCATGCAATCTTAACACTTGCTCCATCTTCTCTGCAAATCTTTTTACAGCAGGCCTTAATACTATTTTACTCATTTATCCCCCTTAGTTAGACTAAAAGTCCTAACATTTTTCAAATACTCATATTTACCGGTTTTTGCTAATGCCTCTAACTTTTCATCAATAGCACTAACCAATTTAGCCTTATTCTCATTTGCGGCCCTACTTGATTTATCCCATTCGGCAATTTTTTTAAGATCAGGATTACTTTTCTTGTGCTCATCTACTTTAAAATGTTCAAAATCTCTAACCTTTAATATCTCAATAGTAAGCCTCTCCATTAAAAATCCAACTCCCTCAACACCGATCAATGATTTACTCTTCATAGTTCCTTATCTCCCTTTTTAAAATATTTATCAAAATTCTTATCATCTGTATACCATTTTTCTAACTCAAAAAAACCACATTCTTCGGCGCAAGCCAAACCATCCCAAGATCTTATTCTACTCCCATCACAAAACTTGCTCTTCTTATTATCACACCTCACTTCTCCATCAAACGATTGTTTATGTTTACACCAATGACAATGCATTCCATTCTTATTGCCGAGCCACGACATTGCAACTTTTGACCATTTTTCAGAAATTTTATTTACTTTTCTCATCTCATTACTCCAGGAGATGCATCCTTCAACTCATTATCTTCTGGCAACTTGCCACCACATATGGGAACACCATCATACATATTTGGGCTTGGATTAAATAACTTCCCCATTTTATGAGCATTCATATATTTGGCATATGTTTTATATTTATTTGTTCCCTCCAATCCCAATATTGGATTTATATCAAGCATTTTATTTTCAAACGAAGGATGGTTACATACAATCCAACCTGCTTGCTGTAAAGATCCGTACCAAAACACAGGAGCCATTATACCACGAGTATCCATAAATCCAACATCTTTGATCGCAGACTTACGCATTAACTGACTATGTCCATTAAATCCGTGACCTTGTTTATTACAAATAAGTATTGTCTTTCCATTTTCAGTTAAAACTCTCGCAGGATCCATTTTAACCACATTATCAAAAAATGGTTTACCATCAGCAGTCATAATTAATCCTGTCTTAGGTATAGCATCCATTATATCCTCATATTCTTTTAACCATTCTTTTTCCACTATGATATCGTTTAACACTCTACCATAATATTGAATATCCTCTCTATCCATATATTTCTGCCAAAATTCATTCACAGGCCTCGCATACAGTTCGTTCTTATCATAAAAAGTGTAATGAACTTCTATGTAAGGATATTCTCTTTCAAGAAAAGAACTTTCCTGTAAATACTTTAAAAATTCAGCAGTTCCGTCCATTGATCCATTATCTACAATTTCAAGTACATGAGGATTTGTAGTGTTTTGCAAATAATTCCATAATACGGTCTTTGTATACTCAACTCTATTAAAATTTAGAAATAGTACAGCACTTTTTTTATCCACACAACCTCCCTATTTATTTTATTTCTTTCATATAATCTTTCATTCTGTTTATCTCTTTTTCCAATGCATCATTAAACTCCTGTTCTGTCTGCACCTCATCGGGAGAATACCATTCTAATTTACCATCAGGAAATTTAATCCTGATAGTTTCTTTTCTACCGAGAATCTCAGGCAGAAAAGATGCCATTTCAAAAACTTCACCTTTAGCCGCTTCCATTGTTTTATATCTTAGGACATAGACAGAATCGCCCTTTTTCATTTTATATCACCCTTTAATACTTTTTGTATAACATCGGCAACAGGGCCAACATCACACACCTTTTTACACCAATACCTTCCTGAACTTCCCGTCATATCCCACAATGCATCCACAGAAAAACCGGATTTATTCAATAATGCCCTTGTTTGTGCATGATTAGTCACAATAACATGATCGGGAATTCCTATATAACATTCATGTGGAATCATTAAAACTAACTTACCCCCCACTTTCAGCACTCTATTTGCTTCATATAAGGCTATTAGTGGAGAAATTGTATGCTCTAAAATCTCCCACATTATAACACCATCAAACATATTACTTGCCCAAGGTAATTCATGAACATCTCCAATTACTATTGATCCACCAATCCATTCGCCATATTTCTCAATCGCTTTCTTCTTTTCCACTTCGTTTATGGTTATACCAAACACAATTTTATCTTGATTATGCAATTCATTCATGGCTACACCCGTTCCACAACCAATATCCAAAATTATTTTACAGTCATTTAAATAATCTAAATTACCCTTTCCAAGAGGCAAAGAAAGATCTTCTGTTCCACGATCCCTGTCTGCCATTTCCTTGGGCATTAACTTTAAATATCTATTCCACTTTTCTTGATCCATTATATACTCCTATATCAAATTCTATCACATATCATTTTTAATCTTTCTTCCTGAATTCTTTCACTTTCAGCATGTACCTCACAAAATCCAACTTCAATATCATTTATTAAATGAACAAATTCTTTTTCATTTCCGCTCCTAACAGTAACTTTACAACCAAAAATTTCAGCCAAATTCGGAATATCTGTATACTTATTAAATACATGCCAATCAAGTATATAACTACCACTTGCTCTTAAATCAATTTCAAGTTTAATAATCTCAACTCGGGCTTTTCTTTCTGCTAAAACTATTGCAATTGCTATATTAGGATCATCTTCTTTTATCTTGCCCTCAGACCAACGATTAATTATTGTTTGAATTATATCCACTATATCTCCCCATTAAACTAACAATATCTCGTATCATTAACCACAATATTTCTGGAAGCAAAATAATCTGATATACAAATACAATACTCAAGCAAGTTCTCAGGCAAAGGACATCTATCAGCCTGCCAATGAGACATATGTACTTCTATTAGATCCTGAATACGCCTTGAATGCTTAAAAGGTTTCTGACCGACAATTATACTACCATAAATGGGATGCAACTCAAAAGAACCATTCAACTTTCTTGAAAAATCAGTTTCTTTGTAGTATTTCCAATCCGGAGAATCTACTACCCCCTGCATTGTAATATCCAACATCCCAATATCGTGCATTAAAGATGCTGCAATTAAAATATTATAGTCATCCCCTGTAATTTTAAATTCTCTTGCCAACTCATGAGCAAACCATACTGTTCTCTTTAAGTGAGTTATAATATCCCTGTCCTGCTCATGATATTTCCCTGACAAAGATGATGGTTGAACTAATAATTGTTCTTCATAGGCTTTAAATATCCTTTCTACATTGCTACGAATTACATCATCCTTAATCAATCCCAGTTCTTCTTTAAAAACAACTAAAATATCTTCACTCATCAATTACTCCTTTATATTACTATATTACTCTTCCGGAACTTCAAAATCGTTAGAGTGATCACAATTCTCATCTACACTTTGTTTTGTATTAGAATTATCAGCAGAACTTGCAGATCCTTCGCTCTTCTTAGATGATAATATTTGAATAGAACTGGCTTCCAACTGAGATTGTCGTTTATACATTCCTTTATTATTTTTATATGAATCACAACGATACCTTCCTCCAACCATTACAAGCATACCTTTCTTTAGAATCTTTGACAATGCATCTGCTCGTGCATAAGAAACAACATCGACAAACATGTTGACATCTTTACCTGCAAAATAATCCGAAACCCCAAGAGAAAACTTTACCACAGGCGTCTGCTTTGCCGTAAACTGCAATTCAGCGTCTGCCACCAAATACCCACATATTGCTCCAAAAAACATTATTCCTCCCTTAATCTTTTATTTTTTACTATCCTTTTATAATCTGTACCAATAATTTATTGATTACATCCAAATCAACTTCTTTTTGCAACTTTGTATTATTATAAGCATCATTTAATTCTCTATTTAATTCGTTATATCTCTTAACAATATCTTCATATTCAACTTCATAGTTCTTAATTTTAAGCAAATAGTCAGCATTTTTTCTTGGAAGCACAATTTCCCCATCTCTTAGATATTCAATACCCTCTTCCATTAATCTAACCATATTAAGAGCATTTTTGCTTAACCAACCATATTTTTCAATTAATTCTTTTCTTTTTGCTCCTGTCTTTTTATTAACCGTACTAATCGCCAAAAACTCTCCTTGGGCATACCCCCTAAAACACCTATAAATCTGCTCAGCCCCTAAAAATAATGCACGATTATTCCTAATAATTTTACCACGATAATCCATACGTAAAATACAAGGATCTGAAATATAAAGTATTTCAAGAATATTTGGATTACATTCTGACGCTAATTTAAAAAAATCCTTTATAGGGTAATATACAGCATCTTCAACACTATCTCTTAATTCTTTTGGAGTAATAAGACATAAATGTTCTTCTAATGTCGGTAGCCACACTCCTCTTATATCTCTATCAGATGTAAGAGTAGCAGTTCCATACGAATGTGAGCCCGACAAAACTTCATATATTATATTTTTATTTCCTGTATCCATTATTCCTTCCTTTATCTAACATTAGGCATAACAGCGCCCATTTGTTTTGAATCTTGCAAAACAGTCCAGTCATGACTCATTATTTCAGCCTCTTTATTTGAAATAAAATAAGTGGTATCATCTTTTGAACCTTTCAATATTTTACTCATTATAGTTTGCTCAACATCCGGTATTGGAATATAAATATGGGCAATATACCAATTAAAATTTTTGGAATAAGGATTATCATCTGCTATCCTATAAATAATACTTACATAATAATAATCGAACAAGGGATCTTTCCCGTGTTTTGTAATCTGTGCCTTATATGATCCTTTTCGACAAAATAAAAATGTCCACACCTCCAAAAACATATCAAATGTAAAAGAAGATCTAAAAGGAATACCACCATCCATTATTGTACTAAATGGCCATTGAATATAGGATGTAGTATATACCCTTGGCAAATCAGAAATATCGTCTTCTCCAAGTTTTTTAATTATCTCATCTTTCATATCCATAAAAAATCCTTTTATTTCTTCTTAAATTTCTTACATTTTTCTCTCATTTTCATTTCTTTAAATGCATCACTAACAGAACAGACCGCAGGACTTTTTGCTTTTTTTACATTACCAATCTTCCCCATTTGTTTTATAATCTTATCACATCCCCACCCAAGTTCAATATTACCATTTTTTCTTATGTGCACAAAAATTTTAGACATATATCCCCCTGTTTATAAAACGGTAAGACTCTTGGCAGTATAATTAGCGGAACGAAATACCATAATAGCATACTGCTGTATTATGATAACCCTAACAAAAGCCTTTAACCGCCTATTTTTCAACTAACATATATGATCAGTTACAACCTCATCCACCGGCTGTTCATAACTATAATCCCTATTGGCATCCATTTTAACAGCCGAACCCAATGCTCCCTGTATCTGTTCAACAATACCCTTACAAGACTTCCCAAGATTCTGACCCTCAGGTAAAGATATATCCACTTTCCCCATTCTATCTATCCTTATTTTTACAATCGCCATACTAACCTCCCCTTTTTTATCCTACTTCAATCTCCATAAGAATGTCTTCATTGATATTGTCATCCCTTTGTATTACACCACTCATATTTTCCGCAATGCTGTAAACCATTCTATGAGCATATTCCCTTAAAAACTTATAAGCATCGGAACTTGTTCTGCCATAACACACATAAAGCCCTTGACTATTCTTTTTAAAACCAAAACTACCACAATTAATGTCCACCTCTTGCACATCATTGTGCTCTCTAATAGTCCCACCCTCTTTAACCTCGTGGCCCATTTCTGTCAAGATGCTCTTCAAACAATCCAAATCCCTAATCTCCGTCTCTACCTTTGCTACATAACTCATAATACCTCCTTTTTATTTAAAAACTTTTTACACTACTTTTCTTTTTGCAAGCATTGCTCTTGTACCTTGGCCATCTTTATTAATGTGTACCCAATCACGTAAAAATTCTATATCTTCTCTTGCTGTTTCATATATAGGAACAGTATCCCTAACAGCCTTAATCAAATGAGTATCATCCAATTCTTTCTTTTCATAAAAAGCCATAACCAATGCAGTCTTTACAACCTGCTCAATTTCGGCTCCTGTAAAATTATTTGTAGCCTGCATTAACTGTTCAAGATTATATTTCTTGGGATCTCTTTTTCTTTTAATTAAATGAATTGCAAATATAGCCATACGCTCAATTTCATCAGGAAGATCTACAAAAAATATTCCATCCCATCTACCGCTTCTTTTTAACTCAGGGGGCAATAATGAAATATTATTTGCAGTTGCAACTAAAATAACATCTGATTTTTTATCCTGCATCCAAGACAAGAATGTTCCGACAACTCTTGCAGACGTTCCACCATCAGAAAAATTACTTGACTGTACTCCGGATAAACCTTTTTCCATTTCATCTATAAAAAGCACACAAGGAGCAATTGCCTCAATTGTTGCCAACACATTACGAGTATTACTTTCTGAACTACCTACGGTTGAACTAAACAACTTTCCTATATCTAATCTTATCATAGGCAAACCCCATATACTTGCCATTGCCTTACAAGCCAAACTCTTTCCAACACCGGGAATACCTACAAGCATCAACCCTTTAGGCTTGTCCAATCCAAATTTTTCAGCCTCAGATGTAAATATATTCTTTCTACTTTTAAGCCAAAATTTAAGATCATCCATTCCACCAACATTATCCATATTCTCAGGAATTCCCACATAGTCAAGAAAACCTGTCTTATAAATAATTTGTTTTTTAATATCCCTCAACATTTCAACGTTTACATTACCATATTTATTTAAACTCAAACCTGCAGAAGAAGAAACTTCTGTCTTAGTTAAGCCTTGGGATGCACTAATTACATCGTGCATTTCATCTTCCGATAAAACCTTGAATTTTTTCTTTATAGATACACACCCATCTTCTATTTTACGATACATATCCTCCAATTCTTCTTTTGAAGGCAATGGCCACTCAATAAGCATAAAAGTTCTCTGCCAATCAGGTGGTAAAATATTACACGTATGCACAAACATAAAGATAATCTTGGTTTTTCGCCACATTTCCTGCATGGTAGACATTGCCATCAAATCAGGCTGAGGTCTTGCTGCCGAAGATCCACATAATTGTGGAACATCACGAATTATCAATATTGTTTTCTCTTGCTGACCTATCTTTTTTTCAATTTCTTTTAACGCAGGAACAAATCCTTGTGTGGTAGGAGAAACTTCTTTTGTTCCCCTTAAACGTAAACCTGTTCCCAATGACCATTCCCATACATTTTTTTTCTCTTTATCATTACCATACTTTGTGTCAAACTCATCCATAAACAATTCCATATCAGGAGCCACGACATATATAAAAGGAACTGTCGTTTCAATCATGTGTTTCAAATCATCTTTTTCCATATCTCTCTCCCCCTATTTTTGTCTCTATATTTCCTTACCGGTTTTATAATTTAATACCACAAATTCTTTAAAATCTTTCTTTGAAAAAAGTTCTTTACCTGTTTTACCATATCTCTTTTTCTTAATCAATCTACCGTTTCTATACCATTTAAGAGTTTTAATATTTCCGTTCGGCCAATAATGCTCATATGCAGGCAAATCATTATCACGGTGAAAATCACCTTTTTGATTACGCCAATGACGATAATAAAGGCTACCATTCTGCCAAAATTTCATTTCTGTTGGTTTGTCGTTATCGGCAATATCAGGCCCAAGACGTTTTATAATATCTTGCTTTATATCCATGCATCCCCATCCTATCTTATTACTCTTTTTTTATGTTTCTTTCTATGACAATCTTCACACAGTGTTATTCCATTGTTAACATCCCACAATGGTTCATACATCATTGCTGCTGTATAGAGATCGAATAGAGATAGATTGCCTTTTATCTCTTTCATGAAACTTGAAAAAGATCTCTTATTGTGGTGTGCATTTAAATTACCACCACTATCATCCCCACACTCTTGACACGTGTATCCATCTTTCTTAAAAATATCTGTACGCCATTGATCATATTTTAAAGAATTTCTTATCAATTGTATAACGGGTGTTATACCACCCTTCCAATTACCATTTTTTTCACCTTTACTTAATTCTGAATGTTTTCGTATTGTTTCTTCTGATGGATGTTTACCCACATGAGATTCTGATTGTTTTATTCTTGTTTCTTCTGATGGATGTTTATGCCAATTACAATTCTTTTCACCCTTTTGCGATTCTGATTTTTTCTTTTTCCATTCTTCTGTATGAGATTTACCATAATTATGATTTTTTTCACCACATTGAGATTTTGATATTTTTTGTCTTGTTTCTTCTGTGAGAGAATGTCCCATCAAAGATTCTGATTGTTTTCGTTTTGATTCCTCTGTGCGAATCTTACCCTTATGTGATTTTGAATTTTTTCTATTGTGTTCTTCTGATGGGTGTTTACCAATCTTATCATGTCCTTTTATATATTTACATTCATAACCCATCTTAGTATATTTTGAACGTAATTGATTGCAACCACAAGGGCATAAAATTTGAATAGATAAACACTCATCACAAACTTCTTTTTTATTGGGCTTTAATGTACCATCATTGGATTTATGACAAGATTTAATTCTACAATGCATCATATAAACATTCTCCCTATTTCTTACACACATATTATAGCACATAATATGTCATTTGTCAAGTGCTATGCTGTTTTTTCTATTATTATTATCGGATTACAAGCCTCAATTACCATATCTTTTGTAATCTTAATAGATGACTGCTTATTTCCAATATCAAACATAGGAGCAAGCAATATCTTTTCCATAATACTACGCAAACTCCTTGCTCCGGTCTCTCTTTTAATCGCTTCTGTTGCAATTGCATCAATAGAATCTTTTTCAAATGTTAAAACAATGCCTGCCATTTTAAATATTTCAATATATTGACTTACAAGGGAATTCTTAGGCTCAGTTAGAATCTTTACAAGATCTTCCCTGCTCAATGAATGCAAAGATAATGTAATGGGTAGCCTGCCCAAAAACTCAGGAATCATCCCAAACTCTTTAAAATCTTCATAGGACACTTTCTGATATAAATCATCTTTAGACAATTCTTTTTTAAACTCGGATGTAAATCCCAAAATACCATTTTTCTGCACGCGTTTCTTAATAATTTCTTCTATGCCCTCAAATGAACCACCACAAACAAACAAAATATTTTTTGTATCCATCATCATAGTTTCAACAGAATATGATTTTTTTACCCCCTCTTTTGGAATTTCAACAATTGAACCTTCAAGCATTTTTAATAAAGCCTGTTGAACTCCTTCACCCGATGGATCCCTACCAAAATGCCTGCTTGGCCCGGAACTTGCTATCTTGTCCACTTCATCAATATATACAATACCCTGCTCAGCCAACTCCATATCTCCATTAGAGGCTGTATAAAGCCGTTTAAGAACATTCTCAACATCTTCACCCACATATCCCGATTGTGTTAAACTCGTGGCATCTGCAACAGCAAAAGGAACGTTTAAAATACGAGACAATGTTTTAAGAAGGAATGTTTTACCAACACCTGTTGGACCTAACATTAATATATTGGACTTTTCAATTTCAATGTTAGAATGAGAATTTATCCTTTTATAATGATTATAAGATGCAACCGATAATATCTTTTTGGCTTCATCTTGTCCTATAACATATTCTTGCAATTTATTGTAAATATCCTTCGGCAATAAATTCAATTCAACAAATCGTTTCTTTTTAACCTGATTTTTTTCCACAACAGTTTTAAAAAAAGTTCTTAGACAATCATAACAAATATGAATAACCCTACCATCGTCTATCTCTTTTGATATAGTTTTACTCTCATCAACTATATCTCCGTGAAAATCACAATTAACCAACATTATTTCCTCCCCCTATTTTAATTAAGTTATGGCTCTACTGAGAACACGCCAGACCGTCGGAATAGCGGAATTGCGTTTCAATGCTCGCAAATTGGATTTATACCGATATTCATCGCCCAATAGAGCCATTACCCATTTGTATATATTATATCACACTTTTAAACAAAAGTCAAGAAAAATCTTAAACATAATCCATTAATAAATCTTCATCATCTATATATTCAATTAATCTTCCATCCGTTCTATATTCTTCTCTTTTAACAAGTACACCATTCTTATACCATTGACGAGATAGAATGATGCCTGATTCATAAAACTCTTCATAGGCAGGGAGATCTTTATCTCTATGATAGTTTCCACATTTATCGTACCATTTAAAATAACGAATCTTACCATTAGGCCAATATACAACTTGTGATGGTTTATCATTGTCAATAATATCAGGCCCAAGACGTTTTATGATATCTTGTTTTATATCCATATTTCACTATCTCTCCATAAAATAATCAACCATATCTTTTACACTCTGTTGATCAGATATTTTTGGCTCCCAACCAATTAATGAATTTATCTTTTCATAACTTCCCAACAAAATAGGTACATCGCTCGGTCTCATCCTGCTTTGATCTATAACACACTGAATACCTGTAATACCACGATTAAAAAATTCATTTACTAACATATCAAGCCACTCTCTCATTGTTTTTGTCTTACCCGATGCAATATTTATTACATTACCAATTATATTAATATCATCTTTACACAATCTTTCACTTAACCACCAATATGCTCTGACAATATCCCTAACATCGGTTAAATCTCTTTTAGCATCAAGATTACCTATATTAATAGATAATTTTTCTCCACGTTTCAAGAGATCGCACAATTGTTTTGTCCAATTTGAAATAGCAGCCTCAGTACCCTGCCTTGGCCCAAAATGATTGAATGCCCTTGAAACAACAGCCTTGATCCCATAGCTATGGACATATTGCAACACCAACGATTCTGCTGATATTTTAGAAACAGCATAAGGAGACAAAGGTCTTAATGGATTTGTTTCTTTAATAGGAACTTCATTTTCTAACACTAAGCCATACTCTTCCGAACTACCGGCTACAAGCAATACACTCTGCGGAGAATAAAGCCTTATAGCATCAAGCACGTTCAATGTTCCCAATACATTAACCTTAATAAAATCCTCAGGATACATAAAAGATTTGTCAACAGCAATCAATGCAGCCAAATGAAATATTCTGTCCGGTTGGATTTCTTTAATAGTTTTATGTACCTCATCTCTATTGCAAATATCAACTATTTTTAATTTTATCTCATCTTGAACATGCTTAATCCGAGAAAAATCATTTACATAGTCTATACCATAAATTTCGGCATCAGGATCTACATTATCTAAAATATAATCTACCAAATGACTCCCTGCAAAACCACACACACCCGTAATCAATACTTTCATTCCATCCTCCTATTTATATTTAACATTTATCTTTAATCACAATATTTTCTAACTTTGATTACTGGTGGAGATTTATGTTTATGAGAATTGTCTCTATATCTAATACTTATAAACTTAACCATATCATTTATTGGCTGTTTACAAGTACCAGTCATATGCTCCTTTATTGATTGTTCCATCTCATTATAACTATATCCCAATTCTTTCTCATCTGTTTGTCCTTCCCATAATCCGGCACTCGGAACCCTGTCTATCATTTCCTCCGTAATAACATCCTTATCCCTAAAATAATCCAACAACTGATAAACTTCACTCTTAAACAATTCTCCTATCGGAAATATATCTGCAAGAGCATCCCCACCCTTTGTATCATATCCTATATAATCCTCTGATAAATTTCCTGTCCCAACAACTCTAACTCTTTTATTTAACTCAGCATTCAATTCCCAAGCAATACCATAGAGCATACACATTCTTGATCTTGAACGAGCATTACCTTGATTAACTTTATTAATTTCTTTTTTATCAAAAATACTACTCAGTCCTTTAGTTATCTCATCAGCAATATTACTAATATCTGCAGCAATTTCATGTATTCCCAATCTTTCACAAATATCGCGAGATTTTAAATTGAATGTTAGCCTATCATGTACATTATATGGCATATGAACACCATATACATTATTTATTCCCAATGCTTCTGTGCATAATATAGCAACTAACGTTGAATCAGCTCCACCACTCATTCCTATCACAGCAACATCCATATTATTTCTAATATCCACATTCATCTTTACCATCAACTCTTCTATATCTTTAATCATTTAAGTTCCCCCTATTTTATATTAAACACACTTTTCAAATAATTCAAATAATTTTCATACATCTCCATCCCTTATGATGTTTTCGTTTTCCACTTGCGACTGAATACATATGTCCTACTCCCAACCTATGCTTTTTACAAAATCTATATAAACCATTGACTATATATTTTTTATCTTGTGGATCAAAAACTTCCCATTGTTTCACATTGGGAGGACTATACCTACTTCTAACTTTTCTTAATTTTCTTTTTTGATACTCCGTCCATTTGTGTCCTCTATTTTTAATGATATTTTCATTTTTGTAAATTTTGTATGATGTTTTCCCAACATAGAACCTTTCCATAGTCCGTTTTTAAAATTTTCTTTTTTTGTTAAAGAAATCTTTTTTTTAATTTCTTTAGTTTTTGGTATTCCTTTCCAATATCTACAATTATGTTCTTTTATTTTTTGTTTTGATTTTTCTGTATGCTTATAATGAGAAATTCCATCCCCTCCATCGGATAAATTTAAAAGAACACCCAAGCCAAGATCTTTTCTACCTATAATCTTTATTAAATTCATCTCTATTTCATATGCCCTTCTATCATTTAAACCACAAATAACTTTTTCACAAATTGGAAATAATCCATCATTCAATATTTTTCTAATTTTTTGATTTTTAGGATGAGCAAAATTACTTTTTTTAGCCATATTAACATGCTTATTCATTCTCAATCCTGTGCCTTTACCAACATAAAAAGGCTCATAATCAAATTTAAATTTATCATATCTATATTCACCCGACTTACGAGGATCCAATAAAACATAAACATATCTATTATTTATCTTCAATGTTGAACACCTTCTTTAAATAATTTAAATAATCTTCATCTTTACACATTTGTTTAGATAGAGTATCGGAAATCTTTGCCACAGAACAACCATTACATTGTGCCATTTTAATTACAATATTTAAAGGACAAAACGAAAAGTCATTCATTAAATTCGTACCTATTCCAAATGCTGTATTTATCTTCCCCTTATATCTCTCTGCCAATTCTATTGCCTTTGGGAATGTTAAACCATCACTAAATACAGCAGTCTTTGTCATTGGGTCTATTTTTAATTTCTTATAATGTTCTATGAGTTTATCACACCATACAAAAGGATCACCGCTATCATGTCTTGCCCCATCAAATAATTTTGCAAAATATTTATCAAAATCATTTAAAAAGGCATCCATTCCCAACGTATCTGACAAAGCAATTCCAAGATCTCCCCTATATTCATCTGCCCAAGTTTGAAATGCGAATTTTTGGCTATCTCTTATTCTCACAAATGCCTGACAGGCCTGAATAAATTCGTGTGCCATCGTTCCAATCGGAGAAATGCCGTACTTCTTAGCAAGATAAACATTGCTTGTTCCTGTAAATCTATATGGTAATGTTTTTCTAAACAGTTCTCCTATAATATAATGCTGCCATTCAAAAGAATATCTTCTACGAGTTCCAAAATCAGAAAATTTAAAATTATCATCAGCCTTATGGTTTATTAATTCTATCTTTTCTGTTAGTCTCTCTTGACCAACTCCGGGCACTGCTTTATTTCTAAAATAAACTTCATTTATAATTGCAAGTACAGGGACCTCAAAATATATTGTACTTAACCATGGGCCAACTATATTTAATCCAAACTGCCCATGATACGATGTTATTTGTACACATTTTGAATCTAATTTTAACAATTTTAAAAACTCCAAATAACTTGGTTTAAACCATCCTAATTTTCTTAAATACTTAATTTCATCATCTTGAAATCTTAAATTACAAAGATTGTCTATTTCTGCTATTATTTCGCTCGTATATGGAGTTAAATCAACATCTTCATTCCTGCATTTAAACGTATATTCAACCATAGCATCAGGAAACTTATGAAACACTACTTGACCCATCGTAAACTTGTATAAATCTGTATCTAAAAGAGACTTTATAATCATATTTCCTCCAATTCCTATCCTCTATTATTTTTTACTTTTGTATTTCTTTGGGTGAATTGTATTTAGAACATAAACTATCGTACCATTATTGTCATTGTACACCACGATCTTACGTGGATAAAGACCTATAAATTTTAAATCTATTTCATTAGCGGTGTCAGACATGCGATCTTTAACCCATTGTTTACCATGTCCATCATTGCTAACTGTCTCTATAAAATCACCCTTAGTAGTTGCCCCAACATATCGCAACCCCATTCCAAAATATCCCCAATTAGTCAATTTTTGTCTCTTCTTCAATTTCTCCTCCATTCCCTTAATTTATGTATGGCATAACAATCAGCATCCCTTTCCGAAAATTGTCCCCTACAATTATAATATCTATACCCTCTTCTGTGCTTTGCCTGCCACAAATGACGCAGTTCATGAGCCATTAAGTAAACCAACACTTCTTCCGTTGTAAACAATTTATATCCTGATAAATATCCTTTACCTTTAACGTCTACATCCTGTCCGTTATCAATTGGAAATTTGATCTTATCGCCTATCCTTATTACAACATAAGGACTAAAATTACCATGATAACTACACCCATTATAATAACATCTACCACAAAAACCATTCTTTGAATTCTTAACACCTATCTCAAAATTAGACAGTCCGGAAGGTCTTACAAACTTAATAATTTCCTTAATACTCTTATTATCAAACTTGGTATAGTTTTTAAGTTTCACTTAACCCCTCCAATTAAAGATTTAACATTCCAATAAATTTATACTTTATATTTGGAACACTTACACCGTTAACCTTCTTTGGATCATTCCAATAATTAAAAATTGTTGCCACAGCAAACTCTTTTTCATCTGTACTATTAATCACTACTGCAAATTCTTTTTTATCTTCATCTGTAAATTTCATAACCATTAATTCCTGATCTTTCTTTAATTTTACCCCTTTTTTCTTTATCTCTCTTGAAGCAGCATCAACAAACATTCCCCCAAAAAGACCTAAGGATTCTTGTTGATCTATTGCTGAAAAAAATATTCCCCTGAGTGTTTCTTGTTTTATTTCCATTTATTGTTCCTTTAAAAATTCTTTTCTACTTTTTCTTAAAATACGCCTAATTTGTTTTAAGTGCTTTGCCTTTTTTACTTTTTCCAAAACTTTCAATAAAAACGGTATGTCCGAAAAACACATTGTTTCCATTAAACCTCCATCATTTTAATGCTTTATTTTGAATCCACAGTAAAATACAAATTTACACCGGCAACGATTAAAAATGTTCCTAATATAAAAGATGCAAGAGATCCATACCTTCCCCCAATATAAGAAAATATACAACCCAATATGATAGCCAAAATATCCTCAATTTTTCTTTTATTCATTTAATTTTTTCCTTTTTTAAGATTTTGTATTCTCCTTTATCCCATCCTACTCCCATAATATCATTTAAATCACAATAATACATATTTCCTGATTTTGCCAAATCTATCTCTCTTTTATTTCCTGTTTCAGAAACATACTGACTAAAAGAAGATAAACAATAATTTACCCAAGAACCCTCTTTTAATATTTTATAAAAATTAGATATAGATGTCGCCTGACCAATAACACGGCATTGTTTACCATCTTTATAAAATTGTCCATATCCATAAACTTTTAATTTTCTCATTTCTTCTCCTTTGTACTTAAATCCCATATCCCATCCTACATATATTATAGCATACTTTATGGTAAAAGTCAAGAAAAAAATGCTATATGTCTAAACTAAGTTGACAAACAGAATCTTTAATCCTTTTTTCTGCGATCTTAATATACTCAGGATTGAGTTCAATACCTACATAATTTCTTCCAAGTTGTTTTGCCACCATACCCGTTGTTCCTGCTCCCATAAATGGATCAAGCACTATTCCGGGATTAAACTTTTCTCCACAACCACAATCACTATAACTATTAAACTCTTTAACATTCTGTTCTGTATTTCCTGAATATGCAGAATTCTGATTACTCTCTACATGCTTTACTCCTCCTATTGGAGGAACTTTTTCTATTCCCACTACTTTATATATCTTTTCTCTTGGCAAACCACATTTTGAACATACTTCTTTTGGACAACCGGCATTAATACATCTTTCAGGTATTTCAGGGGCAAACACGGCAAAATGGGCTCCTGAAAAAGATTTTGTTGTAATATCCCACACTGTCCTCATATTACGGCCATTTCTTTTTTTATATTCTTCTTCTAAATTATCATATCCTTTATACTTTCTCGGTTGACTCATCGTATTAGCATGAACTCCCTCAGGAAAATACTCATCCTTAGAATATTTATTTTCATTATTTCCCCTACATTCCCTTTTTAAAGATTCAATATTTAAAGATTCAAATTGCTGTTCAAAATAATAATCATTGCCTGACCAAAAACTATACTTTATCTTGCCCGTACCTTCACAACGACTGCATCTATCTTCACTATTCCTATAAATTCTTGCCCTTGGACTACTAAAAAGTTCAGAATCCTCTTTTGAAATCTTGGTATCACATTCTGCCTCTTTACAATTAGGACAGTCTTTCCATCCCCAATCTTGTCCCTCTACCCCACTTACCCCCAATGGCTGTTTATCTACAATTTTCAAAGTTTTCTTATTTACCCAATACTGCACACTATTGGATTTTGTAAAATAAAAAATATATTCAAAGTCGACGGTAAATCGATCATCAGCAGAGTCTGGCATACAGTTTCTTTTGTACCAACATATCGTATTTCTACGAATCCAACCACGATCAGACATTCCTATTACAAAACGTTCAGGAATACCCATAAGGGATTTAACCGGTATATTACTTTGCACTTTATCATATCTACCAAGTTGCCCAAGGCCTTCTGCATTACCTAAATTACTTTTTGCACTATTCGATGCATTATTATTATAACTGTCACCTATATTCCAAAACATTACACCTGTTTTTTTCAATACCCTTTTAATCTCATCACATATCTGCCACAAATGATCCAAATACAACTGATATGATGGCTCCAACCCAAGTTCTCCTCTCCACGCCCCACACACAGAACAAAAATTACCACTATTTGCCTTATTTAGATCAGCAATCTTTTCGTACTTATTTCCATTAAGATCACCCTTATCATTACGATATTCATTGCCACATCTCTTTAATTCATCTCCCCATACATGCTGACACCCTTCTTTTCCTCCCCACACCTGCGGATTAGTTTTGTACGATCTCAATCCGAAATAGGGCGGAGAAGTGACAACGCAATCAATACTTTCGTTTGGAATAGTCTTTAATACTTCCAACGTATTACCTGAAAGTATTTTATTTGTAATATCCTCAATTGTTTTCATATTTCTTAGCCTCTCTTTAAAACAATTCCATTTGTTTTTCTTCTATGATGTCTTTCTTTATAAATATACTTATATCTTCTTTTGTTATTAAGTCTGCCCTTTCCTGTTCTTTTGTAATATATGGCTTACAATATTTCTGCATATCAAAATTAACCATCACTTGATTACTGACAAATTCCTCTTACAATCTTTGATCTCTCCTACAAACTTTCCATCTGCCCTTTCCGGCATAAATGTATAAAATTTATCATAAGCCATACGTATAATAGATTTTTTCTTTTTATTCGTCACCATTCTTTGTCTCCTTTGGCCATTCCCCATTATTATCTTTTAATTGATATTTTTCACATATGGCACATTTTCTCATATTATACTTACCTTCAACTGCTTCCCACTCGTGTTCTTCCTCGTTCTCCTTGCACAACTTTTGAGATGAATAAGACACAGAAACAGAACAAGACACACTAAACATTTTTCCACATTTGCCACACTCAACATCTTCTATATCTCCATCTGACATGTGCATTTCCCAACTATCATTATCTTCGTAACCACAATAAGGACACGTTATATCATCAGTAAAATCACAATCTATATCATTGCTCATTTTATTTCTCCTTTTCTACATTATTTATTCTATATTACCCCACCCTTTTGGAAATAATTTCTTCATATAATCATAACATTTTTGGCATAGCATCTTCTCCTGCAATTCCGGTATTACATATTTTTCCCACTCTTCGTTTGGGACCATAAACATATCCGGCCATTTCTTGCCACATCTCCCACACAGATTTGGGATTATAACGTAAGGTATTCTATCATATTTTTCAAATACTCCATCTTCTTCCGATGTAATGCCACAACCACATCCAATCAACTGTCCACCACAATTAGGACAAGTTTCCATATCACAACCAAATTCATGCAAATGACCTTCTTTTACTCCACAATCATGGCACGTTTTCTTCATTTTAACTCCCCTTCATTTTTTTGTAATTTTTCTTTATCATGAAACTCCAATGCCTTTATATCAAACTTAGCCTCAATAGCCTTTCTTAGTGGTCCTGACAATGATTCTTCAACCTTTCCCAATATCTCATCTGAAATACTTCTTTCTATCGCATCTCCGATTGTTTCCCTAACCTGAATCTGCATCATTGAAAGCATATCGCGAGCCATTCTCTCAAAATCTTCTCCAACCTGATAATTTTCAAAAGACCAATGCCCTTTAATACATTTAATTTTTAAAAGTCTTTTTGTACGCTTGGTAATAGGAACATAGCAGGGGAATCCAAAAAGATTGAATTTAAAATAACCCAACGCCCTTTCTTTAATATCAGTGGAAGCAGTTACTCCATCAGGAAGTTCTTTTATAAAACTATCAAATATACCCACTTTACCCCCCCTTATTCCTTTTCCACTCCGCCTAAATATATTATCCCCTGATCTGAGCCTTCCGGCTGAAAATCAGAATCTGCATTATCCATTGTTCCATTAACAAATTCCACAAGACCATCCACATCCTCAAAATCATCCTCTACCTCAAACTCAACAATCACTTTTACTGTCTTCATTTAATCTCCTTTATCAGTCTCTCTACTCCCCCATAGCCTCACATATCATCTTATTCGCCTCATCTTTATTCTCAACCGCCACTTTCAAAAACTCATTTTGTGTCAATGTTTTCATATTATACCTCTATATGCCGACATTCTTAGCATTTGTAATAGCCATTAATAACTCATCTGCTGATACGGTTAGGATTGTATCCTCAAATTTTAAAACTACCATACTACTTCTGTTCCAATGACTTTGTATAATTAATTTGTATTCTTTGCTTGGTAAACACTCTTTATTATCTCTTTCATAAACATCAATTTCGTTCGTGCTTTTTAATTTACTCATTTGACCTCCGAGTTAATTTTAATCCAACCAAACCTTTAAATGCTTTTGAAACCCTTAACAAATTTTTATATACTACACAAATTTTTCTATCTTTACATTTTTTACACAAACAATTATCTTTAGTAGGTTTTTTACTTTTCATTCGATCCCCTCCTTACTATTTATTCAGCGATCCCATCCCATACTGCCAAAACCAATAAAAACACAAGCCAAATACCAAAACCAAATATTGCCATTATTTAGATATGGGAAATACATGACACCCAAAATAATCCCATATGCAAAAAAACTTCTCAATATTCCTTTTATCATTTATCTCTCCTTATATTTTATTTAACTTCATTCAAATATATGACACTATTCTATCTTAATACCCATTTCATCCTCAACATATTTTTTATAAAATAAATTTCGTTCAATCTCTTTCTTTTTATATCGAGCATACTCCAAGATATCGCACTTTTTTCTTATCTGTTCTTCGGTCAATTTCTTTCTTTTCTTACTTACGCTTAAAGTTATCTTCCATGCAACATTAAAAAGCGAACTACGATCTTTAATTTTCCTAAATCTTATCTTTTTAATATTATAATCTCTAATTTCATCTAAATCAATATAACTATTTATATTTTGCAATAAATACTTCTTTGCAACCCTTTCATCCAAATAGGATGTATTCACCATCATTATCACTATATATTTTTTCATTTTCCATCCTTCACCCAAAAAGTTCCGCTCCAACTATCCCATTCTTCTTTCTGCTTCTTACCACATCTCAGACACTTTCTATGGCATAAACTATATTCATCTTTCTTCGTTTCCCATTTATGCCCCAACAATAAGCAAACCAATTTTTTCATTTGATCTCCTTTATTAATCTCGTTGCTTTATGGTTTGCATAACAAATATTAAATTGTCCACATTTCCCATCTATACATTCCTCATTCGCTACACTAAATTTAGAAACTTTACAATTTTTGTTTGCACTCCGACAAAAAGCCTTCCAACTTATCACTCTTAAACAATGCAAAATTTCTTTTATATCTTCGTTCATTTTATTTCTCCTTATCTATCATTATATAATTTTATTAATCTTTCTTTATCTTCTGATCTTGCTATATAACTCCCATAACTATTTCTTGCCGTACCCCCACAGGTCAATATACCAAAAACTGTATTTAAAATTATTTCTATACCCCTAAATTCATCACCTAATTTTTCCTCCCACAATAACGCTATCTTATTATTTGCACAAGGATAAAAATCTTCAACTATTTCATACCAACCTTTTAAAGTTTCAGGATTAAAATTACCATAAAAATGCAATCGTCTACCATATAAATTTTTTGTCATTTTTGCAAAATCCTTTCTTGTTTCAGGACTTTTGATTTTTAATGCCCTATAAGTATCCCACCCATTATTAATAAAAACTTTTTTCGTTGTAAGGTATTTTTTTAAAAACATATTTAGATCTTCTTTATTTTTTATCCTTGGATAATTCATTATAACCCTCCTTCCCCAACCTTGCCAACGCCTTCCAATTTTGTTTAATATGTCTCTTTGCCATTTTTGACATATGACCATAACTTTTCTGTGCAGATTTTATATCAATATCCTCAGGATTAATTCCAATGGAGAGAAATTTACTTTTTAATAATTTAAGAGTAATCATTTGATTCCTTCCTTACTATTTTATATTAAACTTATAATCCTTTGACATCCCTACAAAATTATCACAATCCCATTTAAAAATTCCTACCTTACTTGGCTTAAAATATTCATAACTCTGACCACCACTATAATTCTTAGGAATTGCCATAAATCTATAACAATGCTTTCTTAATACACATTTTTTATTTTTACACATTATCATTTCTGGCATTATTTATCCTCTACATAAATTGGTTGCTTTTGAACTGCTTCAACTATTATATTGCTTGCTTCGGCAACACACTCTGAGCCAGAAGTATCTATGTTTAGATACTTCACTTTTTTATACCCCTGTTTCTCGTAAAACTCTTTCGGCAACAGTTTGATAAGTTCGTTGTCAAGAGAATGGTCGGCGATGGCCTGTTTTAATCGCTCTTCAATATTAATTTCCATTTGTTTGTCCTCAATTTGCCAATAGTCTAAATTAATTGCTTCAAGAAAACTTTTCTGCTCAACCTCTTTCATTTTGCCTCCCCTAAATATACTATACTCCCCTTTTCTAACTTAATCTCCTCGTCTCCACGACTAACGATTATCTCATTGTCCTTATTTTTCTCACTTATCTCATAGGCCACGACATCGCGTTTCTGAGATATTTTCGGCGTATTCTTTGCCTCTTCCATAAAAGAAAAACTTTCCTGATTACATCTATTTCTCGCCCTCTCACAGTATTGCTCAGAAATGTCAATACCAACATAATTTCGTTTTAGATCTTTGGCCACTTTGCACGTCGTGCCTGTACCGGAAAACGGATCCAAAACCGTGTTGCCCTGATAAGAGTAGAACTTCAGTAATCTTCTTGGTAATTCCTCCGGAAATGGAGCAGGATGACTCCTGTCGGATTCTGTCATAAAATACCAAGCGTTCTTACTCCAAACCATAAACTCTTCCTTGGTTATATCAATTTTATCTTTATTCCCCACCAATGAAGGATTGTCTTTATATGCCACAATTATATATTCAATAAATGACCTCATATAAGGATTAGACGGCGATAAAAATGATCCCCACGCTGTAGATCCCATACAAAATATGCTCATTGTTTCATCCGTTGCTTTTATCCAAGTCACAATTTCTCTTATCGTAAATCCTGCTTTACTTAAACAATTAATATAATCCGGCAAAAAAGGCAAATATTTCTGAGATTTTGGAGTATTTGGATTATTCCCAAGAACAGGTATATTAATTGCAATACGACCACCATCTACTAATACCCTATAAGATTGCGTTATCCATTCCTGAGTAAACTTCCAATATTCATCATACGCCATATTGTCATCCCATGTTGAGCCATAGTCCTTTCCAACATTATAAGGTGGGCTCGTTATAACCATTTCAACGCTATTCTCAGGCATCTTAGCCATTATCTCACGACAGTCACCCAAATGTATCTTATTAATAAATTCATTCATTATTTTTCCCCTTAAAATAGTCTTCAAGAATTTGTCTATGATCAAAAGCGATAGCCATTGGTAAATCATCTTTTCCAAAAACACTTATACTGCCGGCATCATCTCCTGCATTCAATTTTCCCACTCCCTTGGCTGTAAATACAACCGTAATGGTGTGCCCTCTCGGATCTCTATTAAGATCTGAATAAACATGAAATTGCCTTAAATCTTTAAGTTCAAGACATGTTTCTTCTTTCATTTCTCTAATTGCCGTTTCTTCTACGCTTTCACCGTACTCAACAAACCCTCCGGGAATAGCCCAACCATAAGGAGGATTTTTTCTTTCTATAAGAATAATGCCTTTGGGCATTTCAATAATCACATCACTTGTAATACTTATATGTTTCATTTTGATCTCCTTAATTATTCTCCATCATAAATTACAGAACCGTATCCCTTTTTTCTTAATGCTTTATCTCTCTTTTTACAATAATGACAATGTTTGTGAAATGTTTCAATCTTATCATTATTATTTTTACACTTTTTACAACATTTTTCAGTTAATTTCACATTGTCTCCTTTATCTTATTTTCTATCTTTAAATTTTTTAAACACTCGGTTATTGCATCCCACTTACAGCAACCGACAAAAGTTCCTAAATATCCATATCCTGCGACGTGCAAATTATAATGTGAATCATTCCGTGAGAAATGTTCCACATAAATATCATTCATCTTTATTTTTAATCTTTGTCGTTCTATCCTACAAGATGATTTACACATATTGTGTATTGCCATCATATCACTCCTTTATATATCCGTTCTTTTTTAAATAAATCCACATTTCTGCAAGGGCTTGGGATAGAGATTTGTTTTCAAATTCCGGGGTAGCCAACCTATGAAACCAACTATAACAAACACGATATTCATTATCTGAAATTTTACAAAAATCTAAACAGTAAAAATAGTTTTCAAATTTTATACTTGTTGGCAACTCTTTCAAGATTTCATCTGAAAGGGGGGCAGGTAAAATAGTTACAACCATTTCATATTTTTTTATATTTTCGGTTAAGTCTAAAATACTCCCCTTCTTGAAAAATATATGACTAAATTCAGTTTCACAGTCCCATCCCTCTCTATCCATCAAGGCAGCAATTGATGGGGGTACACAATATTTAGTCATTACTCCTCCTCTTATTATTTAAATTTTTAATAAAAGCATATATGTCATCAAAGCAACTACCTGCAAAAATCGTGTTGGCCTCAGGGAAAAAAGCATATTGCCTCCAAGCAGGAAACCATTTAATTATTCCCAACAAATGATGACCAACTATTGAAACAACATTCCATTTTTCAGATTTACCTTCATAGGTTTCATCTTGTTCAAAATTTATCCACTTTGACATTATTCTCTCCTCAATAATTATTCCCATCTCTTCCATCGTAATATGATTCTACTCCGTGAAATTCATCACACACTGATTTCCTTATTCTATACCAACCCTTTTTATTCCGGCCAAGCAATCCCATTTTTACCATCTTTAAACATATAGGAGAAGCCCAAGCAGAATGATAATTCCCACCCTTCAATGTCCTTCCAAGTTCAGTCGGACTTACAAACCTTTTACTTTCAGAAGCAAGAGAATATAAAAAATCAAATATCATTCTCTCGTCATGACTCAATGTAACATCTCTATCATTAACAGTAAAATCCATTGATCCCCCTCATTTCTACCGAATTCTTTTTACTATAATTATACTCCCCGTATCTGTTATAATCGCCATTCTATTATCATTTCCATACTCAGGACTCCATTGATCTACCACACACATTGCATTTGGATATTTTGAATGTATCTTATCCCATAAAATTTTATCCACTTCTTCCACTAAAAATAATCCCAAAACAATAAGTACCATAACCATTATAAGAGAAACTATCCCCACTTTTAATGCTTCCATTTTTTTCATTCTCTTATCCTCCTATTTTTCTTTATCCATTCTATAAAACTCGGAAAATCAAATGCCCAAAATACAGCAATAGGAATATAAAAACCCATGCAAGATAAAGCCATAAGTGTTATATAAAAAGGAAAAGGAAACATTCCCCTAAATAGAGCATTTAATCCCATAACAAATGCAAGTATAAAAAGAACAGTTCCAAAAATCCCACTTATAGTAAAAATCCAAGAACATAAACTTCTTTTCATCTTTTTATCCCCCTAATCTCTATACAATTGTTCACAATCTATGTGTAATTCAACCATCGCAGGAACTAATTCCTTTATTTCAAGTCCATCCCTTATTCTATCACGGATCATTGTTGATGATATATCTATTTCTTTAATTCTTGAAAAAATAATATTACCAATACTCTCATATGGAAAATCCCCTAAAATAAATTTAGGTCTATTAAATACCACAAATTGACATTCTTTCAACAAATCTTTATAGTCTTTCCATTTAGGTATGCCAATCAAAGAATCAGATCCTGCAATAAAATATATGTCGGCCTTTGTCTTTCTCTTAAAATATCGCACAATATCAATAGTATATGACTTTCCCTTTCTTTTCGATTCAATATCCGAAACCGAAAAATCAGGATGGCCAAAAATCGCAAGTGAAACCATTTTATATCTATGAGAAAATGATACGATAGGGAGAGATTTGAAATGAGGAATAAAAGAAGGAATAAATATAACTTTATTTAAATGAAGTCTTTCCATTGCTATCTTTGCTATTTCCATATGCCCATTATGTATAGGATTGAACGTTCCCCCAAATAAACCAATTCTTTCCTTCATTCTAAACTCCCCCTGTAATATTTAAGTTGGACCCGGCAGGACTCGAACCTACGTCTTTTGGAGACATACAGAAAATTGTGCACATTCTCAGTATATCTTTATTCCAGTTATGGCTTTGCCAATCGCCCACAGGCCCATCAACTACCATTGCACCAAATCTTCATCACGATTTTCTAATCTCTTAATTAAATCCTTTATATAGCCTTGAACGATCATAGATGCACCCTTTTCTCTTTCTTTTAAAATAGAACCATTGCCTACAGATTCTTTTTCAACTTTTAAATCGTTTTTCAATCCTTTTATTAAATGATCCAATTCCATGCTCATATTACCCCCTACTTTTCTAATATTTTAAGTACTATAAATAATCTTCCACTATTAATACATTATTGCATTACATGATATCTTCATCCTACTTTTTTCATCTCTCTGTACTGCCACTGTATTACCATTAATCCAAACAAATTGTTTAACACCATCTTGATAACTTCTCTCAAGTCCAAATTCGCATATTTTAGCAAAAACTTGTAGTATTTCGCTCTTTGTTGCCAATCTCATTCTACCTTTTATTTCGCCCATTTAATTCCCCCTTTCTTTAAATCCCTTATCTCATCCTACACATATTATAACATACTTTTAATCTAAAGTCAAGGGAAATCTTTTCCACTTAAAATAATTCCATTTGATCACTACTTTTTTCCCTTTTATCACCTTTGATCACTTTTTTACTTTTTGATTCAACTTTCACTACTCCTTTTTGTCTATTGTTTTGAACATCTGACCAATATTTCAATCTTGCTTCGGAAATTTTACAATACTCTTTCTCTTTCTCTATTGCAATATACTTTCTACCCAAGTTCCCACATGCTATTGCCGTAGTTCCAGATCCTGAAAAAAGATCAATTACTATTCCATTTTTAGAACAAACCAAATTAACAAGATACTCCATTAATGCTATCGGCTTCACACACGGATGAATGTTCTTTGCTTTTAGAGCATTTATATTATTATCCATGGTTCTTTTTTCTACCGAACATTTTCTACCAATACCCCCTGAATTTAATTCAGATTTCCTTAAAGGAAGTTCTTCTAATCCCTCATTTTTTTCACGCACACCTGCTTTTGCACAATAAAAAAATCTGGAAGCACCCCCAATATCTCCGTATGTTTCCATTAAATATTGATTATTAAACTTTCCATATATACCATGAGGACTTTGATACTTACCCATAGTTTTATCTCTTTTATGTAAGTTAGGAGACATATATCCACTTTTCAATATACCTGTTTGAATATCTAATTCTTTACCTGCTTCCTCATCAAAAATTATATTAGAAGGAAAACGACCTTCATTCGAACTTAATACATTTTTTGCACATATATCTCCATGCGAAGGTTTATTTGTATTATAATTTCCTCCCCTTATATCTGTTTGAGTGCCAAATCTTGCACTTTCTTTATCCTCTTCATTTTTATATCCTATTCTTGTCCCATCAATATTAATTCCACCCGTACCCCATTTCAAAACATTAAGAGCAACAGTATTCTCTGACAAAGGCTTTCGAGCAACCACGATGGGCTCACATGCAGGTTTAAGAGCAGTTCCCCATCCTTCCCATTCGGAATTACCTTTATCTTTTATTCTGTTTGTTTTGAAAATTCCATAATCAACAGTATCATATTTTTCTTTATTGTTATGCCTCTCATTTCCATCTGGTGCTATATAATTTCCAACAATCTCTCTATTGTTCCCCTGTAATTTATCAATCGCCTTTCCTATATTCAAACTTTTTGGAAATCCTTGCGAATATATCCACATCATACAATCTCTTATTTCAAAACCGGCATCCTCAATCCCACATATCAACCTATGATGTGTCCTCGTACCACCAAAAGCAAGTAAAAAAGCACCTGGTTTTAAAATTCTCAACAATTCATTACCCCACTCCTGACACCATTGTTGATAATTGTGCATATCTGATTTAAAAAATCTTGGCAAGATTTTAAAATTTTTCTTCACTTTTAAATCATTATCACCTTCTTCCCCTGCTCTACCAAATCTATCAAAACTATCCCATTCTTTACCCATAAATTCTAATCCGTATGGAGGATCTGTAATACAAGCGTCAATACTATTATCAGGTAATGTTTTCATAATTTCTATATTATCACCACATATAACCTCCCCTATAGGCAAATTACTCATTGTCAATAGCCTCCTCTTTCTTGTTAAACTCCAAAGCAAGAGACTTCGCATCCCTTATTGTTTCTCCCATATCCATATATGCCCACGATCCATACCTACCTTTACTGTATATGTTTTTAGACATCAAGTATTCCTGAATTATATCCACTCGTTTTTTCCATCCCTTATCAAAAATTGTATATGCCGGATTCAAATAATCAACTATCGGCAATACAACATTATTGCCATCTATCTCCAACGATTCAAGCATATTCACATCCGATACTAATCCCAACTTCTTATCCTTGTACATTGATATCTCAAAGGATACGACATCGTAATTATCAGGACAGGTAAACGTTGAAAAAGACTTCATAAAATATGCTCTCATAAAGGGCATTTTAGGATCAGATGCATAGATCCAATGCGTATTCAATGGACTATTGTTCTTTGTTTTATAAATAAATGATAAAACATACATTGATGTATATTTCAAATTCTTTGCTGCCGATTTAACTTTATAGGGAGCATTCTTAATATATTTTACCATATGGTGCAAAGGAATACTTGACACTATGGTTTCCCATTTTTCTTCAACACCATTCATTTTTATGATCTTTTTATCTACATCAATATACTCTATATTACAATTCAACAAACAATTATCTCTCTTTATTGTTTCAGCAATCTTATTTACAACCATTCCTGCCCCGCCCATTTGCGGATAATAAAATGAATCATTATACCCTTTACTCCCGGACTCGGCTATCCTATTAGATTTTATTAACTCAATCTTTGTGTCAGGAAATCTCCAATATTTCTTGTTATATGGCGTAAAAAAATATTTCATCATTGCATTGCCGAACTTGCTTCGCATTGATCTACCTATACTTGATTCATCAAATCCTGATTTATTCCCTTTCTTTTGTGCCTTCAAGAAATCTTTTTCACACTCTCCTGCCACTTTCTTATTTAAATGTTTATAATTGGTCTGAAAGGGATAATCAATAACTTCCGGCTTATTAAATCCTTTACCTGAATTATATATTCTTGCATGCCTTTCCTGCTTTATTAAATTACAACCCAATCCATTAAGCCAAGCAATATCATCCTCTTTCAATGAGTGAAAAATATGCCCGGCCCTGTCAATTACAATGCGATATCCGACTCCAACCGATCTGCAATAACCGCCAATATAAGGATCTCTTTCGATGATCCTATACTCTTTGCCTTTTAAAAAATGAGCAAAAGTTAAACCATAAAGTCCGCCACCAATTACGTGTATCATTTTTTCCTCTCTCTATAACAGATTCTATTATACTTACATTTTCATCATATTCTTCATGTCTAATGCGCCTATTATTTATATACCATGAACGGCCTCTAATTCTACCATCATCGTTATAAACCTCATAAGCAGGGAGATTACCATCTCTATGTATCAAACCAACCTCATTAAGCCATACTTTATATTGAATATTGCCATTTGGCCAATATCTAATCCTCGATGGTTTATCATTGTCAATAATGTCAGGCCCAAGACGTTTTATGATATCCTGCTTTATATCCATATTATTTTTTAGCCTTTTCTTCTCCCGACCACCACAATTTCTCTCTAACCATTTCCCCTATAATTGCATAACCCACTATATCCTGCCACGTATCCACAGTAGGCTCATTGGTCGGTTTTTTATCATTTAAAACTAAATTCTCCAACCGATACACCTTATCCATAAGCCTTGTAGCAACGCCAACCAATCCTGTCATTGCAACATTCTTACCACTGTAATCCCTACCCTTATATTCAAGTAAATCCACAACATGCTTAAATACATCTTTAACATTTTTAAACTTGCCATACCCAAACTTATCATCTTGTGCTTTTATAAATCCACCAACAGCATCCATAGCAATTAAAAATAATGTTTGTTCAAGTTTTTTAGGATTTTTTAATAATTTCTTACTCAATAACTCCTCAAATAAAAAATTAATATTTTGCTCTAGTGCATAAATAATAATATTATAATCAAAATGACTACATGACTTACTAACTGTCCACTTAGCACATATACTTTCTGCTCCCTTACGATTAAAAGCCATTAGTTTCCTCCTTCGATTGCATTAATACCCTTGGTTAAATTTTCCACATATCCAATAATTACTTTTTCTAAATTTTGTATATCCCTCTCAATCGTATCCGGAGACGTTTCGGCCTTTACCATTTCTTTATTGATCTCCTCAATTCTTTCATTCTTACTTTTCAGATCAGATTCCACCTGCATTTTTTCAGACTTCTTTTCTTCAACCTTTTCTTTTAATGCCGAAATCTCCCTATCACTTGGCATACCCATACACTACCTCCCTTTTTATTTTTTAATCATACACTCTTCATTTTTAACAATTTTTACTATCTCATCATATATGTCTTGTCTAAACTCTAATTTTGTCCAATCAGCATGGCCTGCCCCTCCCCACCACATAACTATATTTTCATTACTCAAATCAAAAACTGTTTTTACGACAGTTTCAACTTCTAATACATCCATTTCTTTATCACAATTTGAACATTTAATATGAATATGCACTCTTGTTTTTTCTTCATTAGATTTATCATCATCAACAAATTTTTTTATTTTATCATATATATCTTTTCTAAATTCTACACTTGTAAATTTTGCATCACATGTTCCGCCATACCACATAATAATACCTTCATTAAGCAGATCATCCATTGACCTTCTCTCACGCCTAATCTCTTTCGTATCTTCTACATTCCCACACTTTGGACATTTAACATACATTTTATTTACCCCCTATTTCTTTATTCCTAAACACTCATATTTTTCTTATGAAATACCTTATGCAAATAATTTACACAAAAATTTTTAATTTTGTTTAATGCTCTATATTTATTTTTTCCATTCACACCTATAATTCTTTTTGCACACATAACAGAAATGTTCTTAGAAACCTTATTCACATAATTATCAAGTTCTTCCTGACTAAATATCCTATATTCAGGAAATATCTGATCCTTTAAAAGTTTTACTATATCCTTAGTATTAAATTGATGTTGCGATGTGATTATGGAATGCAATACATTGGGTTCATTTAATTTTTCTACAAAATAATTAGCCTCTTCTGGTTTTCTCTTTAAACATATGGCAACAATAAGTTTATCTTTAAACCTGCCAAATGTTATAGAATCTGAAACACCATCAGTTAAAAGATCTTTAGCACGCCGGGTAACATTTGCAATAACTCCCTGCTTTAATGCAATATCAATATCTTCATCTTTTATGTCGGGCATATTTACCCCCTTTTATGGCAATATTACCATTTTTTATGTTTATTTTTTCCTAATTGTTCCATCTGCATAAATTTTAATATATGTACCTTTTGGAAAATCAACCGATACGATTCCTCTCATTCCATGCTTTTTCCCATCCTTAAATGTAATTATTGTAACCGATGAAGAACTGAAATTTCCCTGCATATAAGATGCATCACAATATTGGCCTTCGGCAACAAGTGTAGTTGATCTTATTTTATCCACAGCCATCATTTCATCACCCAATTTATTCGCTCCATAAAATAATACACCAAAAAATAATATAATACCAATCCAACATAAAATTATTTCCACTGTTTCTTTCTTCATTTTAACCCCCTACCCTATTCCAACACGATATTTTTAAACAATCTTGAATCTATGACCATATCAGCCACAGACTTTTTATTTCTCAACGCTCTTAAAATACCTGCATCCACCGTACCCCTACTTACTAAATCTATATATACAACATTGTTCTTTTGCCCAATTCTATGAGCCCTGTCTTCTGCCTGCAATCTCTTATCCAACTCAAATGTATTAGAATAAAATATAACAGTAGATGCAGCCGTCAACGTAATACCCAACCCACCGGTATCAATCTGACCAATAAAAACACGGAACTTTCCACTTTGAAAATCTTTTACAATCCTGTCTCTTTCATCCATTGATGTCTTGCCATAAAACATTTCAGACAATATTCCATTATCCATAAACATTTTATAGATCTTCTGTATTTCTCTTGTAAACCTGCACCACACTATAAATTGACCATCAATTTCCTCAGATATTTCCAATAATTCATTTAATTTACTACAAGGCAAATCTCTAACTACTCTATTTTCCCCTGTTTTAAGACCATCATCATCTGACAATATATCAGTTCTTTCAATATATCCACCACTAACTTCCTGTAACTTAGTCAACTTGGCAAGAGCGTTGCTTACACTAAAAACCTCTCCACCAACTTCACTCATAAGATCATCTCTTAATTCTTTATAAACAGCACTTTGTTCGGGCTCCATAGGAACATCTCTAACCTCAAATATCTTTTCGGGCAAATCAAGACACTCTTTCTTTGTCCTACGCAAACTTACCAAAGATATCAAATCCTTTAATTCCTGAACATTCTTATATCCAATGATCTTCATGTCCATATATCCGCCCATCTTGCAGTACCTTTCACGGAATAGCGTAAAATACGTGCCAAGCAGGCATCTATTCAATAATCTACTCTGCCCGAGCCAATCCACAAGGTTGTTTGAAATGGGCGTTCCTGTGGCTATAAAACGATTAGGAATGGTATCTGCAACAGAATATGCTGCCTTACTGCGATCTGCCCGTATATTCTTTATTTTAGTACTCTCATCACACATAATAGCATCAAACTTTTCATTAATGAGCAATTTTGACATAGATTTAACACCCTCATAATTAATAATGTAAAATCCATCTTCGGCCTTCAATAAAGCATCTGTACGTTTTTTCTTGTCTCCCACCAATTTAATGACAGGCATATCTATATTAGAAGAAACCTCTCTTTCCCAGCTCCCAATAACTGATAAGGGACACACTATAAGTATCTTTTTCCACTTTCTATACAGTACAAAATCAATAAATGTCTTTGTTTTGCCTAAACCCATCTCATCTGTAATCGCTCCATATTGCCTGCTTGCAAAAAAATCAACACCTTCTCTTTGATGAATGTAGGGTTTAATTCTAAGATTATCAAAAAATTGTTCTTCCACTTCAAATATAGGAACTTTTTGAAATATTTGAAAAAAAGTATCCATACTTTCATCATAATCAAGAAGATCATCTCCAATCCTTTCTCTTAAAATCTCATAAGAAGGCTTACATGCCGGCATTGTCCATACTTTTAATCCCTTATTCCACCGAGTACCCATTGTTTCTTTAATTTTTCTTACCATCTTCTCATCAAATGGTATAACCCTCATATGAAATAAATGTCCGCTAAAACTAACTTTTATCATTTTTTACCCAACATATCCAAGATTGCGTGAATATGCCCAATATTTTTATTTCGTTTCTCTTCTGATAAAACAGTTAAAATTTCTTCTTCACCTTTCTTGGGCTTTATTGATCTCATTTCAATATTATGTTCACTCTGCACTCTATATCCTGCACAATCATTGCATAAGAATTTTATTGTCTTCATATTACCCTTATAAACATTAACGGGCTCTTCTCCAACAAATGTCTTATATGGACGATCTTGTGTCCTATATGTCATAACCCGGGCTAATTTTCCCGTAATCTTACCACATTCTTGACATTTCATTTTATTATTTCTCCGTTTTCATCATAATGTTCTGATCTAATCTGCACACCATCCTTAAACCAAAAGCGATAAGAAATATTGCCATTCTCATAAAACCATTCAGAAGCAGGAAGATCGTTATCACGATAAAGTTGATCATTTTTATACCAACGACGAGTTGCAATTCTTCCATTTTTCCAATGTTTAACAATGGTTGGCTTATCATTATCAGCAATATCAGTCCCAAGACGTTTTATGATATCTTGTTTTATATCCATATTATTTTTTCATATACTTCATTACAGAATTTAATGCCTCATCTCTAACATCATTTTCTATCCCATTTTCTTTTGCTAATGTTTTAATCACTTCTATTAAATCTAATTGATCAAATCCTTCAACAGTATTCAATTTATTCATAAAATCTTTTATTTCTCCGGAAACAACCCCATCCATCTCCATTGCTTTTAAATCGAACACACTTTCAGGCATTTCTGCTGATTCCAAATTAATTTTTTCTATCTCTTTTGTTTCGGTATCAAATAAAATCACAGAAACTTTTTCCCTATCTGAATCATCTTTACTCAATCTTACCAATGATCCAGGATTAATATATCTCGTATCACCATTCATTTTATCAAATGGCTGATGATAATCTCCACACAATACAAGATCTGCATTGGTTTCCAAATCAGAAATCAAGTGATGCTCAAAAGGACAAGGTTTTGGGGTTATCGTATTATGAGTTATAATAATCTTATATAAATCCTTATCTTCTTTGGGGAAATTACATACAACTTCGCTCTCAGAAGTATAATCTATACCCTTAAACACAGCATTGCCAATCTTTAAATCATTCAAACGATGAACCATTCCTGCATTTATAAGACCACCCAATCCACACTTATACAATGTTTCCATATTATGGCTATCCACATCATGTTGGCCAACTACACTATAAAATGGTATCTTATTCTCTGATAATAATCCCAATATAAAATTAAATACAACAAACGATGGATCCTGAACATCGCAAAGATCTCCGCCAAAAAAAATAGCATCAACTTTTTTATCTTTGGCTATATCCATAACTTCGTGCATCTTAATCATTTCTGTATCAAAAAAATCATCAATACGCCTACGAGGCCTCATATATCTTAAATGACTATCTGTAAAAAAAAGTCCCCTCATTTTAACTCCTTAGATATTTGAAGTATAAAATCTTCCATGCTAACACACTGAGTTATCTTATATTTACGACAAATTATATCAACATTTCCTTTTCGCCAAAAACCATCAGGACAATAAACTATAAGTTTTTTTGAATTAGCAAATAACCCAAGTTCCAATAAACTAATTGGAGATTTTGTGTTTGGATCAAAGTACATCGCTATAACGGTAGCCTTTTCCATTGCTTCCAACTCCCATTCTACTTGTTCTCTGAATTGTGCATTATCTATTTTTTGCTCTAAAGAAACATCCCAATTATCTCTACGTGGATTAAGAATTGTTATAGGTTCTTTTCTTAATGCACGTACTACCATTTTCTGCCAAGCCCCTGCTTTTCCCATTTCAATAGAGCCTGCAAGGAAAACTGAACTATCCTCACATCCTTCGCAATCAATTAAATCTATTTTTTTTGGTGCCTTTACCTCTTTCATTTATGTCTCCTTTTCTAAACAATTACATTCTAACCATATTTTATTATGGTATTCAAAATACAAGTTAGGTTATGTTTTACTACTTCAAAACTATCTTCAACATAAGCCATTGCTTGACCTGCAAATTCTCTTTGTTTATTTTCGGCTATCATAGCCTCTCGTTGAGTAATATACATCTCCATTTCAATCTTGCATTTTAATAAACTTGTTTCATCCATCTCACCCCTCCTTTTCTATCAAATCTTTTAACCAATACATACATTGCAGGACATAGGATTTATCAGTGTGTGTTTTTGGAACACTATAAAATGTAAAATCTTTTACTTTTTTAACGCCCAATTTCTTCATCAATAGCCACTCAATTTGCAGACAGTTATGTTTTAAATCGTAGGAGATCGGGAGCCAGAGATACTTTTCTTTCATATCACTTTCTGTCATCAAAAGATTACCTGCGTAGTCCATATTTTCGTAGTCTAACGAATAGACAAAATCGGTTTCTTCTCTTTTCCAATTCTTACTAAGGAACTTCGCCATTTTAGGTTCTGTGCATATTGATATTATTTCTTTCATTTCACTTTTCATTTGTCAACTCCCCTGCTTTCTGCATCTCTAAATTCTTTTCTTAAAATATTTTCACATTTTACACTACATACTACCATATCCCATTCTCTATCTATAATAACATTACTATTTGGTTCAAATTTCTTACCACAGTTCATACAAAAACTCCAACTATCCCCGCAACTCATATCTTTATATTTCATTTAATCTCCCCATATACTTTACTTAAACTGTTCAATAATATTATCCACACTCTTTTCTGTTATATCCGAAAAACAAGTTGGACACTTTTTAGACTTTTTTAACATATCAATATATTCATTAACAACAGCATTACAGTCTTCGATTATTTCGCTTTTCTTTAACTCCAAAAATTCCAATTCTTCTCTTGTTTTATCAAACATTTCTTTTACTAATTTAATCTTATTTAACTTTTCATATGATGAAATAATAATATCCATAATACTAAAATCAACTACTTTCATTTTTTCTGACTTACTTTTCAAAACACTTAGGTCATCTTTGATCAAAAGAAACCGATCTGCCAAACCACGTAAAACCTTATATTGATTATACTTATCAATCAAGATATCCATTACTTTCAAGTCTATTGACTTAAACAGTTCTTTCTTTTTCAACAATCCATCTCTATCTTCAATAACACTATTATAATTATCACAAAGATTGAACATTACCTTATATTTATTAAAATTCTCTACAATCTTCTCCATTATTTCAAAATCTAAATTTTTAAACAATTCTTTCTTTCTTAGTAGTATCTTTTTGTCCTCAATAATATCCTTATATGTATTATTAAGTGCATATAAAACATCATATTTTTCTTTCGCTTGCAAAATTTTATCTATCAAACTTTTTAATTCAGACAACTTTTCTTTTATAATATCCATATCTTTATACTCATCTATCTGCAATTTCAAAGATTCCAATTCATCGCTTAAAAATTTTTGTTCCTTTTTTATCCCACCCAAATCTTTATTCTTATCTTGTATAGCAAGATCAACAGCATCATTACCTGATATATTGCTCAATATCTTTGCCTTGGTAGAATCAGGATCTAATAATAAAAATGGGGACTCTTTCTGCTTACGATAATTAATCTGATAAGTCATATCTCCTATAACCAACGATCTCAATTTTAATACATCCGATACATCCTCAGGAACAGTATTCTCAACATTCTCAAAAGGAATCTCTTGGCCATTAGCCATTGTTATAACATATTTATTAACCGTTTTACTTCCAATCTTGCCCTTTATACGTGCAACACGGACACCACTATCCAATTCAATTTCAACCTTAAAAGACTTAGTACCGTGGCGAATAAACATATCTGCACCACGTGGTTGATTATACAATATGATACTTAACGCCCTTAAAACAGATGTCTTGCCGGAATCGTTTCTTCCTACAATACAGTTATAACCATCAGAAAAATCAATTTCAGTATTTTTGTGCGATTGAAAATTCTCAAGCATTATTTTTTTTATATACATTACATATCTCCATTATCCCAATTTACTTACCCCATTTTCATCCTGTACAATCTTTATTACTTTGCTTGCATAAGGTAAAAACTTTTCTTCGTGTGTAATAGAAATAATCTGTCTATTCATTGTTTTACTCATATCTTTCATAAACTGTCCCATCTTTTCAAGATTAATATCATCAAAACTTTCTCCTTCCTCATCTATGATCATAGGCCCTTCTATGACAGGAAGAGATAATCTTAAAAATATTATTCTCATTGCAATAGACAGGACATCGCTAATACTTCCACCCTTGGAATTAATTGGATCCAACTCAACCCATTCATCCCCCATCTTTGTCCAAACAATAAACCGGGCATTGGGAGCATTTCTCAATATCTCATACTTGATCTCAAATCTATACCCATCTCCCATAATAGTCTGCAAAGCAAAAGTCACGAGATCTTCAATACGTTTTTTAGTCGTTGCCCTCAAAGCCTCAGCAGCCAACTGCAAAAATAAAGATGTCTTTTGTAATAATTCAATTCTTTTATCCATTACTTGAATTTTAGATTCTTTATCCTGAATATTCTTCAATAACAGATCTCTTTTGCCCTCTTTACTATTGTAATCACGCAAAAGATTATCATACTTTAATATTAAATTCTCAACATCCATAACAACTCCCTTTATTTATAGTATAGCATACTTTTAAGCAAAAGTCAAGGAAAATCAACTCCCCTACAATAGTCAACTACATCTCCTTGTTCATTATATTCTTCTCTATCATTAAAATGACCTGCCTCCCACCATTCGAGAGATTCAAGACTACCATTCAATCTATATTCTTTTCTTTTAACAAATACACCATTCTTGTACCAATTACGATATCGGATATTTCCATTTTCATAAAACTCTTCATATGCAGGAAGATCATTATCACGATGGCATTGACTATTTTTATACCAAGAACGATATTTTACAATACCATTTGGCCAATATTCCACATTAACAACATTAGATCCCAACCTTTTAATAATATCTTGTTTTAGGTCCATATTAATTTTTCCTATTTTTACATCTCTTATCAAGATTGCCCTTCTTAGTATATCTTTTCATTCCCAAATATTTTTCACCTTCCCACCATTGAAGAAATTCAGCATTCCCATTTTCGTAAAAAAATACTCTTGAAGGAAGATCGTTGTCTCTATGCAATTGACCATTCTTGTACCAAAGACAAGAGCCATTATTGCCATTCTCATAAAACCATTTACGGGCAGGCAAACCATTATCCCTATGAATTTGACCCTCTTTATTATGCCACTCATTAAGTCTAATATTACCATTTGGCCAATAATCAACTACTGTTGGTTTGTCGTTATCGGCAATATCAGGCCCAAGACGTTTTATGATATCTTGCTTTATATCCATTTTATCCTATCTTTTCTTACTTTTATTCATTTTTTTCTTTAAGTTTAACCATTCTTTTTTAGACGCGCACAACATTTCTCCTATACTTTTACCTCTATTACTCGGACAATTATACCCAGTTGGCATACCTCGAGCCCCATCTATATCAGAACAACTATCATTTTTATAACATGGGCAACCAACACATGCAATACTTATTGCATTACGGGCATAGTAATCACTTGCATTGTAATAATATTTTCCATTAATGGCAAATTTCATGCCTAACGAAAGAAATTTTTTGTTGAATTTTTTCTTTTTCATTTTATTGCCCTATGAGTTACATCACCTTCCTTTCTTCCACCACTACCATATCCATACCACCAATCACTTCGCCAATCTGCGTTAAATTTTTGTTTCAATAAATCAATTCTTGCCAAAATATCTTCTTTGGACATTAATGGAATCTTGATAAAGCGTTGCAACCTATTTTTAATTTCTTGTTTTACTTTATCTTGAAATTCTTTTTTTAAAAGATTTTTTATTTTTTCTGCAAGCACATTTTCTTCCACTGATGACATTCTCCCTTTACTATCAACATCTACAATGAATTCACTTAATAAATTAGTTTGCAAATATAAATCTTTGGTACCTTTATTTCTAAATATAATATCAAAATCTTTAAAATCAGGATTATTCTCTACATCTATTATATTATTATCTTTTAATGATTTAAAAAATTTTCCTCTTAAACTTATCTTTTGGGGCAATGCAATTTCATACCTACACATTATACCATAAACATATTTTTTCCCACAAATAAAAAATGAAAGTTTTATATCTTTTGTATAAGGAACTACATCATAGATTTCATCATCATCATCCCACTCTTTTATATTTAATCCCAATTGAGTTGCATACAAAACCATTATTTTATATATATTATTTTTCTCATCACATCCATCTCCAAAATATTTTTGTATATCAAAATCCATAATCTCATTATATTGTTTTAAAATATCATTTTCAATAACCTTTGGAAGTTCATGTATATCATAATATCCATCTAAATCTTTCATTTTTATTCTTTTCTTGGTATTCAAACGATTACTATGTTCTTTTGCCTTTTTATGACCTTTTATATCAATATGTTCATTCTCTCCAACATCCGGAGACCAACGTTTAATTACCTCTTCTTTTAAATCCATATCATCCTCCCTTTATGCAATACTCTGATAGTGTTGCACGGCACTTTCCCTATCCTTCAATTCCATTTTCTTTCCGGCATTCCAATTTTGGATCTTCGAAAAATATCCCACTATTCGCGTTATGCCATAAACATTATCACTCCCACAATGAACACACTTCTCTTTCAACCCAAGAGACGTCTTGTTACAGGCATTACAAACCGTAAACTCCGGGCTTATCGTCATTTGAGACGTATGTGTATTCTTATAAACTTTCTCAATCAAGTTTAATATACTTTCTCTTGATGGCAACTTTTCCCCAACAAACGCATGCGTTATTGCTCCGCTCTCAATCAAAGGATGGAACTTGCTCTGCCCAATAATCCTATCCATTAAACTGATCGGTGCATTGGCTGCAAAATGGCACGAATTTGTATAATAAGGATTCCCACCCTCTATCCCCTTAACAATATTCTTTGTCTCCTCAGGATGACTCTTTAAATCCAATTTTGCCAATCGCGACGCAGCACTTTCCGCCGGACTTTCTTCCAATAACACTTTCACTTTATTTTCTTCTGTCAATTTACCTGTTTTCAATTTCATTGCAGCAATAACCTTTATCCCCAATTTGAAAGCATCTTCACTCTCATGCAATTGTTTCCCACTCATAAACTGCACACATTCATTCAACCCCACCATTCCTATAATGTAGGTGGCTTTATCCAAATCAACATAGGGCTTACCATCAGCACTATTCTTTCCAATCTCCCATAACGGTCCCCCATCCACCATTAATGACTGAATAAACTTCTTTCTCTGCATGTGTGCTTTCATTGCTAAACCCATCGCATTGTCCATTTTCTCATAGAATTTATCCCAATTCCCTTTACTTCTATATGCCAATTGAGGCAAGTTTATCGTAACATTCGCAAAACCGCAAAATCTCATAGACTCAGGATGATTCAATTCTTCGGGATCGACTATCTTACTGCGCAACCTGCAACAAGCCGACACTATAGCCTCATCGTTCCTATTAAATATAAAATAGGTACTGCCGTTCACGCTTGCAACCTCACAGGCTTTTTCCAATATCTTGCGTTGTTCAGGATCTGAAAAACTGTCAGCATCAATATTAAGATCTAATTTCGGAAATGAAAATGGCCTGCCGGAAGCATCGCCTTTCATCCATACGTCCAATAAAGCGTCAGCAAACATTTGAGCCTCTTTCTCATATTCGCCATATTTTTCTCCGGTATAGATTCCGCCTTTAATAACAGGCACATTTTTCAAATACTTTGGGACACCCGTAAATATGTTCGCATCAATAAATAACGATTGACCGCCGCGTGAAAATGCATTCTGCGACATGCTGTAAACCAAATACTGTGCTTCCTGCATTATTTCTTTCTTTGACAAACCCCTGATAAATGGGGCATAAAATATATTAAGGAAACTCAAACCCAAGGCACCGGCATAATAGGCCTGCATAACCGATAGAAACGTGTTCAGGTGGCCGGTGAGAGTGTGGGCGTGATGGGCGGGGGTGGATCTTGTATCCAATCTCCCAAACTGCAATCCATATTTCTTAATATATTCAATAGAATGCCCACTACAATAAACTCTTGATATCATACCCATATCATGGACATGAAATACTCCACTCAAATGAGCAGAAGCAACATCTTTTGAAAAAACCTCAGATAATGCAAATTGTCTCATAATATTTTCTGAAAGAGAGAAATTTATCATTTCAGGATTATTCTGATTAACATTACTATTTTCCAAACTCTTTCCTCTCAACATTTGATTCAAATCATACATTGATACACCAACTGTTGATTGTCTATCCAAACGCCTAAGCAATCCCATGTCCAATAATATATTATCTATAACCTCGCGAATTAAACGCGTTGTTATTACTTTAAGACCTGAATGAGATAATCTCTTATCAACTTGTTTTGCAATCTTTTCTGCTGTTGCCTTATCAAGATTGGCTTCCAACATAAGAGAATCTATTATACGATTTTTATCCCAATCATTCACTTCTGTTGCTGTATTTGATATTAACAAAGATTTGTCAGTCAACGATGCAACATCTTTGTCTTTACGTACTTTGATGGACATGAATCCTCCTTAAAATATTATCTTACTTCTAACTCTGTAAAAAAGTCAATAAACCAGGATATAACGATAAATATGAACTATTACCACCCAAAGACTTTAGAATAATAGGATTGACATATAATGCTCTCGTATTATCCCACAGTTCATCCCTTTCACAATCAAAATGTTCCAAATTATAAGATGCCTCAACCCCAACTATAACTACATTATGAGGTTTACTTGCTTCAATTTCTTCAAAAATTACCCTTGTGTATGTTTCAAGAGTAAATGCCATATCATTAAATGGAGGCTGAGTATTAAGATCTTTCGAATATTTATCAATCACTTTGATCAAAATATCATCATCCATAATACCTTTATCATCAAAATTATTTATATTTTCTGCCTGATAAACAATTTTAACGTTTAGGCGAATAGTTTCTTTTCCATGAACTATTTCCACTCTTTTTTTTCTCTCCATTATATGCATTACCGTACTCCTCCTTTTTTAATTCAACATAATCAATGCACTTGTAAACAAGATGAGAACATTTGTTAACATATTTTTCAAAATTACCGTTTCCGGGAACTTTAATCTTTGTTATAGATAAAGCAAATTGCCAATTTAGATGATTAGGACAACTATTTTTTTTGGAACATTTATGGCATAAATCAACAATAATACCCTTTTTGCTCTTTAAAAAATTTTGTATATCTTCATCTATTTTATAAGTCAACTCTTTCTCTTTCTTTTCATAACTCATGCAAGACTCCCAAGAATTGTATCATGATCAATAAATGCTTTTCTTATCTTAATCAAACCAACATACCATTCACCATACTCTTTAACAGTTTCAGCAAGTATTGATAATTTATCCTTACTCTTAGACCATTTCATTTCACCTTTTTTAGATTGCCTTAAAATTCCGTGCAACAAAATATAATAAGTTAATGCTTCTTTCTGTGTTGGAGTTAAGATATCCCATTGCTCTTTTGATACTACAACAACATAGTCTGCATCAATTAAATATCTATTAACACCATTTATTAAAGAAATCTTAATCTTATCATCAATATCACTATTTTCTTTTGATTTCTTTGTACTAAACAAATATCTCACTCGTGCAGTTTTAATATCTAAATCCACATGCTTTATCATTGCCATAATCGTTCCTGCAACCTCTTTTACTTCTGCTGAATCATAAAAATCCTGTGTTTCATCACTCATTTTATCCTCCCTTTTTTATTTTTTATTAAAAACATCTCCCGATTCTACCATCTTTTTATCTTCATATCCGCAAGCAATCCTGCGATAAAACTCCATACCAACACATTGCAATACTCCCATTATCTCATTTATTGAACAATAACGTAATTTCTCTCCATACACTTCCCATAAAAGAGATGAGATAAAATAATTTAAATGCCCTGCTTTTGCATCCGGACCAACGATCTTGATTTTATCGGAAACTTCTTTGATTGCATTGTCATACTGTGGCCTATCTTCTTGTTTGATATAGGGCATATAACCTCCTTTTGTTTTTTACTCCAAACACATTCATACTGAACTTTCATCATATCAATCACATCTTTTTTATGCTGTGTAATAATAATCTCATAAAGACTCATTTCATCTTCTTCAAAAATATCCCCATTAAACTTTGGAGGACTATTTGGTAGTATGTGTATTATATTTTTAGCAATATCTTGATATTGTTTAACCATATTGGCGTAAACTACAATAAAAAATAAGTTTTTATTTTTATTAGAGAAAATATACTTTACACCATGTTTGCCTTTAAAAGAATTTAAAACCAATTCTGTTAGATTTGAAACTATCAAATTTCTCTTCTTAACATAAACTTTCTTGTATGCTTGCATAAATTTCATAAATTCATCCTTTCCACAATTTCTTATGGTGTCCTATAATCCTGATCTGGAATTGATAAATACCAATTACATATATGTTTAAGAGCATCATCAACATTATCAAAAACTCTTGAACAAAATCTTCTTACCCAAAAATGTTTTCTAAGATCACTACTATCGGAAACAAACACCACGGGAATATGTTTTATAAGATGAGCAATAGTTATTTCACATGGCGTTCCAAAAGGAATTTTACCCGTACCCTCTTTGGGCTTATTCATAACAGCCAAAACTAAATCTGAATTCATTACATCCATTACATCACGATCAACAACCTCCCCACAGCACATTTCATCATATTCTAATTTTTCCTTTCCTCTCATTGGATTTAAAATCTTTACCTTATCACTATACTCTTTTAAAAATTTAGTTGCATGCTCACGCCAATTAGTTGCTCCGGCCATATCTTTTCGATCAATAATCCCTGCTAAATAAATATTCACTTATTTACCCCCTTTTCCATTCTTATCCTTTTTTGGTTTTGAATTTGCCATTGCTCTAAAAGGAGGAATAGAATGTCCCATACCATCTTCATTTGGAGTCATTATATTACCTGTTGTAGATAATTCTGATTTTTCAGATAGTTTTAATTGAAATCTCCAAGTTATGCCATTTCTCGGATGAACACCAAAAACAGTTTGTTTCGGAGTATTAACTGTTTTAATTTTTCTAAAAACATAATACGAACTACCTGCAAAAGAACCATTTGCTACAACCTCAGACGTTGAAACATCAAAAGATGAACTAACATGGTAATGCCCTGCACACATAACATCCCATATTGTATTCAAAGCCATACTATAACTCTTTAAAACACGATCTAAACCATAAAAGGGGAAATTCAAAAACATTGGAACTTCATCTCCATGAATTAACAAACATTTCGTATCATATACCTTTACCCCCATAACAGGAGATTCTGACAAATGTATTTTCACATTACTTTGATTAGACAAAATAGCAGAAAGCATTTGATAAAACAAATAATCAAAAGATGAACGATGATGATTCTCTCCTGGCTTTCCCGGCCTACCATGATTTCCTTGAACACAAAATACTTCAATTAAAGGAAAAACCGTTGCCAATCTTAAAACCTTCTCAGCAACAACCCTTGATCCCTCAATAAGTTGCTTATATAAAGGCATATCAATATGAAAAGCCTGACCAGGATATATAGTTTCACCTTCAACCATATCTCCCAACATAAACAAATCAAGTTCAGGAATATCTCTCTTTGCACTCTGATTATCATGCAAACTTAAAATACCATCCTCCCACTTATCAAGCCGTTGTTTAAAAATTGGGAAATTATATTCTTCCATGCCTGCAACATCATCACTCTCAACCTTTTCCCCTATCTGAGGATCAGAAAATAATCCAACCATTTTTTCAGGCAAATGCTTTGTTTTCCTTGGTTTATATTTTGGAATTTTTTGAGGAGGATAACTTATGGCATATTTCTTAATTGTTTCCGTAAAAATAGATGACCTACTCTTCTCTTTTACAAGGGAAGCACTTAACCTATTGTTTTCACTAACCAACGTTTCAAACGATACAGCCTTATCATTCAACATTTTATTTCTTTCTTCAAGCCTTGCATTCTTTTCTCTTAAATATTTATTAATTTTCTCCAAATCAACAACGCTAACCTTTGTACCCATCTTCAATTCTCCTTTAATAAATTATTTTATAGCCAAACCCTGCAAATCAAACATTTTTACAAATTTATCCACACCAAGAATCTCTATTTCATTATAACTTATATCTTTTTTAGATAACCCATGTTTATTTATAAAATTACGAACAGATCCGTTTCCCAATGAAATATTATATTGTCTTTCCACCTCACTATTTATCTGAGCATACGTCATATGTTCATTATCTCTTAATCTTAGAGCCTCTAAAAGCATATCCAAAGATAATTTACTTGGGATTTTAAATTTTCCACCAAAACCACGTTTTCTTACAGAATCACACAATCCAATGTAATATTCTTTTTTATTATCATCTTTTCCCCATAATTTCTTACCTACATCTTTCCATGATAATCTTTTTACAAAATGTAAAAATGATGCTCTTCTTAATTCTTTTGCACTATATTTATAATGCACAACTTGTTTTCCATATGAATAACCTTTTACACGCAATGTATTTCGTATACCTTCGGTATTTAAAATACTACCCCCAACTTTACCACACATTTTTTCTCTCACTTGTCTCCATGGCAATCGCTTTACAAAATGCAAATCATAAGCCTTCTTTAAAATCTTATCATCATATTTTTTAAAAGAATTCGACCACTTACGAGAATACCCCTTTCTTCCCATTGTTGATACCAAATTACCTGTATTCATTTTTTTACCATCGTTCCCCCAAATCTTTATAGCAACATTCCTCCAAGATAATCGTTTGTCATAATGTAGAAATGCTGCTCTTTCCAAAATTTTATTGCTATATCCTTCTTTTAGCATTATTCTTTACCCCCTTTACCTTCTTATCAAATCCTGAAACAAACATGTCTTTCCCACGTGGAATAACCACGACAT